ACTTCCTTTTTTCGTTACTACATAATTAGTATCTTTTCTTTAGAAAGATTATATTAGAGCCATTCATTTGCCACACTAAAGATGTGGCAATTTTCTGGCTCAATTTCTATAAAAGTCCGCCCTCAGTCATTCTTGTCATCTACTCTAAAAACTGCTTTATCGCCTAAAGATATTTTTAATTTTGGGTCAACTAAACCATCGTAAGTTGGAAAAGTTGAAACATCAACATTAAAGTCTTCATCAATAATTTTAACTTTATCATCGTCGTCTATTTCATACTTTACTAAAAAAGCATCAGATGCAAAGTCACCATCATATAATGTCATCATAAGGACGTGTTGTACTAGAAGCTTGTCCATTATAAATGTTACAACCCAATTTTGGTCTCTTCCAATATTGATTGTCCAATCATCTTTGAAAATGCGTACTTGATGAGGTCTTATATCAAAGCCGTAAAGCTTTATCACTGGGAGAATATAATTTACAAAAATACCGTCTTCATAGCTTTTCGGTGGCGCATTCATTTTTCTTAAATTCCTTCATTCTTATAACTTCACAAGTATTGAACAAAATGTCTTCTGATATACGAAGTTCAAAACAATCACTTAATTTGTGATTATCATATAATACTGCAGCAACATCGTAAGTATGCATACGAACAGCCTCAGGACGTAAAGCTTTTACTTTGAATACCCACTTAAGGTTTTTATCAACAGTCATAGTAAACTTACCCTCTACTGCTGAATAATTTTCCCAAGCTGAGCCTTCCCAAGTCATCGAGTCGAGTTGTATCGTAAGACCAAACTTTGTAAGTGCTGGAGCGATATGATTGCTGAAAGCCTTAATCTTAATTTGTTGTCGTAAGCGTTCCCTTTTCGCATCTGCAAAAGCTTGTTCCTTTCGTTTCTTTGCTTGTTCTTCCCAAGCTTTATACAATTCTTCTGATGTCATAGCCTACCCATTTTTCTTAAATAACTTTCTTGTATTTTATGTACTTCTGATGGTATCTCTCTTTCAAAAGATATGTCATTACCATCAAATGTAAATTCATACTTAAAGGATTCAATAGGCTTCCAACGGCCATCGGGAAGTTTTTCTTTCAAAACACCTCTGAATATTATTAAAGCCTTATCGCTTGGAAGAAAATAGTTCTCTCTTAAACTTTTTCTAAAATGAAACGACCATTTATGATCTGCATCAATTACAAGACAACAAAATTTTTCTTCGCTTTCAGGCGCACTAAACAAAGGGACATCGTGTAAAGGAATATTCCAAGATGTAGCCATAGGAAAGCCAACATACATTATTGTTTTCATTGCAAATGTTTGCCAATCTTCATCAGTCATATTCATCATTTTTGTTCAATCCTATCAACGCCGCCTTCTTTATCAACGTATATTGTATAATAAGTTTTATCAATACATTTTCTATTTTGTTTCAATTTTAAATCAATATTAACTTCTATAACTTCATCGCCTGCGTATACAGTTGATATATCACAAAGCCAATATGTATTAGGCTGCTCAGTCAATAAGTGTCCTCGCACTAAGTAATTGAATGGGTCCCACTGAAAGCTCTTATTATCAATTTTACATTCGCCCCACTCAATTGTTTCCATTGCTTGAAGCATATAGGACCAAGCATCTTTTCTATTCCACATTATTACCTGCCGTTATATAAACTTTGTTTGCAGGAACCTCTTTCACACTTGCAAATCGCAGGTCCCTTGTGTTTATAATATATGAAGCTTTATCAAGAATCTTGAATTTTTCGCCGTGTTGCTCTGTAAGAATACAACGCATCAAAACTTTAGGAAGGCAATCTGTTTGCACATAACAAAGCCAAGAAATATTTGAAGTGTCTGTGCGTAATTTTAAAACAATGTCCGCGCCGTAACCATCACTTTTGCTCATTGATATGATTTCAGGCTCTGTGTCTCCATAGCCAAGTTCATCAAGAACAGGAACAATTACATCATTAAGTATTGGATTTCTTGACTCAATCTTTGTCATTTTATTACCGACCTTACAATGTTCTTTGTGGTAGCTGCTTCAATTTCATATAAGCTTTTAAGCTCATAAGTATTTATATCATAAAAGCCTACAAACCCAAGTTCATCTTTGTTCTCATTACTTACTAATCTGCCCCAAAAATAAAATCTTTGCAGGTCACGATTAGGTCCTTGAGGCTCTCCATAATTTGCCAATTCAAATTGCCATTCAGCTTCGTGGCCTTCGTATTTAAGAAGCCCATATTCATTTTTACCTTGAACCCATACAAGCTCATAAAGGGCATCTTTAGTGCCGAAACCAAGAGAAGAAAGAATGTCAATTCCTAACTTTTTTACCCAATGCATTAACATATACAAAAACTGTCTCCCACCGAAGCAGGAGACAGAGGATTAACAACCTTTTACGATTTTGTAAATTGCCTCAGCGTCAGTCATATCCTTATCAATCTGCATCTTTAATGCAACATCTAAGATATGCTTAAACTTTGGACTTGGCTTCATACCTTTGCCAATCAGGAAGTCTCCTGTGATAATTGGCTTTGGCATTGGCTTACCGATAACTGACTGAATGATAGGCTTCTCTAAAGACTTTTCAATACCAACCCAAGCATCGCTAACTGTCTTAACACAAGCTGACCCATCAGCTTTTGCTAACATAATCAGTTTATCAAAAATAGGGTTTGAAGTAATTTCCCAAACTGCTTTCTTTGACTTCATATCGCCTAACTGATGAGCTCGCATATGTAAACGAACCAGCTCACGAACTGTTTCGCTGTCGTCGTTTGTCATACCGATACTTTTGCAAATATCGTATGCAATAGGAGCACCATCAACATCGTGACTTGATACCTTAGGGATTGACTCTGTAAACTCTTTACTTCCAATTTTGAAAGTATTTGTTTTCATTCCTAAAGTTGAATGTGCTTTACCAATGTCGTGTAAGAGAGCAGCCATCATCATAACAAAACGAGTATGCTCATCAAAGTCTTTTGATAACTCTGCCATTCTTTTCATAACGATTAAGGTATGGTCCCAAGCAGTTCCGTGGGCCTTAGGTGTTAAGTGTGTAAAATCTACAATCTCATCGCCCTTAAACTCTTTACCGTTGTCGTCAACCCAGATTGAACCTTCAGAGTGCCACATCCAAGACTGAGCAACATTTCGCAGATCAACCATAACTGAAGTTAATCCTAATGAAGTTAAAACTCTTGATGCTAAAACAAACTCCCAAGTATCTGGGAATAAGAACTTACCTGCAAAAGTTTTCTCCAGTTCTTTCAGCTGTCTTTCAGCAGATACTTCAGTAAAAGAAAAATTCCAATCGAGAACTTCTCTTTTTGTGTAAGCTGACTTAAAACCTTTTGAAGCAAGGAAACGAACAAAACGGAAGATTCTTAATGGGTCTTCATTGATGCGGTCCTGAGCATTTCCAACAAAACGTAATGTTCTGTTTTTGATGTCCTGAGCGCCGCCAACCATATCAAAAATAAAACCGTCAATATCTTCGTAAAGGGCATTCACGGTAAAATCTCTGCGTTCAGCATCTTCCTTGATGTCACGAGTAAACTCAATTTTTGGATGTCGTCCTTTTGTAATGTCCTTGCGGAGAGTTGCAATTTCAACTTCTTCAAACTTTCCGTCAATTTCAATCAGCAGCATCGTAACACCGAACGGCTCACTGTTATTTGAAACATTTGAAAACTTATTGAAGATTTTGTGCAGTTCTTCAGGAGTGGCAGTTGTGCAAATATCATAATCGTGAGGCTCAACGCCCATCAAAAAGTCACGAACACAACCGCCTACAAAGTAAGCTTTGAACCCAGCTTCATTGATAGGATTGAGAACCTTTGCTTTATACTGATCTTTAATTGTCATAGTCAATCCTCCTTACAATAATAATATAAAGAGGTATGGAAGAAAGTTTAATTTTTGTTGAAAAAGCGGCCGAAGCCTGTTGAAAAGTCCACTTTTTTATTTTTGTCAGCTTCCTCTTTAGTATCAAATACCAAGTTTTTAGCTACTTTATCATTACACTTCTTTATAGATGTTGAAGGGCGGTATGATGACTTTGTATTTTTAGACTTTTCATTGAATGACTCTACTAAAAAAGTCTCTGACAATTCTCCACCAATTTTTGGATTTTCTAAAAAATAAGATCCTAATTGAGAAAAAGCTTTAATATAATTTTGTATTTTTAACAAGTGTTCTATCATAAATTTTACCTATAATATAAAGAAGGATAAACAAAAGTTTAATAAATTTTCTTATTATTGTACCAAACTTGGTGTCGGCCGTTATTTTTTGCTTTATAAAGATTTTTGTCTGCCAAGTTTACAAGGTCATTTGACTTCTCTGAATAAGCCGCGCCAATTGAAACACTCAACTTTTCGCCCTGTCTTAAGCAGAAAGTAAGTTCAAGATCTTCCCAAATCATATCAAGTCTTTCAAGAAAGTCATTTTCTTCGCTGCGGCAAAGTATCAAAAACTCTTCTCCGCCGAAACGATACACGCGGAAGTCATCTGTTACATATCTTAATAATGACTTACTCAACTGTTGCAAAGCTCTATCGCCTGCTTTATGGCCATAAGTATCATTAACTTTTTTGAACCAGTCAATGTCAATCATAGCAGCATACTTATAAAGTTTTGTGTCAAGGTCTTGCTGCATTTTGTATCTGTTGTAAACTGTTGTAAGTTGGTCGTGTTCAGCTTCTTTACTCAATTTTCTGTTTGTTTCTCTAAAAGCACTAAGAGTAAGAGAAACAACGACTGCTGAGAATAAATATGTTGATACGGTTGCGACAAAGCAGTTTGCCCAATGGTCAGCCCACCAATCAACATATAAGTGGAGATGATGTTTTAGTATTATCGCAGCTGTGTACTCTAATAAAGTCACTGTGCCCCAAGTAACGGAACTTTTCCAATTACTTATTGATAATAAACCTATCGCAGTTCCCATCATAGGGAGATAAAACATAAAAATGTTACTTTGATTTGTCAAAAAAGTAATTGGAAAATTTATCGCTGCGGTTACAATAACGATAGCGTTTATAAATTTTGTATAGGCTTTTCTCTTAAAGAAAAAACACGCAAAGACTATAATGCTGAAGAGGCTGAATGAAGTAGCAATAATGTTGATTATATAAAGTGGGCCTTCTTCAAAGTAGTTGATTCGAGAAATTAGTCCTATAGTATTAGCCAAGATACCTGCCCCACAAGTAGAAAATGCGAGGTACTTGTTCAACTTCTCTGTCATTTTTATTTAGTTACAAAATCCTATCCTTGAACTGCCTTCGTTTCCTAGTTTCTCTTTCTTACAGAAATCAAGTAATTCATCTACACTAGGCATCTTACCGTAGAGTAGGTAATCGATTTCTGACTTGCGATAAATGTTATCAATCTGTCCGCCTGATAAATCATAGCGTTCTGCCAATTTTGTAGCATCATTGTCGTCAAGCCAGTTCAAACGGTCTTTCCAAATTTTTACCTTAACAGATGTGTTCGGATTTTCGAACTTTAATTTGAAAAGGAGTCTTCGGTCAAACGCAGAGTCAATGTCTGTGGCGCGGTTAGTCGTTGCAATAAAGATACCGTCAAACTTTTCAAGTTCTTCAAGAAGCAAGTTTTGAATTGCGTTCTCCATTTTTGTTACCGCTGCATTTGAACCGTCTACTGATGTTCTTTTTGAGATAATTGCATCAGCTTCGTTGAAAAGAAGTATAGGCTTAATCTTTGCTTTTGAGGCATAATAAGATTTGAAGATAGCCTTGATGTTCTTTTCGCTTTCACCCACCCAACAACTTTTTATTTGTTCAATGTTTAAATGATACACATCGCGTCCTGTCTTTCTTGCAAGCTGCATAACTGTTTCAGTCTTACCTGTCCCAGGTGCTCCATATAAAAGTACTGTAAGGCCTTTAGGCAATCCCTTTTCATCAAGACGCTTTCTCAATTCAAGGTAATTTTCTTCCTTCATAATACTTTCAAGACGTTCAATGTCTTTTTCATTAGACTCATTATAATATAAGTTTTTTGACTTAATGTCTTTAAACTCAATTTTCTGTAATTCTTTTCCGTTGCTTTCCTGAAGTAACAAATCTTCATAACCTTTGAATGCTTCAAGAACTCTAGGTCCCCATACAACTTCAATGTTGTCGGCAATGTCAGTCTTATCCAATTCAAAATATTCTCTCTTAATAAGAACTGACTTTTCTGTTTTTATTTCATTAAGTTCATAAATAATGTCGTTTGTTGAAACATCATAATCAGAAAGCACGCCTTTTATTGATGCTGTCTTTTCAGTCCAAAGCTGACGAGCAAGCATACAAAAGTAGAGGAAAATTTTCCAATCACCGCAAGGGTCAACTACGATAACGTCGTTACAACCAACATCTTCACATTCACTGCCTCTTCCTTTAGGACCCATATCAACTAAGTCACTTACAAGTTTTTTAACCCAAGGGTCTTTCATATAAGGTGCAACGTAGTGAGACATACTGTACTTTGAACGCAGCATTCTTTTAGGAAGATTGTAAAGTGATGAAACAAAATCAACTGCATTGTAAATTTTGTCTGAATAAGTTGGCTTGTAATCTTCAATTGGCTTGTTATAAGTTATCAAGTCAATAAGCTCTTCGTCTACTGTAAAAGCAGTCCATCTGTCAACTTTTTGGAACTTAGGGTCAAACTTAATTTTGTCTCTTAAGCAGAAGAGACCTCTTTTGAGCAAGTTTTCGATTGTAGGAATATAAGAAAGAGTCTCTGTCATTGAAACATCGACATCGCGGTTAATATCTTCAAGTGTAAAATAAGAACAACTTTCTTCAATCTTTCTGTAAGTAAAATAAGCAAAAAGAACTGCTTCTTCCTTATCAACGTGGAAGTAGTCCATAAGTTGAGTAATATCTTTTGAGTCAGGAATTTCGATTTTATTCTTACGATAAACAGTCATACAAACTTTGTTTATCGCAGAGAAAGTTGTTGTGCCCATATTTATTTTCCCTTTTTGTTAGTTAGATATTCCAAGAGTAAGCTTAAAATTGTTACAGTGATAACAACAGCTGAACTTACAACTTTGTAATTCCAGCCGAAGTAATTACATAACATTCCAAGTGGTGAGTCCATTAAATTTCCTTTTCAACTACAAGATCGTGGGACTTAAGAATGTTAAGCACGCCTTCAAGGCAGTATGCTTTCTTCTTAAAATTGCCCAATCTCCGTAAGTGCAATCATTGATGTTTTTATTTTTATTACCTAATACATAAGGAATTAAAATCCCAACTGCAACCTGTCTTGTAGGTTGTGAGTACCTTTCCAACTCTTTACAAAAACTTGCAACGCCTTTTTTAGGATTTTCCCAAAGCCACTCAATTCTACGACTGAGAAACTCATAAACGCTTTCAGTCCCATCAGCCTTTTTATATTTAATTGTATCGCGGCCTGTCTCGCAAGCATACAAATCAAGGTTGTACTTTTTTGCAAGTCGGTTCATTTTCAAAAACCAAAAGTGAACTTTAAGCAAAGTAAACTTAGGATAATATACCCGCCGCATTTCTTTCTTTTGATTGAAAATTAAAAGCTTCTTATCGGCTCTTGTCAACTTTCTCATACTTAAAGTCCATCTGTTTCTGAGGCGCTCTTCCGCAGCATTTTGTTTCAGTGCAGAAACCAACCGTTTCACACTTCGGTCTGAAAAGATGCGCTGAAATAACTGCCCACTCTTCAGAGTAGTTTTCCAAAGCGTATTTGATTTCCAATGAAAGAGCTCTTATTTCCCAATACGCTCTTGAACACAAACGCATATTCATAAAGTGAACAAGTGTTCGAAGATTAACTTTCCAAACCATTTTTGTTTTATATGCAAGTGGCAAAAGATTTGTCAAGTCTTCATTTGGAATATCATATTCTTTCAAAATTTTCATTGCGCTTCTGATTGTTTCAACAGTTGAGTTCCAAACAGCCAAAGCATTTTGATTTTTATCAATTGAAGGCGGTGTAACAACATCAACACCTTTCTTCTCGTAATCAATATAACGGGTAGAAGCCTGCAATCTTGTAGGAGCTCCACCTATATGTGTATAAAGCTCACGAATACATTTTGCTGAATAACCATCAAGAACAAGATAAACATCAGGAAACTCTTCAGTTCTTTCGTGTCCTGAGACGATACAATCAATTGCTCGAGCAATGTTCTTTTCTTTGTCTTTGATGTTTGCGCCCCAGCAAATGCCTGCAAATTCTCCAATCATTTGGAGCGGAGTTTTTGTTGTGCACTCTTTAACTTCAACCATTACTCAACAACCTCATAAGTCTGCTCGAAGATGTCCGGCTTGCAAGGATAATACTCGCCTTTAACACCACGGATAATAAAGTCGTTAGGAAGAGCAGTGTGATTGCCTTCAAGTGTTTCAATAGTCAAGTTACCTTTTACAGTTTTTCCTGAAAGGTCCAAAAGGTTGCTGCACTTTTTGGCATCTTCACCAAAGAATGCTTTTACTTCGTCAAAGTTTGTTCCTGTCCACTGAATTGCTGCAATCGTTACAGGCTTCTTTCTAAAAATATGTGTTTCTTTTGAAAAGTCCATAAATCCTCTTTATTTTATATTAACAAAAAGGCGGGCCGAAACCCGCCAAAACTTTATTAACTGTTTATTTTGTTATTCACTTTTTGTGTTCTTTGTTGCTTTTGTTGCAGCATCGAGAGCAGCGCCAACTTCTTTGCCTGCAAGTTTACCTGCGAGCATTGATGATACTACACTACCAAGGTCGATACCAAGTGAGTCTTTCAAGCCGCTTGCAACCTGTGTGATTGTCTTTGTGATGTTGCCTGTAAGCATTTCGCCACTTGCGCCATCTTTTCCGCCACCGTAGATTGTAACGTTTCCAACTTTGCTCCAAGGTTCTGCTGCAGCTCTTGCCATCTCAGGCAACTGTGTAAAGAGAACTTTCAAAGTATCAAGTTCCATCTGCATCTTAGCAGCGTCACCATACTGCTTCATAGCTTCAGCCTTTTCCTTCAAACCTTCAGCCTCAGCAAGGGCCTTCTGTTTGATACCGTCTGCTTCAGCAAGCAACTTTGCTTTTACTGCGGCAGCTTCAGCTTCAGACTTTGCAACTTCCTTCAAGCGAGCAGCTTCGAGTTCGGCTTTACGAACTTCAAGAGCGTTGTTCTTTTCAGCAATTGCTGTATCTGCTGCAACCTTTGCGTCGTTTGCTTCCTTGTGAACACGAGCTTCAAACTTCTCTTCCCTTTCAGCTTTTGTCATAATACCCTCCTTTAATTGAGCTTACAAATATGATGTAAAAAAGGACAAATCCTTGCGAATTTGTCCTTTCGGTTATTTAAGGTTGATTATTACATCAATCCCATTTTTCTCATATTTTCGAGTTCGATTGCATTGATTTCATCAATGTTTTCAGTCATTTTTTCCATACCTGCGTCTTCGAGGTTTTGCTGTCTTTCACGATAAGTACCTACACCTTCGTCCCAAGAAGCAGCTTCAGCCTGTCCTGCAGACTCATCAATTCTTGGCAAATACTTCAAGAAAGCATCAAATGCTTCGTGGTATGTTTTTGCGCCACGGATCTGACGTTCAAATGGCTTAACAGCTTCGCCGTACTGTGATACAAGGTCGTTCCAGTAGTTTTCAACTGCAAGGCCTTTGCTTTCACGGATGTTGAGGTATTTTGAAACAGAGTCGATATGTGCAGGCTCAAAGTTCAACTTTGGCTTGTTCATCTGTTTGTATTCCTCAAACTTCTGCTTTTCAGCAGCAAGTGTTGCTTCGTTTTCTTTGATAGTTGTCTGCAAACGGATAACTTGCTGACGATATGTGTTCTTGCTTTCAAGGAGTTCTTTGTTTTCTTTATCCTTTTTTGCAATTGACTCGTTAGCAATCTTGAGGTTGCTCATAACGTGGTTGAGACGAGTTCTCAATACGCCGTTTTCAGATTCCATTTTCTTGTTGCCTTTTGTAAGAGCAGCAACTTTCATTTCAGCTTCAGCAAGGCTTGATGTTGCTTCTTCAAGTTTAGCTTTCAAATCAGCAACAGTCTTTTCTTCTGCAATCTTTTCATTTTTAGCTGTTTCTTCAGTCTTTGCAATGTGGTTTTCTTTGAGGGCAAGTTTAGACTCAAGAATTGCGTTCTGCTTTGCAAGTTCGCGGTTACGAATTGTCAAGCCTTCGCAAAGTTCCTTGTAATCTGCAACCTGTTCGTTAAGAAGAACACCAATCTGAAGATTCTTTTTTGTGTTCTCAACCATTTCGTTGAGGTCACCGAATTCTTTCTTTGCATTTGCTGCTGACTCAACAAGTGTTGTGAGTTCAGCGTGAGTCTTTTCGAGTTTTTCCTGAACTTTGTTGATAAGTTCTTCATCGTTAGACTCTTTTACAAGTTTGAGAAGCTCATTTACTTCTGTAAGTTTTTCCATTGGATTAGCTGAGTTATCAGTTTCATTCAACATTGCCTCAACCTGCTTCTCAATTACTTTTCTTTCAAGTTTTGAGAGTGTAGCAGGTCCTACATTAGCTGTCTTGCCTTCTTCGAGTTTAGTCTCAGGAGTAGCAATCTTGCCTTCGTCCATATTTACTGCATCTACTTTCATATGTTTTTCCTTTCCTTCTATAATTTTTGACTTAGGTGATGTCTCAAGAGACTCCCTAGTTTGCTTTGTATATTCAACATTCCCAGGGTTGTATGATTGCTCTGAAGAAATGTCACCGAAAACTGACTGTGACGGATTTGTTACAATATCAGCCACTCTTTCAATGATATATGTATCTGGGTCGACAGTTTTACCATCAGAAAGTGTTTCACCGAATCCTGATGAACTGAAGCCTACACGTCCACCTGCTTCAATAATTTCCTGTGCAAGACGTCCGTATTCACCAACGAAAGTACCGATAGCCCAAATCAATTTGTTGGCAGTATCAATAATCATATCAAGCCAAACGATGGCTGATGTTTTGAACTGTCCTGGGTCAGCGTCGTCCATTGGGTGATCTGCAAGACCACAACCACCTTGCCAAGTATCTCTTTGATTATTGATAACGTTACGCCACAACTGTTCAGTATAAATACGACCGTTGCCATTTACATTACCAAATCTTGATACTGGGAATTTCCAAAGCTTTCTTTCTGAAGAAATACCTTCCTCGCGGAGTTTCTTGATAACATTATCGAAAACTGCTCTTTCCTGAAGATTAGTTGTACCTTCACGAAGTTTGATAGCAGCTTTCAAAGCACCTGTAGTTTCAGACTCTGTAAAGTGCTTACCTACATTTGCCTTATATGCTCTCGATTCTTTTAACTCTGCTGGGATTTCGTTTTCATTAAGAAGCTTGTAATCATTGTTTGATAAACGTAAAGCACTTTCACGAATGTGATAAAGCTTGTGGCCGTTTACCTCAATAAATCTTTCACTCATTTTATTCTCCCATATAATGAAGCATATATTGCTCCCACGAAGTTAACTATAATTAGTTAGTATTTATTTATATTGAACGCTGCCCCAGGCTAAAGACCTGGGACATTCCATAGTTGCTTACGAGCCGAAACTAAGGCTCGATGGCAACGTGGACTTCCTGCTTCGCAGAACTTCGTGGTTCTTCACAGGCATTTGTACTTTCGGCTCGTTCCCTGCCTACTACGCCCAGACTAGTAACACCCTTATTCAAGATGTTCAGGGCTGCATTTATATCTCTGTCGTGTTCAGAAGCGCAGACAGGACATTTCCACTTTTCAACCCCTAAGACTACATTTGGGTTTACATACCCACAAGTATGACAAGTCTTAGAAGTATTCTTTGCTGAAACTTTCACTAAAGTAGTTTTGTAGGCTATCATACTTCTTAGCATACCAAAACCTTGGTCACCAACTGCTCTTCCGTGATGCATTTGTGCCATAGACTGCAAGTTGATGTCTTCAACAACGACATACTGATACTTTTGTGCCAAGTCGTAAGACAACTTATGCAACCAGTCTTGTCTTTGCCAAGAAACCTTTTCGTGAAGTTTAGCAACTTTATATTTTGCTTTGTAATAGTTTTGAGACTGTTCTTGTTTTCCTTTCACAAACTTCTTGCTCAAAAGTTTCTGATAGTGAGCTAACTGCTTTTCCTTTTCTCTTAGAAAACGAGGACACTTGACTTTCGTGCCATCGCTTAGAGTAAGGAAAACGTCATCCCTACAGTTCCAGTCTATTCCTATTGCTTTGCCGTTATTATTCTTGGGTTCATCTTTCTTTTCAACACAAATAGATACAAACCATTTGCCAGTAGCAGTTCTGCTTATAGTTACGTTCTTTAGCTTTCCTTCACAGAACTGACAATAGTATGCACCTTTTAGAAGTCCAAGTTTTCTTGTTATGAAGAGCTTTCCGTTTACAAACTTTGGCTTTGCCATAGCAGTGTAGCCAATAGACTCTTTCATATTCTTCTTTGACTTGAACTTTGGTGGCTTTACGAACTTTCCTTTTCTTGTACCATTGCAAGACGCAAAGAAGTTTCTGAACGCTTGTGTTAGGTCGTTCCAAACGTCTGCCATAGCAGTACTGTCTATTTCTTTACACCATTCAAGTGCTTCTGGCTTATACATTGAAAATGTTTCTTTGTATGAAGTAAGCTTGTAAGAATGGTCTGCGTTCTTATTTGCAAGTGAGATGTTCCAATAGAGTCTTTTCAAACCGAGTTCTTTACATAGAAATGTTTCTTGTCCCTTTGTAGGGAAGATACGATATTTATACGCTTTTAGCATCCGTTCCTCCCTTGGTCTTCTAAGTATTTTGCTACTGTATCTGCGGAAACATTTCCTACTGAACCACAATAGTATCCACGTGTGAAGAGATGATGACTTCTATGGTAAAACTTCTTGAGCCAAGGACCATAGTTATCCCAAGCCCAGATATTTGCTTCTTGTTTCAGAACTCTTACTATTTGGTCTGGTGACAATGTAGGAATACTCCTTACAAGAATGTGTATATGGTCTGGCTTAGAATAGTCCAAGTCTATTGTATCTATTGAAAAGTCATAGTTTGAAGAAATGTCAAGAAACTTTTGTTTCAAAGCGTCACCAAAGTCGTGGAAAGAAAATATCTTCCTTCTATACTTTGCCACGAATATCAAGTGGTACATTATGAGATGCTTTGAATGTGCTGAACTTTCAAGTTTTCTTGCCATATCTATTTAGTATTATATTATCTCAAAAGTTTATACATTTCAAGTTTTCTTTGTATTTTGTATAAACTTTTATATATTTAGTAGCATTGGGCGTAAAGCAAAAGTACGACTTTGTGTTGCTACATGCCCCACACTAAAGATGTGGGACTTTTACGCAACACGCTATAAATTTAGTTTAGTCAAAGCCTTTTATCCTTTGTAAGAATTGCTTAGGGAGCCACTTTTGATATTTTGTAACCCAGTATCTGAATGAAGAGTCAAGTATGAAAGTTGCAGAATGGTCTTCAGCAGAACGGGTTGAACGCCCACAAGCTTGAACCAAGTTCTTCAACATTTGACAAGTGTACCAATCAGAATTGATTTCAGACTTCTTTTTTGTTCTTGGGTCACCAAGTGAAGAGAACGGCATTTTTACAACAATTTGGAATCTTGACAAGTCATCTTTTAAGTCAACACCCGTTGTCATTGAAGGTGAAAGAAGAACAGTGTTTTGTGATCTTTCGTGTATCTTCAATAGGTTTTGATTTGTTACATCTTCACTTGCTTTTATCAAGAAGCGGTCGTGATTTTGTTTATGTATGAGAATGCTGTTCCATATTCTATCAGCAACTTTATAATTGCCCGTATGAATAATGCCTTTATCATTTGGCTTCCTTTGCATAATAAAGTCGATTGCCTGACAAGCTTTAGGAAGAGATTCTTCAATATTCTGATAACTCATACTTCCGCAAGGCATAAAATAAATAGGTGACTTACTTGGGTCAAAAGAGGACTCAACTTTTACAACAAGACACTGCTCTGGGTCGATACCCAATTCTTTTATAAAGCCATCAGTGTCAAGAATTGTTGCAGACATAAAGATAAACTTATCAGCCCAGTTGTTACAGAACTTATGAAACAAAGAGTCAACATTTAATGGAGTAAATGTCAAATGTCCTTCAGAGTCACAAGCAATGATCCAATCATCTTTTTTCTGATAATTGAATACTTCCATCTTTTTGTAAAGTTTATCAATATCGTAATAAAGCTTATGTGTTTTCGATAAGATGTCAAGAGTATCTTCATCAAGGTCCTCAGGACTTTCTTCACCCATCTCCTCTTTCATCATATCAAACAATTCATTTCTTTTATTTACAACTGCATCATAGGTAACAGCAAATCTTGCTTTATTACTTTCTGTCCAACCATCTTCAGTAAAACGTTGAATGTGCATTTCTCTATCAGGATGATTGTCAAACAAGCCATACATTCTATCAAGATGCTCTGGGTCAATTGTAAAAGAAGCAAAATTGATAAGCTGATCTTCAATAAGATGGCATTCATCAAAAACCATCAACTTTCTTGGCTTCCATAAACTGCTGCAATCGAAGGCGCGGAATATATATGCATAAGATGTAAGTACAATTGGAGACTCAAGGGCCTTTCTTCGAAGAGAATAATACTTACAAGTGAACATACACTTAGGTGGCTCTGCGCTTGCTTTTCTTAATGTACAAGGACCATTTTCACAGTTAAGACGGCCATTTCTATCACAAGGGTAATTTGCTTTGCCTTTGATAGAAACCATATTTCTTTCGTGAGCAAAGTCATCAACATACTGCTGCTGAAGTTGTTTTGTTTCTGTAATAATAAAAGAATTCTCACACCAATTGGCTGCTGTTTTTGCAATGCCTGACTTACCTGTACCAACGTCACACTGCAAAATAAAATACTTCTTCTTATCCCAGTTTTTTACAATTTCAGACAACACTCTTTCCTGCTCAGGACGAATATTATCATACGGGAAATATTTTTTGTAGTCTATCATATTTTAGAATATTAACAATAAAAGAACAGTGCAAATGACTTTAACGGGAAACACTATCTTTATTAGTTTGAATAATTTATAGTTGTCTATGTGTATCATTAAAGACTCCTTAAGTCATTGATAATTGTCTTGGCATCTTTAGGTGAAATGATTTTGAAGTAATCTTGATACTTAGACCAATTCTTATCTCTTATAAAGAAATCAGCTTGAATGTCAGAATAAAAATAAATGTTATGAATAGGACAACCGTAAAAAGTTGAAGAATAGATTTTTGGCGGCAAAATTCTTTCAACGAAAATGTCAGTCAAAAGCATACTTCCTTCAAAAGCTTTTTTGCCAATCATCTCTAAAGGATTTTGTATTTTGATGAATCTTAAGCTTGAAGTTTGAAAAGCTTCATCTTCAATATGTTCAACTTCATTTAAGTTGATTGTTTTTAGATTAAGACACCCTGCGAAACAGCTGTTTGGAATGTTTTTGATATTGCTTGGGATGTCGATTGTTTCAAGGCCTGAATATGCAAATGAACTTTCTGATAAGTTTGCAACATTTGAAAAATTGAAGTTCTTTAATCGTGAACAAAAAGAAAAAGCTTCCTTCGCAATAATTTCAGGAAACCCGTCAAAACGTATTAAATTTTTACAATTCGCAAAAGCTCTTTCACCAATAATTTTTGTTTGTTCACCACATATCACACAGGATAAGCCGACTGAACCTTCAAAACTTCTGGGCATAATATTTCCATCATAACCCATCATTTCGGCTACATAGAAAATATCATCAATTTTGCGACACTTTTTAATGTCTTTTTCTTTTTCAATTTTTATTGTTTTTGTATTCATTTTTTAGATAATGTTTCCAAGTCATTGGCCCAGCCTTGATTGTAAAGCAACTCGTTGAGTTTTCTGCAATCATCTTCACAAGCGTAAGCCTTGAGCTTGATAATACCTCCGTTCCCAAGTTTTTCAATTTTAACTTCGGAAACGAATTCTTCTGTTAGGATGCCTTCAACTGTCTTGCAAGCATCGGCTACATTTGTTCTTTTGAACCAAGCTGCACTCATTTGAATTACCTCCGTTTCATCAGATTTCCTCCCAGTTATCCAATAATAATATAAAAAGAAGTTCTGAGAAGTTTAATTTATATTAACACTTTCAAGCACAAATTCAAGATCTTCTTTTTTCTTTCCTGAATTATAAACAAGTTCAAAAATGTCTTTAATGTTTGTAAATGTTTCCTGAAGAACAGGCAACTTTTCAGATGCTTCTTTTGTCAAATAAATAGGATACTTTGCAACTTCTAAACCATCGTCATCAACAATGATTATAAAAAGCATTCTTTCTTCGTCGCCTTTAACGTCCTTAAAAACTAATTTCATAAGTTTTCAAACTCCTTACGATGATGTGTTTCAATAACGCAAGTAATAATTTTATGTGTATCAGCGTCACATACAATCGTAATCAATTTATCTTCAACTCTTAATGTAAAGTATTCTGAATGCCGCCCTTTGTTGTCATACTTTGTATGAGGCTCTGTTGTTTTCAAAACACTTAAGATATAAGCACGCGAATCTTCATTCAATGGTACACCAACTCTTTCAGCATATACTTGATAAAAGTATTTTGTAAAAGAGTAATCCTTAGTATTTTCCACTTTCAATTTTCTCCCTGTTTTCAAAGAAGATTGAAAGTTGCTTTGGGTCCTGAGCAATTTGAGTACCCGCAATTAAACCCATATCATAAATGGCTTTTATGATATTCTTGAAATCTTCTTTGGCAACATCCTGATAACTCAAAATTAGTTTTCCGTCTCTCGTAATATTATCTATCACGCCTAAAAAGTATTCAAACAATAAATCATAATTCTTTTCAACATAGAAGTCTGAAATGTTTTGATTTAAATTTTCAATGGCTTCAGTCTTGTTCGCGCTCTTCTTTGCATTTGATTGAATTATAGAAACTACACCATCAGAGAAAGCTCTCTGAAGTAAGTTGACAACTTTTGATGCTACATACTCATCTTTAATTACTTTCTTTACCTCATCTTTGTAATAAGGTAACTTTGAATTGATTGTCATAAAACCTCCGACATTTATATTATTTAGTTTAAGCTCCTAAACCACTCATAATTTGAGCAAAGTCACCGTTGTTTGGTATAATATCTGTTTGGTCTTCAATGATAGGCCACATAGCATAAGCCGAAGCTCCAACCAAAGCAACTGGGTTGTCTTTTGTTGATACACCTTCCATACCAATACTTCCGTCTGTTATCATTTCAAGTGAGAGTTGAGAACGGTAACCAATTGCTCTCGGTAAAGCACTCTGAACAGGGACAATCCAGTAATCAGCAGATTGCTTTGCTCCACAAAGAAGTGCTTGTGGATCTTTTTCACCACTTGCAGTCAAATCTTTAAGAGCAGAAGTATTAACGCCACCGTAGTAATTGAAAAGGATTTGATTATCTTCAGCCATCTTACTCCAATCAATGTTCCACTTTGCATCATCATAACCGTATGTGATGTATGGACCGTTTGGATTTTGAAGTTTCTTTGCAGCATTATCTTCATCACGGTGCTTTTCGACTGAATACAATTTATAAACGCCATCTTCAGGTTTAACTGCATATTTAATCTTACCATTTCTGATTGCCCAACCGTTTTCGTTCCAAGTTTCATCAGCAGCAAGTTTGTCACCATTTGCTTTATTCTTGAAAGTGCCGTCTCTTTTCTTTACAAAAGATATTGGCTGAACAGGAACTACTCTTTCGTCAGTGCGTTTGAGTGTACCGTCTTTAAGCTTTTCTTGACAAGCCAAGTATCTTTCATAAGAAACATATTGAACTTTAACATAAACAGTTTTAATTCTATCAGGCTCAAGTTCTGCATTTGAACCTGCAGCTTGTTTCTTAAGAACATCTGCTTTCATAGCAAGTGTATTTTGTATTTCATAGAAAGAAACATCAATCTTTGAAGACTTACCTTGGAATGCAGTCATATCAATAGAACCTGCAGATGCAACAGCTGAACCTACAACTTGAGGCAACATCTTTTCAAGGTGACGGCACATCCACAAAGTACCGTCTTGCTTGTTACATCTCTTGTTTATAAAGTATCTTCTTGCTTCATACAAAACATTGAGGTAAGCAAGTAAGAATCTTTCAGGCTCTTCATTTGCTTTCAAATCAATAAACTCATTTACTGATTTCCAAGCAGTGTTCATACTGTTATAAGAATATGAACCCATATCCATATAAAGATAAGGCTTAAGTAAACGCTTTACTTTAAGAATTGTTTCTTTTCTTTGGTCAAGTACCAATCCTAAGTCATCGTGTAATCTTTGATTTTCTGAAGGACTGTTACAGAACCATTCACGGGCAATTTTTATCCAAGGATTGTAGCCATAGATGTCTTCACACCAAGATGCTTTGATACAACCTGCAGGAAGACTTCCATCATCACTAAGAGAACTTTGAGAACCTGTCTTTTCGTTGATAATTATATCGCCATTAGGGTCTGCAATATAATTCTTTTTTGGGTCAGCAAGATAATATGTTCTTGGTGATATAAGCCCAGGTGACTTCGCAGTGCCTTCAATCATTTTACGAATAAAGTCAAATGAAACAATGTACTGACCGTGTTCATCTTTACCACAAATAAAGTCTTTAGCAAAATTGAGATAACCTTTTTGTGTTGCGAGAATGTTGTATAAGAATCTTGGAGCAATATCAAAAGAAGTAAAGTAATACTTCAATGCAGACCAAGCATTCTTCAAGTAAACAGTATCTACGATGTCGTGATTTTCTGTACACTCAACGCCATTCTTTGTCAATGTTACTAAACGTTTAACTGTTGTGTAAGTTCTGATGTCACTTGCTTTAATCTTAAATGAACCTGCTGCTGACTGAACAGTACATCCACGAGATTCAATATGTGTAAGAGCATCAGCAAAACTTTTACCTTCAACATCAATTCCATATTGAAGAACCTTAAAGTTTACTCTTAAAGGACCGTTTGCATCACCACGATAGAATGTGTTTCTCAATCCCATATTGAGGATCATTGCGTGCCACCAATTAGGAGGTGTTATTTCTCTATAAATGGCAAAACCGTTTCCTTCAGGACGATAAGTGTTTCCGTTGATTGTAACTTCGCCTTTATTTATCCATCCTGAAATCTGCCACATTGGGAATCTTATATTTTTGAAAGCAACATCCATCCAAGAGCTGCCATTCATATCAGCAGCTTTTTGTTTAGAGCAACATTTATTTGAATAAATTTCCGCGCCATCATCTGCTTCGAAGTCAAGACCTGGGATGTCACCGATAATACCGACGCCTGAAATACCATTATAAGATGCAATCATACGGTCTGAACCTACAATACCATCTCTTACAATAGTTGTATCAAATAACGGAATTTCTCTTCCCGATATTCCTGTTATAAGGTCATAAGGAGTCTTTCTTGTTTCACTACAGTTTGTGCCTGTGTAGCCTGCACCCATTACAGAAAGAATTGAGTTATTTGCTGTTTCAGGTGTTACTTTTCCATCAATAGGAGGTGATGATACACCGATAGACTCTTCACCGTTATTTACAGAACCATAATTTGTAAATGTCGGCTTTGAAAGTCCTGCCCAGAATCTATCAGTTGAATACAACTTAACAGACATATATGTTTTCCAACCGCAGTGTCTTTCCCACCAATACTTTCGTTTGTTTGAAGAATATGTTCTTGAGTGCAAACAGAAGTAATAAACAGGCTTTTGATTATGATATATTTCAGCACGGAATAAACAGTCAGGACGGCCCTGCTCATCTCTTGTTAAGAAGAACGCTTTATTGTGCGCGCCGACCATACCGCCCCACCAGTCAACAATACTTGTCATAATATTGTGTTCAGCATTAGTTTGGTAAACATTCAACACTTGCCAAGTAGCTTCATTAAGAATGCTCCATTGAGAATAATTGCCGCCTTGAGGTCCGTCTACAAATAATTCATAATCCTCATTAGGTTGCGTTGCAAATAAGTATGCATAGTCTCTTGAGTAACCAAATAATGTTCTGTAAGAATTATACCAAGCGTTCTTAAATACGCTGCTTGAGTTGTTAGGCAAGTAAGACTCATAGTGTCTTGTTTGAACAATTCTCCAAGGTGCGTTAGGCTCTGAATGAAGTACATATCTTTTGAATGTTGTAAACTTCCATTCATAGTGCCAAGCTCTTTGACAAGGTGCATAATAAGAAACCTTTAAACGCCAACCCCACCAACTGCCTGTCCATTCCCAGTGATAGTACCAAGAGTAATTATAATATCTGCTCCAATAGTAATTGTACCAACCGTGATTCCAACAGCCGTACCACCACCAATTTGATGTCAAGCCGAGTTCTTTATGGAACCATTGCCACCAACCATAGCCTTCATAATGATATGGCTCGCCGTTTGAGTAATGTGATGGACGAACCCATCTCCAATCCCACCAACCCCAGTACCAATAATTCCAACCCCAGTGCCATTCAAGCTGTGCATAGAATTCAACATCGCTGTAAACTTTTACACGAAGGTATGCAGGAACTTCACCTGTGCTATGATGTCCTTTTTTAAGTCTTGCAAGACCTGCTGACCAAGATTGCTCATAAGCCTGTCTTTCACCATTTGCAACAGCTGAAACATTTGAACACCACTTTTCGTTTCCTTTGTAATAATAGTTATCTTGACGATTTGGAAGTGATGGCCAAGTAATGTCGCCATCTGCATCGTGATTGAAGTTGTCAGGACATTTATCAATACGAGGAACGTTTCTTAAGAAAATGTTGTTTTCCTGATAGTAAGATTGATATGATTTTGGTGAACGGTAATAAGAGTGAGGACCACCATAAAGTGTTGGGTTGTATTGAGGAACACCAACGCCATTTGAGTTATCTACAAGTTTTTTATCAGTACCTAATAAGTATGCGTGTTCAGCGCCTTCGTCAAGAGCATCATTTGAACTTGCTGCCTTTGTTGCTCCAAGAGAGTCCTGAATTGTCCCGTAAGTATTCTTTTGGTCAACACTTCCGTCTCCATTTGCACCTGCTTTTGAAAGTGCAGAGTTCTTTGAAGAGTCCCTTTTATTGAACATATTTAAGAATGTCAATGCACCTTTGAAAACTGAGCCTGGGCAGTACTTGTTACCACCTGAACCTTCTTCTGGGTCGTTGAAAGAATAACCTGTGTTCTGACCATTACCTGAAGCATCGTTACCGCCGACTATCATATCATAGCCGTCATAAGGCTCACCGTTTCCGCCGACTTGATAATTTATTAACTGAACATCTTCGATTAAGTCTCTTTTATGATAAAGTCCAATACTTGTTTGTAAGAAAAGAATATCAATATCTGAGAAACCATCGTCTTCTGATGTGTATAATGCTTTCCAAATTTTACCACCATAGTTCCATTCTTTATAACCTGAAAGAGCAGCGCCTTCAAAGTCTTGGAACATCAATCTGTTCTGAACAGAGTCACCTCTTATTCTTCCGTGATTGTCTTTTCCTTCCAAGTAATTACGCAAACCTGCTTTTGCAATTCTGTAATAATTAGGTACATAAGCAGTTGCACCATCAGGAGCAGTAATCTTATCAAGCCATCCTGACAAAGCAGTTGGGTCAGGATATAATGTATGCCATTGTGAATAAGGATATGCATTGATTATCCAAGACTTATGATTGTCTCCATATATTTTTGAGATGGCACAGTTGATAACACCCCAAGAGGCAGCTCTATCATCAGGCTGTCCGCTTGTTTCCCAACCATAATGATTTGGGTTATCTTTGTCCAAACGGTGAGTCAACATTATGATGTTAGGTAAAGTACTTTCAGTGTTTGTTACCAAACCTTCCTGAAGATACATTGAGATGTCCCACTCTGTAAGATATGTTGAAACGATACCCGACATACCTTCAAGAACCCACTGCAACATATTGATGTTATCGTTAATTGCCTTAAACCCAGGTGCACGATATGTAAAAGAAGAACGAGCAGCAAGTCCGTTGCTCATATCATAAGTATCATAATATTTATTTTCTTCGTTTTTAATTGCAAGTCGAGTGTCTTCAGCTTCAGTTACAGTTACCTCTTTTCCATCTTTACGCAATTCTTCATTTTTTGCGTTAAGTTCTTCTTGTCTTTTGTTCTTTGCTTGCTCGAGGTAATCTTTCATTGTCATTGTACTTACAGAAGATGTCTCACCTTGAGACTTTTTGTAATACAATTTACCATCAGTGCCTCTGTACTTAATACGCTGTCCTGATGCGTCAAGAAGATAGCCATTGTTATCAACTTCAAGGCCTGTCTCTTTATCATACTTTTTTGTACTTATACCTTTCCAAGAAGTTGGTTTTATATTTAATGGCGCGTAAGGAGGGAACCAAATAACAGAATAATACTCTGACTTATCTTTAAGAGATGTGCCTTCCCATTCCTTATAATTAACTTTTGAATTGAAAAGTGCACGAGTTCTCAAACGGCCAAATTCATCAGTCTGATTATTTACAGTCCCAGGCTTTGCTTTACCTGTAACTTCACCAAGACGATACTTTGCATCAGTTTCTCCTACAGGAGATATATACATATCATAAAAGTTTTGAATAACTTGTAAAGCTGCTTGAGTGTTTATTTGATTGTTGAGCTTTTCACCTGCATCATCGCCAAGAGATCTTAATGTCCAACCTTTGAGGTCAAGGTAAGAAGCAAGTTCTGCACTGTCTTCACCTGCTTTTTGCAAATTCAAAAATTCAGATAAAGTCCATTCGTTCTTACCGTTTGCAACCGCACCTGTGCCATTTGTATCAGTAATAGGAACATTTACATAATTTCCATACTGATCTTTTACTGTACTGAAGCGTGGATTTTTTCCCGCCGCATCATACATCTTTTTGAAAAAGTTTTCGTTTACTACAGCCTTTTGTTCGATTGCACCTGTGAGAGATGTCCAATCTGTTGTGGTACCGTCAAAAAAAGTATCTAATCTCATCAATGACCTCTATAATTTAGTCTTATATTTATTTTACACTGAAAGGACCTAAGAATGAAGCAAGGTCGTTAAGTTTTTGTTGAACACCTGTCTTATCTTCAGTATCAACTTCTTTAACTGCATTCTTTGTATTATCAACAACCTTTTTTGTGCTGTTAAGAACATTATTGATTTTACTCTTAATACCCTGTGGGAGAGCTTTTGACATAAGATTTTGAAGTCCCGCGCCAGTAACGCCTTCACCACCAAATAATTTTTGATTGAGTGCTTCTTTACCCTGATTCCAAGAATCCTCTTCTGCCCAAGACTTAACTTCATTTTTCCAGTTTTCAGCGCCTTGCTCAAACTCATCTTTATCAAATGCATCAGCAAGTTCTTTACCTAAAGCTTGTCCTTGATTTGCAAAACTAATAACTGCTGACTTTGTTGAACTGATTGAACTTGAAATACCTGAAAGAACTTCATTTATTTGGTCAAGTACTGACTGTATTTGTTCTGTTTTACAATCAAGTTCCAACATATTCCAAAGCATTTGTAAAATTTCACCGATTGCTGAAATAAGTAAAGCTGCAATCTTTTCTGCTACCATTTGAATAACTTGTCCTGCAGCAGGAGGGTTAATCCAACACTGAGCAGCGAAAGTAATCATCTTTACAATAGGAACAACAATTGTGAGAATTAAAAGAAGAACTTTCTTAAGAACATTTACAACTTTTAATATCGCAAGAATTGCAGATAATATAGGCAACTCTTTAGTGATACATTCGATAACTTCTTTTTCTCTTTCGGCAGCTGCAGCATCTCTGTTAGCGTTTGTTTCACCAACGGAATCATCTGCTGCCTCAGCGGCGCTTTTCTTTTTTGCTTCTCCGCCGCCACCTGCTCCGTCATTTTCATTATCACTGTCATCGTCATCACCGTTTCCATCAGAATTAAGTGATGCATTGATACCTTTTTTCAAGTCATCAAGAAGATTACTTTGGTCGTCAAACTCTTCATCGCCATCTTCATCGAAGTCATCACACCCAGGGTTATATAATTGTGTTAAGTCACCACCACCTCCTGGGAATGGCCCAGGCCCAGGCTGAGGAGGAGAGACTGCAAGAACATTTATAAGAATACCTTCAAGTTCACCTATCAAAAAGTCAACCTGAGTATCAAGTCCACCACCTGGGAGCAATAAGTGAGAGTCAGTTGGGTCACCGCCCAAACTCAACTTCATCGCAAGTTCATTTGCGTTTACTTCAGGGTTTGGGTCAGGCCCTAAACCTGCGCCTGAGGACTCAGTTTTGAAATCATCGTTATCAATCTTTTCAGGAACTTTATATTTTGGCAGAGATGTTGCCATCGCGTGAAGCTCACGAAGACGATTTGCAATCTTTTCCATAATTGCATCTTCTTCAAACTCCAGCTCTTCGAGATTAGTTTTTGAAATTTCTCTTTTTGGGTTTAAGTCAGAATCACCGAACTCATAGTCGGAACCCAAGTAACGGTCATATACTTTTTTAAGAAATTCTTCTGCCATAATAAAATTAGTCTTAACTAAACGGCAGGAAGAAATTCATCTGTCAAATGAATAATAAGATCTTTTGCAGGAACTTTTGGCCATACATTTGACATATCAAAGCCAATGCAACTTAACTTTTGCTTTGGGCACAATTCTTTAATGTAAGTCAATTCAAGGCCTTCATCTTTTAAGATTTTGTTTACTTTTTGATTTATAGGATTGTCGACTGCTCTCTGATATGATGTACCGTAATAATACTCAAATACTTCGTGAAGAACTGTTCTCCAACAATTTTCAAAAAAGTAGTCCCAATTCATATCAAGAAAAGCATACTCATCGCATTTTAACTTTGTTTTTTCTAACAACTCTATAACGTATTCTCTTTCCTGATTATCAAGACACTCAGGAGAATTTGGGTCCCATACATCTAATACAAATCCTAAAGGACTATTTTCTGCGATTGAACCAATTGCCTCGTGGAACACTAAAGGTATAACTTTGTACCCACTTTTTGCCATTCTTTTAACATCTTCATCAAACATTACAACCTGTGAGTTTTCGTCAAGGCCATTAAAATAAAGATTGAGCATCCAATCGTAAATAAGGTCAAGTTTATCTGGATTTTGTGTTAGGTAACAGCAGAACTCTGCAGTGTTTTCAATTCTTTTTTCAATTTTGTTTTCAGGAACAAAGTACTTTTTATACAAGTCCTTAATATAAGTTGTTGACATCAATTACCTCAAATCGATAGACGTTAGTATCGAAGATAGAGTTAATTACTAAATATCTTCTCAATTGTTTTATTATATTAACATCAGCGATTTTTATTGCTTGAAGTTTTGATTGTGACCAAGAGCATAAGCCTCTTTTTGAAGAGTCGTATCCCGCAAAATAAAATCTTGTTTTTGTTTTCTTTTCTACAATTGCAAAATACATCTTATTTACCGTCATCACCAAAACACATTTCAACATAGTGTTTATGTGCTTTCCAACCTTCCGCAAAGATAAATCTTACAAGAGCTGCATTTACGACATTATATAATTCTTTATTTTTTAAAGAAAATTCGTCATAAGCAACCTCTACAGGTTTATCATTTTGGTAGTCTTCTTTTTCAAGCATTGAGGTGTCCTTCTAAAAAATTAGTAGGAAAACACCTTCTTATTTTCAACGGTTTTGTTAAGCCACTCTTCAAGAAAATCGATTTCAGTAACAAGAAATGTTGTAATTGCAACAGGAGAACATTTTTCTGTAAATGAAACAATAAGACGGTCAGCGTCAAAAGAGTCTTCACTTATTTCAATCCAACAATCTTCGTCGTCATCGCGGTCATAAGACCAACTTTTAATTTCATTTTCAATGTCTGGGTTATAATGAAAGCCTTCTATTTTAAGTTTTGTCAAATCCATAGTGAACCTCCATTTACAATATTAACAAAAATGGCGGACCGAAGCCCGCCTTATTTCATTTCATAAACTTGTTGAACCCACTTGGGATTGATTTCTTCGGCTTTGTTTTTGCTTCAGAACAGAAGTCTTGGTCAACATTCTGTGTTTCTGCAATGTTAAGTTTTCCTTCAAGGAACTTCTTAACTTCATTACAGTAATACTGTGCTGTACATACAGGAACATTCTGACCAATCATACCCATCTTCTGTTTAGGTACTTCTGGGAAGTCATCAGGCAAAGCCATCAATCTCATACATTCACGGATTGAGTAGCCACGCTCTTCAACTGGGTGCCAAATACGACCCATAGAACGACCATACAAAGAAGGGAGCTTGTGTGTACCAAAGTAAAGTGGGGCGCCCGACATCCAACCTTTGCCCTGAGCTTTCTTTGAGATGAAGTAATCAATGTCATCTTTATCTTTTTGTCTGTCAAAGAACTGCTTTGCATAAGCAAGTTCACCACATTCATCAGCACAGAAGTCAGCAGCAGCATTGTGCTTTGCCCACTCTTCACGGTATTTGTCGCCCCACTTGTGCTTAAGATACTTTATCCAACCATCATCGCCTGAGCGAACCTGACAAGCGCCTTGCTGTTTTGGCAAGTCACCAATAATGTCCATAATTGCAGGGATAGGAGCAGGTCCGTCATACTCAAGATAAGGAGCGTTGCTGTCCTTTACGCAAATCATAAATGTACGAGTTCTGTTCTGTGGGAGGCCGTGATGCAAAGTATTTACTTTTACAAGGTTGACACCATAACCTGCTTCATTTGCCATTTTTGTAAGCTTTTCTTTAATGCCTGCTCCAAGAGGTGTTGCAAGTTTGTAAGCATTTTCAAAAATGTAAACTTTAGGCTTCAAGTATTTCAAAACATTTGAAAGCATACCCAACATATTGTTGTTCTGAACAGCATCAGAACCACGACCCATTTTTGAGTTGCTGCCTGACTGAGTATTTGCTGAAGAAAGTCCTGCACAGATAGGAACACCTACAACAACATCAAGATCCTTAAATTTAGGCATATCCCAATTCCAAACAACTTTCTCATTACCCTCTTCATCAACCTGAGGTTTGAAATCCTCAGCAAGAGAATAAGCTCCGCCGTTCAAATAAAAATGTTTAAGATTGTTGCCTTTTACCTCATTCATATAATTGAGATATAATTCGGAATTCGCAACACCATCATAGTCAAGAACTGCAGTAGGTGGGCAGCCAAAAGCATTTTCTGCACCGATGGCGCAACCACCGATAAGAGGCTGATAAGCAAGCCATCTAATATTTTTTGACATTAAATTAAATCCTCCAATAATCTAGTTTAAAAACACGAAAATGAACCCTAAGGCTCATCTGGGTGTATGATATAATAATCAGTTTCAGTGAATAATTCTCCGCACTCTTTAGGAAGTTCTTTGTCATTTATTGTGTAGCCAAAGCAACAAGTAGGAATTCTTTGTCCTTTTTGATTAGGCGGAGCAACTCTATACTTACAACGGCGGCAACCTTTAGGCTTATTGTCTTTTGTTGTCGCTGTGGTCTTTTTAGTTGTCTTTTTTGTCGGCATAAATTGATATTAACATTTTATCTTCAACAGACGCGCAAACATTTTCCCAAGCATCTTCTGCTTCTTTTACAGTTTCATAAACAGGTGTTGTCAAATTGCAACGCTTGCATCTGATGAAGTACTTTGTTTTATGATACAATTCATCTTCAATTGCGTTTGCGCCTGCAGTTGCATAGTTTCTTTCAATTGAACAGTTTGGACAATAAAAGCCACAGTTATTTGCTTTCGCTAACTGCTGCAGTATCTTTAGGTGCTTCTTCAATCTTTTCAAAAAATTCATTAAGATCATCTCCTATCTTTTCAAGTACTGTGTCAGAAAGAGGTACTTGTTCTTTATTCTTAATTGCGTCGCGGCTTGCCTGTAAAACTTTTATAAGGTAATAACTTCTCTTAGGGCGAAAAAGGTCAATCACTGTTTGATTGTAAGTGTGATTTTTCAAATACTTTTCAACTTCTTTTAAGTTTTCATTATAATGCTTACATTTTTCAAAAAGAGCGTCAATCTCAAGATCTTCTGCTTTAATTATTGCAGTAAGAAAGAACTGTGATCTTATATCGAGATTTTTATATTCGTCTTTGAAAAAACCAACCAAAGACTTAAACTCTTTTTGCATTCTTTCGCAGGCCATTGTTGTGTTTACAACAAAATACTTTTCGTAAGAAACAGTTTCACGCAATTCCTTATCAGAAAGTTTTGAAAGGTCAATCTTTTTCCTAACTATTCTAAATCTTGGGATAGGCCCACCTAAGCATATCCAATAAAAAACCATTGTAAAGAATGCAAATGCCAAAGCTGTGCTTAAAGGATCCATCATATAAAGCTCCTAATATAAAGGTTCTTCTTTTTGGTCAATTTCAATTTGTTTAGCCAAGTCATCAAAGAATTTTATATCTTTGTACTTGTCATATATTTCCATACACTGTTCGATTGTAATTCTTACAAACCCAGGAAGCCAAGGAGAGCCGTCTCCTTTTTCACCTTTGCCGAAATGAATATTCCAACCGCCTGTACCGTCAGGTGATATTTCAACAACCCACTGCATTTTGCTTTTAAGGATTGAATTACCGTTCACCCACCAATTATCATCAATTTTCATTAAGCTTATCCTCAAACTTTTGAGCAAAAATTTTGATAGGTGTTACTACTGCAAGAACAGCTGTTATAATTGCAGACAATACACATACTAAAGGAGCCATTCCGATATAAGGAAACCCAGCCCAAAAAGTGTATTTATATTTTTCTTCATCCCAAAAGAATTCTTTCATTACTTTTTTGATTGGGCTGAATTCTCCATAAGGCTCCATAAAAAGTCCGCAATCAATCCAAGTGAAAAATATAAATAAAAAATATGACACAGGTCATAAAAATAAACAAAAAACAAAAAACTTAGCAATCATCTTTGTGTTCCTTATAATACTTTCTATCTGCAAGGTAAACAGCAATTCTTCTTGTAAAGTAATACCATTTAACTCTTAATCTTTCTAAAGTCTGACGCCACTTTGGAAGTGGATTGTAGCCTGAGCGGCAAATGATTGTGTATAAGTCATCACATACAGGGCATATTACTGCGTTCTTTGGATTTGTTCGATGCCAACCTAAAGTAACAACTTTTTCAAACACAGGCTCTGCTTCATTTTTGTTTACTGCTTCCAAACAGGCATTGTTCATATCATCTGCATTTGTTACAACATCACCAAACTTGATATGTCGCCAAGCGCCGCCTTTGATGTTTCCATTATTATACAAGTCGATTGAGTGAAGTCTTATTTCCCACAACTCATCGAAAGTTTCTTTGAGTTCATACTTCTTTGCAGTCTCTTCGTATTCTTTTTCTGAGTAAAATTGTAATCTTTCATATTCTTCACCTGCAACAGGTTCATAAAGTCTTCCTGCACCGCCGAAAGAAGCATATTTGAAAATGCCATCTTTCTTATCACACTTAAAGCCTACAGGTCTTACATAACCAATGTCAGGATTTCCAACCCAAGAAGTAAACTTAAATGTATTGCCGCCAACTCTTACGCCATCAACAGCACAAGCTTTACAGTAGCAGTCATACATTTTCATCATTGGGTCCCAGTAAAACTTTGATACAAGATGATGTCTTTTTATGTATTTGAATTGTTTTCTTGCTTCTTCAGGAGATGGAAATGTTTCCCATTTAACAACGATATGTTCGTGTGGGCCGTCGGCTTCAACAGTAACTTCTTCGCGATTAACTGAATTGCCTTTATCAGTTGAATAATGACACTTATTATGAGCGTAAGGAGTAAAATACACAGGGTCCCAATCTTTTGTTTTTGGGATGCTGATTTCGATTGATTGTCTTTGATTTTTCTCAAGATAAGATACTAAACTTGCAATAACAATACCGCAGTTTTCGTCTTCTCTTACAGTGCTATACCAAAACCAAACATTGATGTGAACTGTATTTTTACCTACTCTTAATATTTGAGAAACAGTTTTGATTTCCCTTTTGCCGATTACGCATCTGCTTTCAAGAAAACGACACTTATCAATATAAGAGTTGTTAACCAAGTCTATTGATAAGTGTTCACTGTTTAATGTTGTTAGAGTTTTCATACTGATTTATATTAACCTTCTTCCCAAGTTCGATCTTCCTCAGCAGAGTCTCGTCCGTAATCGTAACCGAGGTCAAGAACTTCGTCGTAAATTGTGTAGGCAATATCAACTCTTTTTGTAGGGTCTTTAATTGCTTCCTCAATAAGATTGATTATCCAATCACGGAATTTAACTTCGCAGGCTGTCTGCAACAGTCCCCAACGAATATCGTGCTCAGGAGCTTTTGGTAAGTTTGGATTTTTTGCCATTTTAGTCCACCTTGATAAAATCTTTACAAGCCTGATATGAACCTTGATACAGGACGTGAGTTTCACCCATATAAGTTTCATATTCGTTTTTGTTCAAAAGGCGGATGCCAACGTTGGTTTTGACAAGGAAATATGTTTCGCCTACCTGAAGGTCGTAAAGATCCCAGTCATCATCAGCAAACTTTGCTGCTTTTTCTTCAGTAAGGTCACGCCAAAAACCGCCGTCACCGTGGTCTTCAAAATACTGTAAATTATTCTTATTTGATTTCAAAAGGTCAAGACGAACCTGAAGTTTATCAAGAATCTTATCAATATTAGGTGTATTAGCTATAATGTTCTCCTTATATTCAGTTTACAAATATAATATAAAGAAAACAGTTGAAAAGTTTAATTTTTTATGATTTGAAATTCGACTTTAAGTTCGATAACATCAGCATTGCGCCAAAGTGGGTCAACCATTCTTCTCTTTCGATCTTCGAGAGTCTTTCTTGCAAGTGTTTCAGTTCTGTAAAGTTTTACAGTAGTAAAGCTGCCGAAGCGAGGCTTTTCCGCGCCGCCCCAGAAAAACATTTTCTTTCTGTTATCTGAAGAAATAATTGCAAAAGTCTGTTCCTTCATACAATCAGTCATTTCATTTACTTTGTCTGCATAATTAGCACCTGCAGTGAAATCCTCGACTGTTTGCTTTCTTAACCAATCAGGCTCAGTTTTGCCTTTTTCCTTTGCATATCTGTTTGCTGCTTCAGTGTAATCTCTCATTATCTGTTCCCATACTTTTTCTTGAGTCTTTCGTACTCTTCGCGTTCTTTCTTTTCAAGTTCGATAAGACGCTTCTTTTCAAATTCTTCTTGTTCTTTTGCTTTAACTTCACTGTATTTTGTTTGAAGAACACCAATAATATTCTGTAAAAATTCTGGGATGCCAAATAAGCTTTCTCGCTCTATTTCACATTTCTTTCTCTCAAAATAAGAAAGCATTGCTGCAAGTGTGTTACTGTCTTGTATTGGAATTCTTACTTCATCTTTATCAACAAGATTTTCGCCATCAACAACAAAAGTAAAGAACTCGGGTCGTTCTTTCATAGCGTAAATCAGCTTTTCGGTAAGGTCGTCTATTGTTTTATCAACATCGTTTCCAAAAAGAGCTCTAAAACCCTTTCTGTTAGCTTTTTCATAACCTTTGAAAAAGTTTTTAAGAAAAATGTTTTGGTCAATTCTATCCAACATTATGATAACCCCATAGGAAGCATATCTATTACTGATGTGATTGCTGTATAACCATTACGTCTTGCTTCCTGAGCAATCTTATCAATATTATCTTCATACTGTAAACCCAATGTTGTAAAAAGTGTAGCAACAAGGGTTCCTTCTTTATCGTAAATACGAAGTCTTATGTGGTGCCAATTTAATGCGCCCATTTACGCCTCCACTTTTTTCACAGGCTTATCAAGATACTTCCACTCATTAACAGGCCAACTTTGGTCAGACTCTCCATCAATTGCATTTTTGATAAACCAACCGCTTGAGCTTTTGTAATAACCTATAAAAGTTTTTTCACAAATGGGCTTATCACCGAAAGTTGATGTTAGAGTACCGTGACATAAAACCAATTCGCCTTCACGAGGAAGGTCATTCTCTTCTACATAATGCCATTCGTGATTGCTCCCATCTTTAAGACCTTCGTTATAACCTTCGTTATAAACAGCCTTTAAGATAAACTCAACTTTTTTGGCATCTCTTCTTAACACATCTGCTAACTTCATAATTTTATATTAACTGTCAAAGCCTGTTTCAACTTTTACGAGGTCTTTAGGTGTTTCCTTTTTAAGTTTTTCAAGCTTTTCTTTGTACATTTCAATCTTTCTTTCACAGTCCTCAATGTCTGCTTTATTTTGAAATGAAAGCGGCTTGAAAGATTCCCAGAGCGCACAATTTGATTTATAGCTTTTAGGGTACTTTTTGTAAAAAACATCTTCTGCTTCTTTCTGAGTTTTTGCGAGGATTCTTTCTGTTTCTGTTGATCTTGTTACATCGCTTCGCTTATTGTAACGCCCTTGAACTTCTTCGTGTACATACTGAAAATAATATGCATTTAAGAAAAAGTCCTTTTTTGTCAATTCTTCAGCAGCAGCTTTTATAACAGACTTTTCTTCATCTCTTAATTCAGTATAAGGATGATATGTGTGGTCAAGATGATCTGAATTGTGGCGGGCAACAAAAATCATAATACTCTTCACCTGATACAAACTTTTTAGCTCTTCCTTTATAATCTCCTGTGCTTATTATTGCAGCAATCCAACTTATCTGATAAGTCTCTAAATCTTTATTTGTCAAAACACATACACCATCAGAAGAGTTGACATAAAAAATAAGATATGCATAATTACCAAGCATAAGAGAACGGATTACGATTTCGTTAAGAGGGAGCTCTTCTAAATCAGGTATCTCTAAAACAAAATCGAAGTAGTGATACTGTTCTTGATGAAATTGATTTTTACCGTTTAAGAATTGAGCCATATAAAAGCCACCATAAAAAGATAGAGGGTTGACATAACATCAACCCTCGGGGATTAGCGCACCGCGCTCTGTTCCTCCACCACTTGCTTTTTAGGAAAGCAAGAAAACCGAGGGTGTCCCGATTTCTCGAAACAACTTATCCACCACCAATTTTTGAGAAAAATTGGAAAACAACAGTCAAGGAGTAACCATCAACTCTTAACTGTAGTGGGAGAGTGTAGCCACTCAACCCCACCGCCAGCAGTTTTCTGTCAAAACTGCAAACTCTCAAAGGGATCCTGAACCTTTAAGAAGTTTCACTTTCACTTTCAGTTGTCCGAACTCAACTAAAGCAGGGAGGGAAACCGAAAGCAATCCCTATGGGGATAATCTCCACCACCAAGTTTCATTGATGTTTTCAGAAGGAAGCTTCAAAAAACTTGGAAACAAATACCTTAAACTTTACATCGTCCTTTGGAAAAACCATCGGGACAAGTTGCGGATTTTACATTTTTGACTCCGTTAGTCCACCAATGTGTTCCAAACTGACTGTTTGCAGAACCTTTATGTGATTCTGACATTTTCTTTTTTGACTCTTCAGAAAACTTAAAACCAGTTGTTCCTTTATTGCTATGGTGATTTTTATTGCAATAGTACCAACCTTTGTTTCTACCTTCTTTATAAGCCTTTTTCATTGCATCACTCAAATGCTTTTTATATGAGTCAGAACGATAATCAATAAATTTTGAAAGATCTCCGCCATCACCGCCACTCGCAAGATTGTACTCTGCTTTGCCAATAAGCTTTTGACAGGCTATCATACATCTTTCAAAATGATTTATCTGTTCTTTGGTAAAAAATCCTGAAATAACAATTGTCTTTTCAAAATTTTCCAAACCATATTTTCTTTGAGCCGCATTTATAAGTCTTCCCGAACCATAATAAATGTCTGTCTCAAAAGTTCTCCCCTTTCTTAGGGTGTGTTGGCCAATGTAAGTTTTTCCATTAACCAAATTTTTAATCTCATAAATATATCTAATTACTTGTGTTTCCATAAGTAATTAGTATACTTTGGATCTTTGGAGCTGGGGAGAATCGAACTCCCGTCCTATGTAACTGACCGCTAACACTTCTTTACAGGCTTAAACTCCATTATTTTAGGCTTAAGGAACGGAGCAAAAACTATAGTTCGGTTGTTGATACAATCTCAGAAGCCACCAATAAACCGCTTCTTTTGAAGGTTGCTCTTTTGTGATACAACTCCATTTGGAAAGCAATAGCCGTCTGGGTTGCAACTAAGGGAGTTTATCCCCTTAGGTTAGGCAGCGATTCTTGCGAATACGCTGTTGCTCTTGCGAGCGAAAACTGAACGTTTTGTTGCAGTTATTTTTGTTCGTATTAAGGTCGACACCTTTACCTGATGTTAGAAACCACTTTACAAGTCGAAACCTGTGCAGCCCCTTATATTTAATATATTAACAAGAACTTTAGATTAAGTCCAAAATTCTTCTTAATCTTTCTATGTTCAAGTTTGAAAATTGCTTAATCGTATCAACATTTTCAATTCCTGTTGAAGCAAGCTTATCAATGTTTTTCAAATCCTCAATCAAGAATCTGATTGCATCTGATACCAAAGCTTTCATATTTGAAGCAACAGTCAAATTTCCGTCTTCGATGTATGGAGCCAACTTTGCGTAAGAGTTGTTTACAAACTTTACGAAGTCAGCTGACTGATGATTGTCGTAAACAGCCTCACTAAACTTTTGGAGAATTGTTCTGCTCTCTAAGTCAGAACCTTCTGTAAGTTTTATATAGTAGTTGAGGTTTAGTCTTTCACTAAACATAAGAACTTGTAAAACATAATTCTTCAAAAGTTTTGTATGATCCATTTATGCCACCTGATAATTAGCGGATTATGTTTGCAAAAATAGTTGCGTTCCTTCGCTGAACAATTTTACCATCTTTGCGGCCAATAAATACGCCTGCTGTCTTGTTGTAAGAAAGCTGCCATCCATTGAACTCAGCATCAAAGCCGCGGCGAACTGTTTCCAAAAGTTCCATCATAATTAAAAACCTCCTGCGCTTTTACGCAACATAAGTTGTATATTCGTTAGTTCCGCTGTCTCTTTCAAGAACAGTTTGAACCATTTTAAGACCTAAGTCATTTCCAACAAAATCCTGCAAGTCAGCAACTTTTCTTATTGAGCCATCAGGAAGTTGTCTTTCTTCAGTAGAAGCTGAAAGTCCGCCCACGCCAACCATTGCAAGAGCGTCCCACATTGAACTGTATTTTTTTAGGAGTCATATTCCCGTTACCATAATCAGCAACAAGGTCCGCAATCAACTCTTTTTTAGCAAGTTCCATTGTCAACTCCAATGAAGGTTTCCCGCTCCTTGGGTCCACCTACAAACCCCGTAAACCATCGGTAAGAACCGACTCAATGCAGGCTGTCAACCAACCTGACAATAATAATATAAAGAAGGATAATAAAAAGTATAAATTTCTCTTATACTTTTTTTTATTTATCCCCTCCATTATAGTTCAAAAATTCGCCTTAGTCGTCGTGTTTTTCGCCTTCTCTCCAAGGATTGTATGGGTACATAGCGCCGCATTTTCTACAAATGTTGTATTCTGCGCCGTGCATAATGTTCATAGGCAATTTTGCATAGCCAAAAACTTTACCGCCGCAGTTAGGACAAGGACCGTTATAGCCGTTAGGAAGTGGGTTGCTTCCCCAAGTTCCTATAACGCCGTTACTGCCTGAGCCTTCATCTCCATTGCAATATTTTTCAACATCAGCAGCAGATGCCCAAAGATTGCAGTCTTCAACAGTGTAAGAGCCGAGGTCATAATAGTTATATTTCATCTGACCTACTGTTTGGTCAAGAATGATGACTTCATTATCTTTATTGTCTTCAAACCAATCTTCAAATGAGTCATAGCCTTCTTCTGTAAGGTCAGTTGATATTTCATCTTTAAGGTCTTCGACTTTACCCATAGCGATAACTTTTGCCTCGGAGTCTTCTCCGAAGCCACCTGTGCCGTGGGCGTAAACATCACAACCTGCATCAAGAAGTGACTTCAAATCTTTTTCATTAGTTACTTCTGACATCCCGATTGTTGACTCACGGTATATGTTTTCAAATAACTTGTTCTCCATTGTGTATCTCCTTAAAATTTTCCAAACGGCAAATGAACTTTTACGCAATCACCTTCGATTATCATATTATGTTCAATGTCTTTATATTTATAACCGTAATCTTTTGGGACAGTGCGACAAAAGTTTTTACGGAATTCTTCTGTATCTTCAATTGGGTGCTCGAAAATAATTGTTATGTCTTCATCACCGTTAGGTAAACAATCAATCATTTTATTATCATTAAAACGATTGTATATTCTTTCCCAGTTTTTGTAAAGATTGCGCATAAACTTACTAACGTCTTGTTCAGTTCTGTCTGTTGCCTGTCTGTAATCGGCGTGCATCATTTCATTCTGACCGTGCCAACTGATTGCAACGACTTTACCGTATGGGAAAATTTCACATTTAAGATATATGTACTTTTTTCGATCTTTAACTGGGACGCAAACAGAAAACAAATACAATTCACCGCCTTCTTTGTTTCTGTTAGGTAAAACACATATTAAGTTTTTTGGCTCAAGAAACATATCAATAATCTTACAAGAAGTTTCTTTTGTCAAATGTTCATTGTGCATAAAATCACGGTTCTTATCTCTGTCTGCAATTTCAAATCTATGAGCTTTGATAGCTTGTTTGATTTTTGCAACAGCAGATGCAGCTTCTTCAGGAGTATGATGTCTTATTGCATTTGCTTTTGTTTCAAGCAGTATTTCAAGAAAAACTTTATCGTTCATAGTCTTTAAACTAAATTATATATTTAGTTGGAGGTTGTATATGAAGACAGAAGCGGAGTATTGTTCTGTTATAATTCATTCACTTAATGAAGCAGGCATAGGATATAAGATCCCAGACGCGTCCGGTCAATTTGCTGCAACAATCAAAAGATGCTTTGATATTATCGGAAGAATTGGTGAATGCCCAGTTTACTTGGAAGCAAAGTTTAATAAAAAGATGGCAGCTTGCTCAATGAAAAGGGTTGAGGAACACCAAGCATCTTACCTTGATGAGTTTGCAAAAATCCCAAATGCAATGTGTTTCCTTGCTTGGGGCATTCAGGTTGCAAGAGGCGACTGCCGTTCTTATGTTTTTGATTGGAGGGCAGTGTCAGAGTTGTATAAAAAAGGATATTCATTTCACATCAAAGAATTGGAAAAGTTACCTTATAATGAAATACATAAAAGCACATTTCAATTTGTTAATATCATTACAAAAGAAGATATTATAAAAGCTTGTGGGGATATTTATGATAAAAGCTAAATACGTTTGTCCTGAATGTAAAAAAGAAGTGATTGTAAAATTTAAGGCAGGAGAAACTCCTGCCTGTCCAAAATGCTGTAATAAAGATATGATTCGCCAATACGGCACAATCAAACTAGGTGATACAGTTGATGAACAAATGATTCACCTAGCTCAATCAATGTTGTATTCTTAAAGTCCCTGTCTTTCAGGTGCAATATCATCCCAAATTTTTTCTGCCTGATCTTCAAAGCCGTATTCAAATAACTCACTTGCAAGGTCATCAAGTTCTTCGTAAGATGCATCACCACGATTGAAAATATTGCTATGTAAATCGAGGAAGTCTTCACCGCCATCCAAGTTTCTAAGGTCTGTAGCAATATCATAAATCAAACCTTTAGAGTCATAATGTGCACTTTCTTTAAGGAAACTTTCTACAAGTTTGTTGTCTTCAACCTTTTTTGACTCATTAAGAGGTCCAAGAATTGCATCTGGGTCAATCTTCAAGTAACGAGCCATCTCTGATTGTGTAATACCGTGATCTTTCAAAATATCACCAATATCAAGTGCAGAGTACAAAGTTGCTTTTGTTACCCCAAGTTCATCTGCAATTTGTGGAACTGTCTTTTCTCCAGTCAATACTTTTGCAATAACAGTTTTTCTTGGTGTTGAGATTTTCTTTGAAAGAGGCTCATTCATTCTTGGGTCACGACAGAAATCTTTCCAGTCTTCAAGGAAGTCTGCGTCGTGTTCGTCTTCAGCGCCGCCAACCATTGAGTCCCAAGCGTTTCCTGTTCCTGCGCCTTTGCTTTCTGTTTCAGATGTCATACCGTCAGGATTTATTGCACCTTTTGTTGGGTCGTCATCTTCTTTGTTGTTGTATGAAATTGCTTCAGCTTTCAAGTAGCGTCCCAAGTAATACTGGAAGTTTCCAATTTTCATATCCTGATATTCATCTGGATTGAAAGCTTTAATTGCTTTTTCAAACGCAATATAAACCAAAGACAAGAAGTCGCCAAATTCGCCGTTGGCAATTCTCATTTTGATAACTTTCTTTGAAGCTTCTTTTCCAATGAAGTTTGTCCAGAAAGTATAGAAAATCATTTTCTTACATTTGTTCAAAAGGAAAATTTCAGCATCATCGTCGCCTTCTTTTGCGTCAAAGATTGCTCCAAGTATGTCATCCTCATATTCGCGAGCTTTATCGGTCATAGCGAAAAGTTCATCAAATTGAGAATTCAAAGCTCCGTAGTTATCTTCCTTTGCTTCTTTTATCTGTTCAGCCATTATAGTCTCCACTAATAAAATAATTAGTGGAACTTATATTATCTTTCGTGGGTTATTATAAACAATTATTTTATGTGGCTTGTTTTTTGATTGACACAATATAATGTCGTGTTTTGTGCCTCTACTTTGGCCGTCCCATAAAATAAGACAGTAATCACATTTGTCTACCATCTCAATGTTACGCTTAAAGCCTGCCCACGCACCATATTTACCCCATTCAGCAGGAAAATCCCAAGTAAGAACTTTATGTTTATCTGCCCAATCTTTTGCAATCTTATCAACACCACGAGCAAGGCCTTGAATAATTACAAAATCTCTATCACCTGTCCCATATTTTGCTTCTTGGTCTTTATAAATAAACTTAAGATACTCTTCTATTTGATGCTCAATCCAAGGCACATCAGTAATTGTCCTTGAACCGCAAACCATTACTCCAACCATTGTTCACCTTACTTTTTCATATGTTCAAGGATATGGTCAGTAGGCTGCAATTCACAAGCTTTAACAACTAAACCATCAGCAGGACAGCCTGCTCTTTCAACTCTTACTTTTGAACTGTCTGCAAAAACGTAATCTTTATTATCAACATCATCGTGAACTCTGATTGCTTTCATTCCAATTGAACCTACGAATGTTCCGAAACCTGTCATCGAGTGCAAGTCAGATGTATCTGAACCGTCACGATATACTGAGTAAAGAACTGGGTCAGGTTTTGCTTTTTGCCCTTCAGGTGAGTCAAATGTTGAGTCAGGACACTCATTAAGAAATGTATCAATTGAAGCAAGTCGCGCTTGAAGAGAAGCAAAGTCACAAGTTAACAAAAAGTAACCTCTTTGTCCGCCTTCACGACAATTTTCTTTTTTCTTTATAAACATATATTCTCCCTAGCACCGAAATGTGCCATAATCTTATATTTTATATTAACTAAATTTTTATGTTAAAAATCATAACAGCAAATAACGAATATTACTTATATGACGACTACGACTTTTATGGTCCTTACCATTCAATCGCTGACGCAACTTTTGCAAGGCATACTCTTTCAAGACAGCACAAAATTTCATTGGAAGAATCTGCTCAACTTTTAGGATATAAGTTTATCACTAACTTGTAAAGTATCAGAATAACGCATTCCAGTCATCATCAATCTCTACGTCATAACGATACAATAACTTTACATCTTTATAAATATATTCTTTTCGGGGTGCGGTTATTATAAGACAATCGTCAAACTCTTCAATCGTAAATGAGTTATAATCTTTTGAAAAGTTCCAAGGGTTATCATCATATTTACTTTGTATAGCAATGTAATCATCGCCGCATTTGAGAGTTGAGTAACCCTTAATATAATTTTCAGGCTTTACAAATGTTGCAACCCATTTACCTAAAATGTTTTCTTCAAAAGCAAGATGGACTTCTCTGAGTTCATTCATAAATCTGCCTCTCATAGCTTCTTTCAAACTCATATTGTAAACGGCTCATTTCTCCAATCCCTTGGAGATATTTTCTTTTCAAGCTTGTCCATTCTCTCAAGAAGTTTTGCAATAATTTCAAGCATAAACCAATCGGGATTCATATTACCATTAGGATGCGCATTATTTGCATCATCAATAATCTGTTGTGCTTCGTTCAATTTTTCTTGATGATACGCTTCTTCCGCAGCTTTCCTTTCTGCTTCTCGCAATTCTTCAATTTTTGGCTCAACGTATTGTTTCCAATTTTTACCGTCAACATCAGGACTTACTCGAGGTCTTCCCATATAGTCGTAATTACTTAAAGCTTCTTTTGCAAATTCAAGAGCATCTTCTTCAGTAAAATTGTCATTAAGTTTTCGAAGATAACAATGGCGGCAAAGTCCTTTGAAGCGGTCATTCATTTCCCAAACAAAAGTATGTCCTTCTGCTTTATAAAGGTCACCGCATTCTTTACATTTGATTGTTTTTTCTTTTTTCTTCAAAAAGACCAAAGAGATGCTTGTCAACTCCATCAATATTTAATTTATAAGCCATTACTGTTCCTCTTTTTCTTCAAAGTCCTACTAAATAAAAAATCAAGGAATAGTAGGATTATGAATTATCGCAAATTATATATTAACATTATAACTTATGCAAAATCACAAAACAGATATAAGGGTGATGGCAATTATTATGAGAGTCATCATATTTTGCCAAAATCTTTATTCCCTCTTTGGAAAAATCGAAAGTCAAATAAAGTTCTATTAACAGCTCGTGAACATTTCTTTTGTCATCAGTTACTAACAAAAATATACCCTTGCAACGAAATGTTTTTTGCGTGTCACGCTTTTGTTTCAAGACCAAATGCAGATTATAGAATAACTTCAAGAGAATATGAAAGATTAAAAATTGAATTCGTAAAAAGAATGCGTCCCATATCTATAGCGTGCAATACGGGTAGAAAGCATACGCCTGAAGCTATAGAAAAAATAAAAGCTGCAAGACTTAGACAAACACTCTTGGGAAGAACAAATAAAGGATGTAAGTGGTCAGATGAAGCAAAAGCAAATATGAGCAAAATAGCAAAAGCTCGTATGACTCCAGAGCTTAAAGAAATTATCAAAAACAAAACAAGACTAACTTGCGCTAAAAGAATTCGTAATATAGAAACTGGAAAAGTGTTTGACTGTATAACAGACGTTAAATTATGGCTTGGTAAAAACGTTCAAGTATCAAATATAGTTGGCAGCATAAAAGGAAGAAAACATTACGCATATAAAAACCCAGATACAGGAGAGCCCCTGCACTGGGAGTATTGTTAAGATTCAGAAGATTCTTCATCTGAAGACCTATCATAAGGCCGACGTGGCTCGCCGTTATCGTTTAAAACTGGGGTCATTTTCATAATGTCTGGGTCAAATAAATACATTCCCAGTGCACCTATGCGCCCCTGATTTTGTTTAAGCATATGCATTTCACAGTAGTCTGGAAGGTCTTCCCAAAGTTCTTTGTCTTCGATATAAAGTTCAGCATAATACTTTGGTCTGAACAAACCTACAGCCCAACGAACACGCTCAAGAAAGGCACCCGCATTTTTAATTTGATTTCTTACAGGACGGAATCTGTTCAAGTCATCAAGATCATCAATATGTTGTGCTTCACCTTCACCTTTACGATTCATCTGAAGAACAGCAATGTAGTGGAAGCCAAGTTCCTTTGCCATTGCATTAAGGACGTTGATTGCAACTTCAATACCCTGTGCAAAGTTCATACCCTTTTCATCAGTAATCATAAACTCTTTAATCATTGAAAGCAAGTCGAATACAACAACCATATATTCTTGGCCAATGTCCTGCTGAAATTTTTTAATATCCTGCTTAACCTGTGTTAAAGATATGGAAGCACATTCACTGAAACGGAAGTTTGGATTTTGTTTCAATACTGCGAACTGATTTTTGATTTCTTTCTTAACCATCTCAAACATTTCTTTGTCAGGAGGATTGACGATTGTGTCCATATCAATCCCTGTGTTCAAAGCAATGTCACGGTCAAAAGTATCCATAAGTCCCATTTCCAAAGAGTAATACATTAAAGGAACTCTTGATACCATCATTCTGTTAATCAAGTTCAAACACCAAGCAGACTTACCCATACCTGTTGCTGCGGCAATCAAACCACCACACCCAGGAGCAGGTCCATACTTTACATACTTATCAAGGATTGGGTCGCCGAACAAATACTGCTTACCGTTCTTACGATCTTCGAAGTTTTCTATATATGTTTTTTCAACATCTTCGAGAGTCATAATACGCTGCTTTCTTGTAATCGGCATCAAATCACTTTCGCTTTCATACAAAAGTTTTTTGATTTTTTCGTTTACTTCATCACTGCGAATTGGGTTTTCTGAAACAAGTTTTCTTACTTCATCAAGACGCTTAAGAGCATTTACAGACATCTTTGTGTCCTGTAACATTTCAACTGCGTCTTTAATAACAACATCTTTATTTGAATTGATACCCGCTATAGCTTTGATAACATCAAAAGTAACATTGATGTTTCTTGCTGATGCATCCTGAAATAATGCCTGAGGAGTAAGTGGGATATTATTGTTTGTGAGTTTTTCGATTGAGTCAAAAATGTCTTTGTAAGTCTCGTGGACGAACAAGTCTTTTTCAACGCCTGTTACTTGAAAGTTATCTTTATTTACATAAAGGGCGTTAAGCAATCTCATTTCCGCAACATTTACGGAAGTCTGCTCATCTAAGTTTTCAACTTTTGAATTCATATATTTAAATTAACCTCAAATTAGAATAAGCTGCCCGTAAACTCGACAGTTGTAGATTGCAAATAATTATCCAAGAACTGAAGATAACAATTATGTAACTTAACTTCTCTTTCAACAAAGTCTTGAATTGAATGAGAAAGCCCGTTTGACTCAATGTCTTCAATCTTTACATTACTTACAAATAAAATGCCTTTATTCAACTGACCTATTCTTTTACGAATCCAAGAGTCAAGAAAGGACAACATAAAACCACTTTTATAAAGTTTCATTTTTTCTTTATCAAATGACTCATCAACAATTATAAGATCAGTATTCTCAAGCTTTTCAATTTTTGCAATTGCTTTTTCTTTTCTTTCTTCATTGAAGTCTTCAGCATCCATAAGTGTATGTATCAAATCATTCATCAATACATATCTTACTGAAAAGCCTTTTGACAATAAAGACTTACCTACCCAAGATGCAAGTGTTGACTTTTGTGTACCGTTTGGTCCATACATATAAACCATCAACTTTCTTACTTCAGGATTAAGTTCAAATTGCTTTACATAATTTACTAAACGGTCTTTATCCGCTGCGGACTTTGTACCCACATAAGAACGAGGTGAATAGTTGAAGTGGCGCATATCAAATCCGTTATGTTTGTACTGTCTCTCTAACTGACTTTCTGCAACCCACTTCTTGTGGCAATCACACTCCGTAGCGACCTGAAAGAAACCTGTCGGGTCAGTTTTGTATATGTACCCGTCTTTGCATTTACCACAAGATTTAAATTCCATACTTAATTATTCCACCAATTGTTTCTTTTTGCTTCAGAGAAAGCTGTTCTCTCTTCAAAAAGTTTTTTAAGATCATCATAATGACGGTCATAAATGTGCATTGAATCTGATGTCCAAATAATTGTACCGACTTCAAGGTCAGGATATGTTTCCTTCAAGTCTTCATACATATTTTGATATACAAAACAATTCCAAGAAAGGTCAGAACAAATGAAACCATAACGAACATCGTTACTTCTCATATTGTGAACCATAAACAACCTGTTATCACGAATAAAGAAATGCGAATACATTGTGCAAATCATATCGTGCATCCCTTCTCTTTTGTAATCTTTATAAATTGAAGGACGGTTGTAAACAATAATTGCATTACGAGTAGTCTTGTCTTTCTTCAAAACATTCAAACACTCATCATACTGACTTCCATTTTCTTCACTGAAAACACACCAACCATAATTTGAATTAACTTCTTTCTTATCATCTTTTGTGCAGCAAGACTGCCAAGTTGGGTTGCTTTCAATCCCTTCGTGTCCTATGATTGATAAGTCCATAGACTTGTACCAATCAAGTTCCGACTTTACATAATTCTTCGGTGTCTGAAACATTTTGTCGATATAAACATAAGGTGAATATGGGTCAAGCTGAATAGTCTTTGCAAGAAGTTCGGCATAAGAAGACTGTCCTTCAACCTGTGAAGCATTTGCACCTGTCTTTACGACATCATCGTTCATAACTTTTCCGTATAAAGGCCAAAGAAGTTCATCTCTAATAACTTCGTCATTATGACGATTAAGTTCAATAGGCTCTTCTACTTTAAATTTTCTCATATTGTTATATTAACATAAAAAGGGAGCGGCGTTCGTTTTAAATTGCCGCTCCCGATAAGGAGTATGATAAATTTAATTGATTTGCTTAGTAGTAGTTTACAAGCTCGCCTTTCAAATATCTGACGTGACGACCTTGAATTGTTCTTGGCTCGCAAGTCATATAAGCTTCAGTAAAGGTAAACTTACCGACATTTTCTTTGCCGTGATCTTTTGCAAGTTGAGTAAAATACTGTGCAAACTTGTCGTTTACAACATAGTTATTACCAACTTCAAAGTCTTTGTCACCGTTCTTGTTGTAATAAGCAGCGACTTTATCTTTTCCTTTGAAAAGGAATGAGTCCTGTCCGAAACATTCAACATCAGTTGGGTCACCTACAAACTCGCCTGCTTCATTTTGCTGAACAGGGTCGAACTGAATAAGCTGCAAACCGAAGTTGAACAATTCATCTTCAGACTTTATATCTTTATCTCTTCCGACTGGGAAGATTATCAAAGAGTCTTCGTAAACCTGTTTAGGTGCATCAGAGTCAGCGCCTTCAATATATCCGCCTTTTACTGGGATAAAGCTGAACCCGTTATTTTTTACAATGTCTTTGAGCTTTGCAAATCTTGCTCGATTTTCTTCCTCAGAGCATTCGTTTCTGCTTGATGAAACAATTACATAAGGAAACTTTTCAAGGTTGTTGAAGACACGGTTAAGAGAACGGCGAGATGCTTCCTTGAAAGAAGTATAGCCATCAAGACGACCGCTGTAAATTGGCTCTCTTCGAACATCTTCAAACTCTTCAAGTATCTTTTCCATATTTGACTCCTTTTAGTTAGTCAATATCACCCCATAATTCAGGATGCTGCTTCATCATCTTTTTTGCGTTAGGACCCAAACTCCAAAGTCGGGTTTTTTCACTGTACTTCAAAACTCCGATACGTCTAAGATGGGCAAGCTGACAATTGTTCACACCGTTTACACGACGTACTTGAATCGATCTTTCTTTGGCTCTACTCCAAGCACTTGCCTTTATGTAAGGCTGAACACCCATCTCTTCATTTATCTGGGCTCGGTTTTGTGGGCCGAGTACATAAATCATATTAACAATTCTGAAAGTAAGCGATGTGCTTTTAATTCTTGGACAAATCATATCTTAACTCCTTATTCTACAATACCGTCTGTCTTGCTGAACTTATTGAATACTCTTGCAACTTTTGTAAGAGCAGCATCAACATTACCGTTGTCAACTCTTACCTGAAGGATTGCACCCGTGTTTACAAAGCAAACATCAATCGCATCAAACTTTTCCCACTTTTCTTCTGGGATATAATTTCCTTTTTCATCGTAGTTCAAAAACTCAAACTCGATGTGAATATTAGGAAATCTTGGGTCAACATAAGTATAACCTTCTTTGCGATTTTCAAGATATTTCTTAAGCATTCTTCCTGTCATAATCTGCTCCTTGTTTTCGATTTACAATAATAATATAAAGCAAAAAGGACGGAAGTTTAATTCCGTCCTAAATATTTTTAAATTATTTTGTAATCAAATTACGCAAAATGCTTTCCGCAGCAAGGGCAAACCTTGAATGAGTTTGGTGAAAGTTGTCCACAACCACCGTCGGATGAAGGACAATCAAGCAATGCAGGAGCATTCTCTGTCCATTCAACGTGGTCGAGTGAACCGTCAGCCTTAAGTACTACGTCTTTGATGTAAGATTTTTCTTCATCAGTAAGTTCAGCGTATCCCTTAAGAACTGCAATCTTTTCAGCGCTCAAACCTGTTTCTGCTGCAGCAACTCTTCTTACAGGAGCAGCTTCCTGTGCAGGAGCACTTTCCTGAACTGTTTCCATCTTATCGAAAGAAGGAACATCAGCAGGATTGTCTACTGGGATGTCAGTAGCTTCAACTTCAACCTTTGCAGATTCTGCAACAGTTGACTCTGCAGCCTTTTCATCTTTCTTAGGATGTTCAGCCTTCCACTTTGCTGACTCTTCAGCAACAAGACTCTCCAACTGCTTTGCATAGTCTGTATCGAAAGCAAGGTCAATCTTCTGAATTGATTTGAACAAATGCTTCTTAATTGTGAAGTAAGAAGTTGGCTGGAAGTTCTTGTCAAGGTCATAACGCTGATATGACAACTCTTCATCAGTCAAATCATTTTCAAAAGAAATGTATTTATACTCTGATGCATCAATACCCATTGACTTATCGAAGCCGGCTTTAACTGCTTCAGGTGTTGCAGAAACTGTACCATTGAAGAGGTTGTTTACTGTATCAGTACCGTCACCTGTTCTTGTGATAACAACATCGAAGTGTTCCCAACCTACCTTAAAGTTCTTACGAAGCTGTGTAAGTGGACCGAAGAATCCGTATGCAGGTACACCCTTTTCAGCATACTCTGTTGGCTTTCCGTCTTTTGTCACACCTTCCTTTACGCTCTTTGAAAGAAGCTTTGTGTGTTTGTTTGTTTTACACCAATCGTCGCGGCGGTCAATACAGTTGATAAGCAACATCTCAGGAGCTTTCCAACCACGAGCACACTTATAAGGCCATTCACCATCTGCAGAAGTATAACCACCCTTCTTAATCATTTCATAGATTTCAGGCTGATCTTCTGCGTGGATTTCAACGCCCTTCTTCTTTCCTGTCTTAGGGTCCTTAATCCATTCTTTCTCAAGAACCTTATCAACGATACGCCAAATCAAATGGTCTGTCTCTGGGTCATCGCCACGAAGTGGGAGATAAAGATAGAAAGGTTTACCATCATCACCTTTGATTTTTGAGATGTGCATAAACTTCATATCTGTTGGATTTTTGCGGTGGGCGAGAGGATCTTCCTCAACGAAGTTTCCTACGAAACGAACGATTGTAGGATGCTCTTTTGACAAGCCGACATACTTGATGTCGTCGTAATCGTTGCTGTAATTTTCAGCAGCTTCTTTTGCAGCTTTCTTATCAGCGGCTTTCTTTTCTTCGCTGCTAAGCCATTCATTGAATGCGTCATCGTCTTCTGATGATGCTCTTGAGTACATTACTTCATCACTCATTTGTTTCTCCTATAGCTCTTTGAGCTCTTAATTTATTTTAAACCTCATTGAGGTTATTTACTTAAATAATATTAACACTTTGTGCTGTTGCATAATTAGTGGCATATTAAATTTTGTAAACCTCAATACCGAAATCCTGCAAGTTCTTTGCACCGTCTGGCATTCGGTCATAAGCTTCGGCGTAAAAAACTTTCTTTATATCTGATTGTGCAATCATCTTTGCGCACCCTGGGCAAGGACAAGTTGAACAATAAAGTTCCAAATTTTCATAACTGTCGATTGATGTGTTGCGGCCAAGTTCAAGTACAGCATTCATCTCGGCGTGAACTTCATAAGCTTCAGAGAACTGATGATGTCTTGTACTGTAATCTTTTGTAAGACGATCTTTTACTGTAAATACTTCATCACAATTCTTGAAACCTTTAGGCGTACCGTTTACACCTGTTGAAATTATACGATTATTCTTTACAATAAGACAACATACCTTGAGGCGAGTACAATGTGACATAGCTTTCAAAGACTGTGTTGTATCAATAAAAGCTTTCTTAATTCGCCAATCGAAAGAAGCCTGCTGAATACCTGACTCATTAAGATGAACACAAGTAATTGCTGCTTCTGGGTAATCTTTTGCAATATTGATTAAGAAGGGGTTTTGAAAGTCGACTGGAAAGTCTGACTTTACCTGATAAGTGAAGGCAACTGGGTTTTCTTTTATTGACTGATCTTTCAATAATTCCTCAGTACCATCTGCATAAGTGACATAGAGATTTTTCTCCACCATTAAATGTCTCCTATTTTATATCTTTAAGTTTTGTTGTTTTTATATTAACAAGTCCTGCAAGTCCAGCAAGTGACTTTCTTGTCCATATTTTACCTTTTTTATCCTGTGCGGCATAAAAAGTTGAACCCATAACTGTAAACTTGAACAAAGTTGGATAATCTTCATTTCCGTCAATCTGTTTGAAATTTGTCCACGCTTTTGAAATTTCTTCTGGCTTAAGCATTTACAAGTGCCTCTTGAATACCCTGTGAACCGATGATACGACCTACAATGTTATCATAACCTTCTTTTGTCCCGTCATAAGTATCATATTCATATTTGTTTGCATCAAGAAATTCTTTTACTTCAGTATCAATACCTTTTGCTTCGTCCTCTGTTTGAAAACGGCCATTTGCATTGTAAGGCTTTATTCTCTTTAAGAAAATGTTACAATTTGCATCACCATACTTGTTGAACTCTTCTTTGATTGCTTCTTTCAATTTTGGAGATGTTTCTGGCGCATACAAGGCACCAAGCAAAATTGGTGAGTCGGTAATAATTACATCAACTTTACCAAAGCAACGACTGATTTTGAAAGCCTGTTTGCCTGTTACATAAAACTGATTTTTGAATACTTCAGAATTGTCTTCCCAAACTTTGTCTTTTGCAAACTCTGAAACATATTCACAGTCAATTCCTGCAAGCTTCAACTGTGAAAATATATAAGCTGCTCCTGTTGACTTTCCCATCCCTGGGCCACCAAAAAGATTTATAATGATTGTGTTTTTCATATAATTAAATTAACACAATTTTATCTCAAAACGAATTTTTGAACTATAATGGAGGGAATAAAAAAAGAGAAAAAATAAGAGTAAATTTATAGAAATTGAGCCAGAAAATTGCCACATCTTTAGTGTGGCAAATGAATGGCTCTAATATAATCTTTCTAAAGAAAAGATACTAATTATGTAGTAACGAAAAAAGGAAGTACTAGCAATACTTCCCTTCTTCTAAACAAACACAATTAATAAGGAATTGCGAATGTCTGATAAATTAGTCGTATTTCACGAAGTACAACATAAAGTTCTCAAAATAAGAATCTATCCAAATCAAGACCAGACTATTCTCATCAATAAGACATTCGGTAGTTGTCGTAAACTCTATAATGAACATTTGCAAGAAAGAAACGAATTTTACATAGACAACATTCTACCAATTCCTAAAGAAGAAAGAAAAGCTAAATCAAAAGAAATCTACAAAAACTTCAAGCCTAAAACAGAAAAAGAATGGAAAATCATATATCCTTATATGAAAGAAGTTTCTTCTTGTGCATTGCAGCAAGCAAGAATGGATTGTGACCAAGCTTTTGTAAACTTTTTCAAATCAAATAATGGCTCAAGAAAAGGAAAATCTGGATTTCCAAAGTTCAAATCAAAACATAATAACAAACAATCTTACCGTGAAGTAATGGTCTCAGACAATAACTTCTACTTTGAAGAACGAAAAGTGAAATTGCCAAAAGTTGGATTAGTTTCATTCAAAGACAGAAAATTTCCTACTTGGTGGAACAGAAAGACAAAACTATGCTCAATGACTATCGAAAAAAACTGCTCAAATCAATACTTTGTAGCAGTCTTGTTTGAAGTACAAAAAGCAGTTCACAAAATAGATAACAGAAAAGACTCGATTGGTATGGACTTTAGTCCTGCGGAAATGTACATAAATTCAGATGGGAAATCTGGAAAAGATTTTGGATATGTAGCACAAAAACAAGCACATCATAAACAATTACGAAAACTTTCAAGACGATTAGCTAAAAAGCAAAAAGGCTCAAATAATCGAAACAAGGCGAGAATCAAGCTTGCAAGATTAGAAGAGCATATTGTCAATAGCAGAAAAGATTGGATTGAAAAAGAGTCATTACGATTAGTTCGTTCTTATGAAAAAGTTGTTGTTGAAGATTTGAACTTGAAAGGAATAAGCAAATTCCTAAGAAACGCCAAGAATATGAATGACACTTCTTGGGGAATGTTTGTTTCAAGACTCCAAGCAAAAGGTGAAGACAATAACTGCAAAGTCATAAAAGCTGACAGGTATTTTCCTTCTAGCAAATTGTGTTCAAAATGTGGTTGGAAATATGAAAATCTTACTTTGGACATAAGAAAATGGACTTGTTGTAATTGTGGAACACATCACATTCGTGATGTAAATGCCGCAATCAATTTGAAAAACTATGTACCGATGGAAGGTCGGGAACTTACGCCTGTGGAGAGTGATAAGGTCAAAAGCTTAGCGTTGCTTGCTTTGCAAGTTGGCTCACTCAATGAAGCAGGAAGCACTACAGGCGACTCGGTGCAAGAATGTGCTAAGGCTTTAGCTTAGCACAGGCTTCAATTACTAAATTTATATGAAAATATTTTTGAAAAACTTTATTATTTTTTGTGTAGGATTTACTCTTTATCAATGTATTGAAGGCATTTGGAAAACAATTGGCCCAGGGATGGGAGGAGTTGAATGCTTTTTGATGGGAGTACTTGGTGGCCTTTCATTATTATTGGTCGGTGGTCTTAATAAGAAGTTGACTTGGGAAATGCCTTTTTGGTTGCAATCAATTATTGGTGGTCTTATAATTGTTTCACTTGAGTTTGTGACTGGGTTGATTGTAAATAAATGGGCTTGTCCTGCACTCGGAAGACCTATCGTTTGGGACTATTCAAATATCCCAGGGAATATCTTAGGTCAAATATGTCCTCAATTTTTTGCAGCTTGGGTTGTTCTTGCAGCTGTTTGCATCTTAGTTGACGACTACCTAAGATATAGAGTCTACGATGAAGAAAAGCCTCATTATGTTTGGTGGTGGAAAAAATAATTATTTTGGTAAAATCAATCTTGAATCCCAACCAAATCGAAATCCTTTTTCTGATGAGCTTGCGTGTTTCTTGATATATTCCATTAGGAACTGATGGCATCTTGTGTTGCCTTCAGCTTCCTTTCGCCACTGTTCTGCTTTTTCAAACATATCTTTTTCAAGTTCAACTCCGATGTAATTGCGGTCACAAAGATATGCTGCAATCCCTGAAGAACCTGAACCCATAAAAGGGTCAAGAACTTTTTGTCCTTTAAGAGACGAAACCATAATCAATTCAGTAAACAATAAGACAGGCTTTTGGCAGCTGTGTATTTGTTTTTCACCGACATTATTGTATGCAGGCGGCGTAAAGAATGAAACATTACCAAGTCCTGTCCATCTTACTCTCATTCCTGTCGATTGGTCGAGCGCCCAACCTCTTGGCTTACCGTCCTTTACATAAGGAACGATAACTTCCCGCAAATATTCAACTGCATTCCAAGTATATTTTGTTGGGTCTTTTGTCAAATGCATAATCTCTTCGCGTTGTGACTTAAGTTTATGTGTTGCACCTCTTCCTTTAGGTCGACAATAAACCATCGCATTTTCCCAATGATTGAATAAGCCGCTGCGGTTAACACATTTTATAACTGTTTCAATTTTTGTTATGCCATAAAACATCCACATTGAACCCGTAGGCTTTAACACTCTTTTGCATTCCGCCAGGAATTTGTCAAGGAAACCCTCGTATTCTTCATCAGACATTTTATCCCAGTCAGAGTTTTGCATATGATTTGAACCATCAAAAGAAATCCCATAAGGGCTATCGGTACATACTAAGTCAATGCTTTCATCAGGGATTGTTTTCATATACTTAAAGCAATCATCATTTATATATTTTATTTCTTGCATCTTCTGTTCTCCCACATTTTTAAAGCTCTTTGATGTCTCTTTTCTGCAGCGATGCCCTCTCTTTTTTCAAGTAACTTTTTATAGTAATTATTATCCTTATCAGGATCATAAAAAGACCAAAATTGTTTATTACACATTCTTTCTTCGTGTCTGCAAGATTCACTAATGTGATTATGTTGTATCCCTATTTTATCTTCAGCATCTCTTAAAGAAGGATATATTTTCATTGTATTAAGACATATTACTTTTTTACCTTGAAGTTCTTTATTTAATCTTTTGAAATCATTTTTTCTTTTTGCATAATCTCTTGAACTTAGCACAAATGGGTCTTGGTACCTTTTTGTATTTGACATACGATTAAATGCAGCCAACATTTTATAATAAACTCTTCTATCATTACCCTTCGTTTCATATATACGACATAATAACAAATGACAAAAGAAATGCTCTCGTGCAGTTAATAAAACAAGATTTGGATGTGATTGATTGTTTTTACAAAGATTTCGTTTACCTGTACCACCTAAACAAGTTGGCACTATATGATGAGCTTCATAATAAATATCATCTGTTTTGCTTCGATTTTCTGACTTTGCTTTTGCAATTATCTTATTATATATGTTTTCATAATTCATATATAATTAGTATAGTACCACTTAAAAGAGGATCTGTGCAAATTAAATCAATTGAGGCATCCTCAAGGGATGCCATTATTTTAAAACAATCGTCGTTTATATACATCCTAATAATTTAGTTTAAACTACTTTTGGGCAGCTGCATTCCTAGAGTCATCAAGTGACTTTTTGAAATCAGCCCAGTCCTGAAGAAGCTGACCGATTACTTTATTACCCTTAAACTTTTCAAGAGCTTTCAAAGAATTCTCGAATTTTGTCTGAGCGTCACTTGTATTATTTACGACATTATTGATTTCTTTTTGAGCATTTGCATCAATTGGCTGTCCCTGTCCTTGTGCAGCCGGCTGCTGTGTATTCTGATTTGCAGTTTGTGCTGTATTTTGTTCAGCAGAATTTGCAGTATTGTCTGCATTATTTGTAGTTGTACCGCCATTTTCTGCAGACTGTTCAGTGTTCTGTTGAGGTTGCGTTGTTTGCTGTTCAGGCTGAGCATTCTGTTGAATTGCTTGCTTTTTTGCGTTCAATGCAGCATTTAAGTTCTGAATAACTTTTAATGACTTCTTGTCATTCTTACCTAAAACCTGCTGAACACTTTGGTCATTGATTGCATTTGATACTGCCTCAATGTCTTTATCTGTAAACTGTTTCTGACCTGTTAAGAAAGGACGAACAAGTTGCTGAACACCTGCCAAAGCTTTCTTCGCTTTGTTGTAAAATGTCTTATTATTATTGTTTGTAGCTTCATTTAATGCATTAAGGTGTTTTATGATTAAAGAATCAGCAAGTTTTTCTTCATCAGGTACTTCTCTTGCACCGCCTTTTTCTGCAGGAAGTGATGATGGTTGTTCCTGACCTTGCTGAGGCTTTTGCTCACTTTGCTGTGGCTGCTGTTTTTGTAAAGCTTGCAACCCTTTATCACAAATGCCAATTGCCTTTGTAACGGCATCATTAATTGTCTTTGCAAGTGTGATGTCATCCATTGCATTTGTTTGTACATTTGTTTGTGCAGTCTGAGCATTTGTTTGAGCAGTTTGCTGTGCATCTTTTGCGGCAGCTGCATTTCTTTTTGCGTTGCCTGCTGCAGTACCGAAAGCATTTGCAATTGTTCTACCAACTGTTTTCAAAGCCTGTCCAACACCACCTGCTTCTTCTATTTTATTTGAGACTTCAAGAGCCTCCAAAAATTGTTCTGTATTCTGTTCCATAATATAATTAGTCTCCTTCTTATATATTCTCTTTGATAGTGATGTCTCTAAACTTAATATGTTGGTCGTATCTTACACCGATACGAATATATAAAATGCCTTCGATAGGCTTAGGACCGAAGGTACAATATATTTTGCCTTCTTTTGAGTCTTGAACTGCAAGACAACCTTGCATCCATTTATCATTGACACCAATACCATCATAAGGCTCTTTTGCATCAAGCCAATCTGTTGAACCTAAAACTTTAATATACATTGAGTCAACATTGAAAGCTTTTGTGTCTTTGTCTTGAGTTATATTTTCGGCATCTTCAAAGTTGATGAAAATGCCGTTTGCGATTTTCATATCATATTTCAAAGTTACATAACGCTTGCCACTCTTAGGACATTCACTGTAATCGAGTCCTGTCTTTATCCAAGATACATCAGAAAACACACCTGAAGTAATATATCCAGTGCCGTTGATTGAGAAGTCTTTTTCAGGCCACTGATACTTACCTGCGAGCATTTGCAATTCGTTATAGTTTCTCAAGTCTGTTTGAGGGTCCCATTCACCGCAGCTGTTTACAATCATTTGATTTTGAACTTCACCTGAGTAAACACGACGACTTTCATCAGAGATTGTATCAACACGGAAGTTGTAGTCAGCGTGGTGTTCGCCGTTTACTTCACCAAATATGTTATAAGTCTCAGCATCAATTCTTGTAACTTCTTGGTAAATGCCTTCAGGAATTACCAAGTCCTCTTTGATTTCAAGAGGAGGATTGTAAGCTGCATAAGTAAGTTCTGGGAATCTTTCATATTCAAGGCCAAATGCTTTCGTCTTTGAAATATGAGTTCCTTTTGTAAACTTCTTTAATGTTCTGTAATCAAGATGAGATGCTGTAATTATATCTCCCGCTCTAGGTGTTAAGATACCTGAAACATATCTATATCCAAAAGTAGCAGGACTTGTTGATAACACAATTCTTTCATTTAATAAAGTATCTTTATCCTGCTGCAACTCTTCACATACAACCAATTCATTTGAGAAGAAGATTGTTGAATTGTAAGTATATGACATTTTGAATATCATAGGGTAAATATGAGAAGATATAATACCTGACATTCCTTTTAATGTTGATGTAAAATGACACTTAATCTTTTTGAAAAATCCTCTTGCTGACAAAGAGTCAGGATAAGCTTCACCAGAATAATCAATTACCAAGCCTTGTGCAACTGGGTTATTTAAGTCTAATTCAATTCTTCCTACTTCTTGCCAAACACCATTAACACTTACAAGTAATCTTACAGTACCAAACCCAGGGTTATAAAATTCTGGGACATCAATTGTAAACTCATAATCGTCAAGGATAACGTGGTCGTAGTGTTCATTTGTCTTTATATCTGTTGCATCAAATTCTTTTTCACAAATAAAAGTTAAATCCTTGCCATCAAAAGTTGCAGGCTCAGGAGGTATCATTTTATTTATATCAACACCAATCTTACTAAGCTCTTGGTCAACATACTGCTTTGTTGCAACTTGTTGGTCTTTTTCAGGAGTATAGTCTGGGAGCATTTCCTGACGGCCATCTGTTGTAATCATATGTTCAGGAAGCTTGCGTCCACAATAACGATAACCTGAAATATAGAATGGCATATCATATTCAGGCATACCATCAGTAAATGAAAGGTAACCTACACCTATATCAACTGTCCACTTTTTAAGGCCAAAAGGAATTACATCACCATTTGCATCTTCGATTGTTAAATGCCATTCTTCATTCTGAATAACATCAATAAGTTTTTCTGAAAAGAAAACGGCGCGGTCATTTACTTTATCAACTTTGATATGATTAAACTTTTCAACAACTGGGACTGAACTTCCGCCGATTGCTGCATAATACAAATCGCCGCGCCAAATAAGTCCTTCAGGGGATGCAGGAATATATTCAGAGTCAAGCCATATTGATTTTGCATCAACTTTAGGTGATACTGTTTCAGGCTCCTCATACCAAGCAAGATTGTTATCTGTGTTTGATTTATTTTTTATAACATTCTTATATGAGGCTTCTGCAATATGTTTTGTATATTTATCTACGCTCATTGATTGACTCCTCTATCGATTTGATAAGAGCTCTTAAATTAACAGGCTTGCTTATCAATAATTTTATGTATAAATATCCTTCATCAACAATTGGGTCTTTACCAAAAGTAACCCATCTTCTTTCTTGTGTACTTCTGAACAAATCAAGACCATTGAAAATTTCTCTGTTGGACCAATGTCCAAAACCTGCATAAGGGATATTACAATTTACCCAACGAGAAAGAACATTTGAAGGCGCAACTGATGCATAAATTTCAATACCTTTTAATGTTCCGTTTTTATTTACTGGGTAAGACTTTTCTTCGTCATCAACAATGTCCATAAAGAAGTTGTTCATTCTAGGACAAGGGAATCTTAATGTTATTGTTTGTGTTGCAGGCTTATCACTGTAATCAGGCCCAATGCCAAATTGTGTATAATCAGTTTTACCAATAATTGCATTATGATCCTTTACCTGTGCCTCATCAAAAGGAAGCTCATCAGTAGGCACATATTTTTGAACTGCTTCAATAACGCCATCCTCAGGCGCATAAGGAGAAAGACCTACATAACGATATTCTTCTTCATCAGAGTAATCTATATTGATAAAGTCAGTTTCTTGTTCGATTGTTATACTTCTTGTAAGGCTTTTTACTTCTGCAACAAGTTTAATCTTTCCAAAGAAGTCGTCCATTGAGATTTCTTTTGTATCATAAATAAGTTGGCCATTGCTTAATTCATAAGCTTCACAAGGGATACTGTAACCTGCATCAACTATGATTGGGTCGACAGGAGCATACTTATTTTTGAAGTTCTTTACAATAAGTCTGAAAGCAATATCAATATCACCCTTAGATGCTTTTACGCCTGACACATAATTGTTATATGTAGGCTGCTTTACAATTTCAATTCTTCCTGAAGGCTCAAAATCATTATACACATTTACATAAACGGTATTTGATTTCCAGAAAATGTCTGGGTTATTTGCGTCTCTTTGAATAAAGTAAATCTTGTGAGTGCCTTCTGCAGCATCAGTTTCATAATCAAAAGAAAAACCTTTATAATAACCGTGAAATGATTTAAACTTAGGGTATGCTTCTCCAAAGTATGTTACATTGAAGTTGCCTCTTTTACCTTCTCCAAAAGATGTGTTCTCATCATCATAACAATTTAATGTTTCTACAAGGTTGTCATCAATGTAAGCTTCAACACGGCAGCCGTTATAAAATACGATACCATCAGTTCCTACAAGTATTTTATTTGAAGCATAAGATTTCTTTAATGATGTAACATCAAGAACCTCGATTTCTTCAGCTTTATTTTTAATATCAATTAAGTCAAGGCATTCAGGCTCTGTAGGCTCGATTGTCCCAACTCTGTCGTCTATGTTATCAATTGCATCTTTATAATCTTTTAAGAGTTGGTTAAATGCAATCAATACTTCGCCAACAGTCAATGACGACATCATAACCGCGCCGCTGTTGAAGTCTTGATTATCATTTGACTTATGAAGTCTTTGATTAGTTGCCCAAACATCAGCAATCTCTGGGTTAAGATCAGTGATGTCAGCCATCTTATGCTGATGCTTTTGAACATTTGTTGCGATTGCTTCAAGTTGTCCGTTCTTATTGATAATAATTGTTTCTTCATCAATAAGATTGCTTAAGTTCTGAACTAAAGTTTGATAAAGAGATACATTGTTGATAATGTTCTTTACAAATTCTTCAAGGTCTTTTATCTGTGAAGCAGTGTGTTGGTGATTTGCACAATCGCCGCCTTCGCCATTTAAGTAATCTGAAAGTATGTCTGGGTTAACACACAAACGACCTTCTCTATCGAATCCCAATGAGTTTTCATCAATGTCAACAGAAATAACTGAGCCACCTTTTGTAACCTCAACTTTAATGCCATCGCCTGGGATAGGCTTTATTTTTATAATTGACTCTTCAACTGTGTTAAGTCTGTTTTTTAATTGTGTAATCTCTGATGTGATTGCAGACAAATCAACATTGATTGTTCCACTACCTGAGCTGCTTCCGCCTTCTTCACCTTCAGGAAATCCTACTGCACAAAGTTGTCCAAATTCATTGATGCTGATTGTTTCTTCATCAAGTTTTAAGTTTGCAGATATTTTTCCTGTAGCTTGGTCAAACTTGAATTGAATTGGGTTGAGTGTATTATTTGTAAAGATTGTGCTGAGTTGTTTAGCAATCAGCTTGTTAAGATTGTCGTCAGTTATTGCTTCGAGTTTTTTGTAAACTTCTTGAGGCAAATCTTCATACTCAATGTCGCCTCCTGCAACTATATTTCCTGCATTATCAAGTCGAACTTTTGTGTACCAACCTGCATCTGGGACATTTGTATGTTTATCAGGATTGAAGCAAACTATACCGTCAGTGATACGCCAATAAGAGCGTTCTGAAAGAGTACCTCTTGACTCACAAATATAAACAAGCCAATGATCTTTTGTATATGTGGCACCGTTAAGCGCTCCGCTCTCTGTTATATAATATGCGGCAAAATCTAAATCTGTAACTGAAGGTAAGACACCTAAAGCAGGCGACCAAACACCATAGAAAGTATTCATATAAAATTAGTCGCCTGCTTTAAGTTTATTTGATTTTGAAATTTCTTGAAACGTAACGAACTGTTACCTGTGGATTGTGATAAGCCTTAAGTTCCTTAACCATATTTGTAAATCTTTCAAACTGACTGTCGATTACTTCAGCAGGGACATTGCTGCGGTCAAGGCCATTTTCAATATCGTCAGCAACGCGGTCTGCACAAAGCTGTTTATCGAAAGCGTCTTCCATAACAAAAGCTACAATGTCATTATGTGGAAAGCGTCTTGTAAGTTCTTTGATTGAATCTATATGCAAGTTTGTGTTTGAAAGAAATACATTAAAGCCGCCTGCAAGTTCAGCAACCATACGATTATCAGCAATCTTAAAAACTTTGTCGTTCTGTGACTGGTCTGAAACATTACCAAGCTCTTTTCTTATATTATCAAGATTGATTTCTGTAGCCTGAACGCCTTTTAAAAAGAAATCAGCAAACTTTGATTTTCCTGAACCTGAGATGCCCACTGTCAAATAAATTATAGGTCCCACTTTAAATCCTCCAATAATTTAGCAGCATATTTCAAAAATGCAAAAGGAAACTCTTTTTCATCAAAAAGAGCCCAGCCCTTAATGTAATCTTCCAAAACAATGTTTCCCTTTTCATCTTTTTTGTAAAGAAGATTACCCAGAAAGTCAACAGTTGCAAAAGTTCTATCGGGATATGCTTTTATAACATAAATTTGGTCAAAGTCGGTAAGATCATAATTTACAACATTACCTCTGTGCCAATCGACTTCTGTGTAAAATCTTATTTTATTCTTCTTTTCTTCCATAACCCGCCTGTGCCATTTTCTGTTTGTCAAAAACTGATTTACCATACCAAGACTCTTCTTTCCAAGTAATAAGATTGAAGTTCTTATGGTAATCATCCCAAACAAACACAAGGTAATTCCATTCATCTTGTGCAACATTGATTGAACCATCTGTGTTAAAATATGCAACCAAAGGATTTTTCAATAATGCTTTGATGTCAACATTGCCGTGGTCGCGTAAGCGTTCTGCGGCGTGTTTTGAGATATGAAAATTGTCAGCAATCTCCTGTCTTTCGGCAGGAGTCAGCTCTTCACCTCTGTACTTAATCTGCATCAACTTCCTTCCAAGCTTTGTAAATCTTGGGTCCCTGACGAGCAAACCAATCAACCATTTCCTCGTTTGTTGCCCAAGCATCAGCGGGATTTGAACTTTCGTCAAGCCCACTTTCCATCAAAAAAGCGTGGACAATTTCGTGCCTAACAACACGGCGCATATCAGTGTACTGATCTTTCAAAGAAAAGTCCAAGTTGCCAATTGTGGCCACTTTAGGGTTTTCAACAACAATCTCACGAGCAGGAGCGTTGGCATAACCTTTTGCTTCTTCGAAAGCAGGATCTTCATTTCGGTAAATGATTTTCCATTCACTTCCTAGAATGTTCAACTTTCTGACGATTTCGCCGTTTTCCATTTCAGCTGTTTTCTTCTTAGGCATTCTTAGTCCACCTTCTTTCCAGTTATTAACTTTCTGGCTTCTGTAGCAATCGTTTTAGCTTCGATTGAAGAAAAATTTTCTTCAGGAACGAATTGTTTCAAAACTGATTTCAAAGCAGCACGAAGCTTTTCGTTTTCTTCGTGCTGCTTCATCCAATGTTTCTTATAATAATTGATAACGTTTTCGTTATTAACCTTTTTAGACATATTCAACGTCTCCTCTTTCGATTGCTTCACGGATGTAATCTTCAGTTTTTGCAGCTTCATCAAAGTCTTCTGGGAGACCATAATAAGCGCCTTTTTCAGGAACATATACAAGCCCAAAAGCTTCAAGACCTACTTTCTCTTCTGCAAAAACATACATACCTTTCAACATAATCTTCCTCCTATTTTACTGTTATTCTATCCCACTTTGCAATGGACCCAGGGACCTTTGCCCATTCTTTACAAAAAGTCTTAAACTCTGTTGTTTCATCAGTTGTGAATTCATCAACAACCCGACTTTTCCAAAGAAGACTTCCATCGGGGCTGTAAACCACATACTGAACTTTGTCATTTTGGTGTTCAGCTCTTAAGACTGCCAAGGAAATTCCTTTTATAACAGCATCAACAATTGCAATCACACCAATCACTGCAAGAATATATACAAGAGCCATTACCAAACCTCTTCTTCAACGTTGTCGTGGAACTCAGCACCGAGTTCAACATAAGCCTGCATTACTTTCTGAACCTTTTCGTAAGGTCCTGCAGGGATGAACCAATCCTGTCCGTAGTCGATATAAAGGCCGACTTCCTTAGGATCTTCAGGATTGCGGGCTTCGTGAATTCCGTTTCTAAGGAGTGTATCAACATACCACCCAGGAGTCATCTGAACCCAAGTTGTTCCGTTTTTACGGGTCTGTCTTTCAAGAAGATGGGCTGTAGGCGCGCAAGGTTTATTCTGCCAATCTGTTTCAAAGATTGCAACTCCCCATTTTTCATCCACAAACTTAACTGCCTTAGCCTTCTTTATATCCATAAGTCCCTCCTTTTATCGAACTGACAATAATAATATAAAGAAGTCGGTTAAGAAGTTTAATTTTTCACTAAATTTTCATTAAAGTTAATATATTTTTAGAGGTTATTTTATGGGTAGAAAAGCCAAGTTGATACGAGTAAACTTTACTCCTGCTGAAAACGTCGCTGCATTTATTGTAGCTTTTGTTGATAATGAAAAAGAAGGATTTAAGAAAATTGTCAAAGAAGCTTATTCTAATTGGTCAACTGACAATAACATCAACTGGGAAGAAAAACAGCTTAAGGTTGTAACTGAGCTTTCTTCTTATTCATTTGTTGCAAATGTCGATCTTGATGAGAAGTATTCTGACTGGGAAGACTTTTATATCCTTCATTTCCAAAAAACATCTGATTATAGGGTCCGTTAATATTTATTTATGCTAATACTTAAGTCTCTTCATCTTGAACATTTTATGTGTATCACTGAGGCCGATTTAAATTTTGATGCAAACTGCATTATTATTGAAGGTGATAACGGTCAGGGAAAATCGGCAGTTATGGAAGCGATTGCAATTTGTCTTTCAGAAAGAAAACGCTCCGACTCTGTAAAAGAGTTTATTCAAAAGCCACACGACCACGCAAAAATTATTCTTGATTTAATTTATAACGACGAACAAATACTCTTTGATGTAAATCTTAATCATAAAGGCGGAACACCTCTTGAAAGAGATGTGTTATATAAAGATAAGCATTATATTAACTCTGAAGTAACTGATCTTATTAAAGAACTCGACTTTACATTTTATTCAGACATTATTATGCAAATGCAAGGACAAGATGATATTGCAACAATGACACCTGTTATGCGTCTTAACTTATTGCAGCGTCTTTTCCAATTTGATTTTACTGAAGAGATTGGGCCTATTCAAGAAAAGCTTGAAGAGTTTGTAAAAAACAAAACTTTGGATATTGATAAGATTGACTTCTTGGAGAAAGCAAATAAACAAAAAGACTCAACTTTGAAAACATTGAAAGAAAAAGACTTTTCTTTTTCAAAAGAAGATTACGATAATTATAAAAATGAACTTGATGATAAAAAAGCTCAGGTTGAAAAGTTGAGCAATGACTTGGATAAAACATTTGAAATCTTACAAAAGAAAACAGACATCCAAGGAATGATTGACACAATTGAAAATCAGCAAGCAGACATTGCACAAAAACTTCTTGACAATAAGAAAGCTGCTGAAGCATTAAAGAAGGCCGACTATCCAACACAGATTTCTTCTTTAGGAACTGGCGAAACAGATGCTATGATGAAGAAAGCTGCTGCCGAAGATATTATTAAAGCCAAGAAAAACGCAATCGCTCAATTGGAAACTTCAATCTCAAGTATCAATGTTCAGATAGGCGAACTTAATGCTGCAAAAAAGAATTGTGACCATAAGCTTGAATTGGCAAAGAAAGGCATTTGTCCTGAGTGTGGAAAGCCTACTGATGATATTGATGATGTAAAGATTATCAAAGAAAAAGAAGAATACGATGATAAGATTGGCGATGAAATTGAAAAGAAAGACAATCTTATTATTGAAATGAATAAGTATAAAGATGAGGTTGCAGCCCAGCGTAAGGAAATATCTGTTCTTGAAGCAAACATCTCAAGATTTGATACTGAAGCAAAAATGTTGGAGCAGCAAGAAGCTGCTGAAAAAGCAAAACTTATTCCTGAAGAAAAGATTAAAGAGTTTGAGGATAAGCTTAAAGAACTTGATGAAAAGGCAAAACCATTATATGATTTAATACACGACTATGATGACCAATTGAGTGACAGAAACAAAAAGACACTTGAGAAGTCGAAGTTGAAAACTGAAATCGCCGACCTTGAGAAAAAGATTAAAGACTCTGATGAAATTGCAGACCATAACAAAGTCGTTGAGCTTCAGAGAATGTCAATCAAAAATGAGATACTTGAAAATGAAAAGAACATTGAAGTTTTCAGAAACTTGATTTCAGATATTGATTTGAATGTTCAAACTTACAATGAAGTATTAAGAGTTCTTGATAAAGAATTGCCTAATTACCTTGTAGTTAAGACTTGTGCAAAGCTTGAAGCTGAAATGAATAACTTCGTAAACATTGTATTCCCAAACTTCCGTTTGAGATTGTTGCAATCAAGACGAGGTGTTGAGTTCTTTTACACAACTGACCCAAATGTTGATATGACTGATATAAAGAAACTTATCAATTCAAAAATGGCTTCAGGTTATGAAAAGTCAGTTCTTGGTCTTGCTTTTAAGGTTGCATTGTGTAAAGCTTACAATCTTTCATTTATTGCTCTTGATGAAATTGATGCTGCTGCATCTGAAGGTAATTCCGTTCTTACAATGGAATCTTTGATAAGTTCAAACATCTTCAATCAGATTTTCTTTATTACACATAAAGAAGCAACTCGTGACATCATCAAGTCATTAAGTAGTTCAGTTATATGTTATCATACTGAAAAAGGTGTATTCACAAATGAAGACGCAGATTAAATTGTGGTTTAAATTTAACAAGTACTCTTTTATCGAACTAGGCTGGTCTCTTGGGTCATTAGTTTGTGATATACTTATCGCCCATCATTGGTGGAGTAATTTGTTTACTCCACTTCATATTGTGTGGTGGGTTATCGCTGTGCCTTGGACATTGTTTGGACTTTATCGAGCTTTTGAGTCTTTCAGATCTTACAAGTATCGTATTGATGATTACTTAAAAGTAACTGAAATGTTCCAAAGATATGGCGTTAAGAAGAGCGTATTATACAACTTACAGCAAATACCTTGCTCCGCAACTGTTGCAGAGCAACTTATAAAAGATTGGGATGTAAAGGACGTTAAACTTTACACAGATGATTTATAATCCTGAGAATGCTTTTGTCATATCGTTCCAAGCATTACCTACATCAGTGCCTGCATTGTTTACGCTCTTAACATAAGCTTCACCACGATCTTTTGCCCACTTTTCTGCTCTTTTCATTGGCGTTTGTTTTCCCATAGCATAATCAATTGCAGCATCAATAAACATACCCATTTGTGATGTTACCCAAGTGCCTGCATCATCATAAGTATCAAGTTTATAAAATCTTTTGTAAATAAAGTCATAAGTAAAATTAACAGGACCTGCATTTTCTCTTTCAAACTTTATTGCATCTGATGTGCCAAGAATCTTAACATCTTCAAAAATAAATCTTTCGTCCATCTTATCAGTAAGTTTTGTTCTGAACTTAAAAGATGGTGTTGTTCTTTTTACAATTATGTCAAGTCTTTTTGTGGTTTTTAATACATTGAACAAGTCATCTTTCTTTGCAGGAGTTGATATAACTGAAATGTTTTTACTTAAAGCTTCAGTAACATAATTGAATCCTGTCTTATCAAAATGAAGATTTTTGAGGTCTTGTTTTCTTTTTGTATTAAGCTCCTCTTTTTCTTTATCAAGTTCTTCACAATGGTCATAATATGCTTTTGCGCATTCTTTACGCTTATTCCAATGGTCATATATATAAAGAGCTTCAAGATCCTTTTTGTATTCATCAACTTCTGCTTGAATCTTTTTCTTTTCATCTCGTTCAGCTTTAAGTTTTGCAAAAAAGCCTTCTGCCTTCTCACTATCCGACTTTTCTTTATTCTTTTTCTTCTTTGTATCTTCAATGTATCTTTCAGTATCAAACTGCATCTGACTTCTTAAATGTGTGTAGAAGCCACTGAGGTCAGTATGTTCTTTCAAATACTTTTCTTTTTGTTCTTCAACATACTTTTCATACTTATCAGAGTCTTCATCAGAAAACTTCGCTTTCTTACCTGCAATAAAGTCATTTACGATTGAAGTAGAGTCTTCTTCCAAAGCAACTTTCCAATCAGCTTCATATTGTTCATCAAGTTCTTTTTGCTTTTTGAGAATTTCTTCAAGGTGGTCCTCATAATCATCTTGTATCTTTGCAGCAGCTGAGTTCTCTAATCCTTTAGTAATTGCTGAACCTTTACCAAATAAGTTTGACATATCAGTTCCTGCAAGTTCATTGAATGCTGAAATGTAGGCAAGTTTTGTATCGCCTCTTATTGAGAATGAAGAGCGCCCAGGTGTGTCAATTCCATCAAGAGGTCTTTCAACAACGCCACTTGCATAATTGATTGTGCCTGATTTTCTTTGATATGCTGGAATGTCGATTGAAGATATACGAGCAGATAACAATGTTGATGAGAATAAAGCTTTAATGAATGCTTGTCCTCTGCCAAGCAATTTTGTATCGTGTGTATCATCATCTCTTATTCTGAAGTAGACATCATACATATTTGACATTGCGTCAGGATAGTTGATTGCTTCCATCTCAGTTAAAGGCTGATTACCAAATTTCATATTTATAACTGGGTCAGCATCATAATCAATTGTATCTGAAACTGATGTTGTGTACACATCCTTCATATTGCTGTAATCTGTAGGAGAAGGCGTTACAGGATTTAAGTCAGCTACAGGCTCTTCCATAACAGGGAGAGGATTTCCTACATCAAGAGGATTTGCTCTTAGCATTGGGATTGCAGGATTTATACCTATACCAGTACCGAACGCACCATCAGATGAACTGCCTGTAACTGAGTCTTTTGTATTTTCAGCATAAGAATTGCTATCACCGTCATTCCCGTTTCCGTTACCGCCACCTGAAGAGCTGTTGTTATGATTGCTTAAGTCATCAACAACACCCTTTAAAACTCCGTATAAAAACTGGGCAGCGCCTTCAGATTCATTTTGATTTACATTACCAATTTTGCCATAATTACTTGTTGCTTCTGAAAACATTCCTGTTTCAAAACCGTCAGCAATAACATTTACAATCTTTCCATAAGGGTCGCCTGCAGGGCCTGTGATATTGACTTCATTGGCAATCTCTTCGCCTTTATACCCATTTACATTTCTTTCAGTAAAGATGTCGCCGTTGTTTATAACAGCATTGTCTGTTTCACCATAAGGCGTAGGACCTTGAGCGCCTGTGTTACTGTTCAAGCTTATTGTTGAGGAACCATCATCTTTTGAAGTTGTCTGACCGTTATATGAAGTTGGACTTGAAAACTTATTTGCGCCACTTTCTGGGCCTTTTCCTTTATACTGACCCTCTCCATTTTCAGGAATGTCATCTGGTCCTGATTGGTCAAATATACTTAATCTGTAAGAATCTGCCATATTGAAAAATTAGTCATAAAAAATGGCGGTCATAAGAGACCGCCATAAAACAGATAATTGCTTATCTAGGAAAATTACAAGTTTGTGTTTCCTTCACCTGGGTTTCCTGCAGCGAAGCCTGGGTATTTAACCTTACCGAACTTGAAGTCAACTGTGAACTTGATAACGTCTGCGCCGTCAGTTGAGAACTTAGGCATTGTAACTTTTGTTACGATACAGTTCTCAAATACCCACTGAAGACCACCTTTGATAAGTCCTTCACCTGGGCCTGCATTTGGATTTGAGTATTCCTCAAGTCCTTTAGGTGCACCTGCTAATGCGCCTGCTGCTGAGTTTCCTGCTGCAACGATAGCAGAGTCAATTGTTTTAACAGTTACTTTACCAACTTTGTCGATATTTGCGTTTGATACACCACCTGTGTTAGGGTCAACGTGCCAAGAAAGCAAAGAAGTAAATGCCTGATAAAGTCCATATTTTGCATCCATTCTAAACTCGAGTGAGAATGCTCTTTCAAAATTCTGCTCTGTCTTTACACGAGGATATTTAACACCGTGATATGCATTTTCATATGTAGGAGCTTCAACATCAGGAATTTCAAAGCCTGAAGCACGAACAGTTGCGTTCCAGTTAGCAAACTCTAACTGAACATCATACATATTTGTCTGTGCATCAGCGCCTGCTTCTATCAATGCTTGAAGTCCGCTATTAACTACATCACTCATTTCAATCTCCTATGATATTTATTTAGTAACCAAGATGAAGTCTTCGTTCAGCCATTTTTGCAATAACAGCCAAAGTATTAGGACTTAAATCGTGGTTGTAAAGTGTCGTATTATATTTAGATTTTATAATCATCGCACCGCCAAATGTTCCTAACGCTTCTGTAACTTGTAAGCAAAGAATACAAGGATGGTCAGGTGTATCTTGTGGGTCTAACATAATCCTAATTATCAAATCATCAGGCACCAAATACACATTATGTGGCACAACAATCTGATAGATTTCTTTGTTGTCTTCTGCAGCTGCGTTAACTAAAGAATCGACAGTATAGCCACTTTCGATGTTTCCACCAATACGACGATAAGGAATATCTTCCATAGGTGGGAAAACAACTGGGATAACATCAGCCATTTGTATGTTTGCATTTTTAGGGTCGCCTTCATCATTTCTCGTAAGTCTTATACGAATACAATCTGTAGGTGAGCCTTCGTGTTCAATCTGCAAATCAATGAGTTTTCTTCTTATGTTGTCTTGTTTCATCGCAAGTCTTTGCTGCCAAGTTCTCATATTTATTTAGTTGACTAAATTGTTATGGTGAGTTGCAGGAATGCAGCTATGGAGATAAGATGGATAAGTTTCATAGAAACCCTATGCAAATGCCATCAACATCAGAAGCAAAATTTGATGATGCATTTGCTGAATTAAAGCAGCGCGAGCTTCTTTACAATCGCGATAAGAAAGAACTTGGTATTAAAATCGGAGATAAATTGATTATCCCAAAACCAAGAGTTGATGAATTCAATGTAACATACAATGAAGATGACGAAATTGCATTGAAAGATGATGTTACTGTAGATTCAATTACCGCACGAGCAGACCGTCAAGGTGTTGATTGGAAATCACAAACATTATTAGCAGAAACAACAGAAGAAAGAACAGTTATTCTTATATGTGTTAAAGATAACGAAAGAGAGACAGGAATGGTTGGCTTTTTCGGTGGCGAAATTGTTGAACTTGGAGAAGATGTTGAAAGTCACTATCAAGTTTCTTTAACTTCAACAGGTTCTCGTCTTATAAAAGGCGCAACAACAAATAAAAAGAAAGCCAAACCTTGCTTTGTAAAATATAATGGAGATTACTATTACGGACTCCATTTTAAGGAATCTAGCCCTGCAAAAATTTATCACGCAGGTTGGTCAAATATCCCAGGCCCTCTTGCAGCGCCTTCATACACGACTTACACAGATGGAGATTTCTCAGAAATCGTCGACCTCGACGATGATTCTGAGACAGGGACGGAAGTAATTGAATTAAGTTGGGCAGACATTGAAAGCTACAACTGGGAATTCATAGGTGAACTTACAAGCAGACAAACTGTAAACTTTAGAAACAACTATAATGCAGTTGGCTCAGGCAATAACCGATACTATTCTCTTGCTTCAAACATTCGCTTATATCCTGTAAACAGAAGCGGCTCAAATGCATCAACAGTTGAACTTCACCCAGGGCGGGGCTCAATTACAGTTGAAGGACGCGATGTAACAAATGTTCGATTTGCTATCACTGATGATGTTGGCTATGTTACATTAAGACTTAAGAACTGGGGAGGTATGAACAACATTCCTCGTCAGGGTGCAAATATGGTTATCTTTCATGATAATGGCACAGGAAATGCTCCTAACACTGCTCAGCAATTAGAAAGCCATTACTTCCCTTATGCAGCTACAGGCACTGATGGGTATATCTCTGACTTTACTTTCGGACCACTTCCAAGAGGAACCTATTGGATAAGACAGGGCTCAGGTAATTATAACACAAAGGTTGAATACTACATTCTTCAAACAGAAGCATACTCAGGTGAAGATGACATAGTAACGGCAGGCGACCATTATGATTATGATTTCAAGCACGGTTTGAAAATCAAAACACATAATGACATTCACTGGGAAACAAGTCGTAATGGCAACAGTGGCGTTATTATTTGTGATGCACCTACAAACGAAGTTGACTCAGAAGGCCTTTTACAGGTTGAGGTTTTAGGTCCTTGTAGATTTACAGTTGGATTTTCTAAACTACCTGATGATGAAGCGCCTACTACAACATTACTTATATCTGAAACTCTTGAAGCTGGGGATGAAGCTTGGCAAAGAGCAGTTCAAGGATATTCACGAAATGATGCAGCAATCACTGATGTTACTTATGAGTATTCTGGAAAGTGGGGTAAAAAGCAAACTCTTTATGTTGCAACTGACCGTCCTGCTGCCATATATTATGCTGCAATTGAATACCCATCATTCTCAGGTGGTGCAATTATTGCAGATATTATTCGTGGCCTTGATGAAACAGGAGAGGACGGCTCACCTCATATTATCAGACCTTCAGGCGTTATTGATAAAGCATCTTTAATGACAATTGCAGGCGTATGTCTTAATTCTGAAAAACAGTTGGTAATTGACTTAAGTAACTGTACTGCTGCCACAGACGCGCAGGATTGGTCAGGTGATGATGATTTGTCAAAACTATTCCAAGGTGCTTCTTCAGTAAATAAGTTTATTTATCCTAAAGGAACTTTGACTGCAGGTAATGCGCCGTTCTTGAACTGTTCATTCTTAAGAGATATTGAATTTAATGATGAAATGTATCAGCTCGGTTACTCTACGTGGGTTAACAGAAACCAAGGATTCTTCTCAGGTGCTCGTATTAAAGAAGTATGGCTTCCAAAGCAATTAGGTCAGAGAACAGGTGTTCACGCTTGGGGCGGATACTTTATGGCGCAGAACAACGTTATTGGGTTATACATCAGACCTGATTCTTATTATGCTCAGAATAATATAAGCATAGCTAACATATTTACAAATCAAGATTGGTATAACACAGCGCATCAATTCTGGTCAACTTGGAACTACTCTCGTGGCGACTTCAAAATATATCTTCCTTGTAAACGTATTGGGTCACCTGAAGATAATAATTGGGAAACAGGAAATCAATGGCTTTATAATCGTTGGATGAACCAAGTAGGAAATACAACTTTTGCATCAGTAATGAACGAGTATTTGTCAAGCGTTACAAAAAATGTTCCTTCTTTGGAAAGAACAGACCTTGTAAGAGACCACTTGGTTCCTTATGATGTAAATGAAATGTGGTATGAGCCAAGATGTTTGGATCTTGTGTAAAAATGGCACAGCTTTCAAAAAATGATATACTAACTAATTACTAAAACAATTTGTGTAGTGCTTAATATATGCAGATAAGCGGGAATTATATACCGCAAAAAGTAGGGTTTTATATATCTAAATATATCGTTCAAGTACACCACATTCTTGTTTTAATTTTCAACAATAAAATAAGGAAAGGTGAAAAAATGAGTGCAACATCAGTAATTGCAGGTCAGAAAGACGCTGCAGCATTGCGTGAGGCAACAAGAAAAACTCTCGCAAAAACAGAAAGAGAATTCCGTGGAGCTAAGTTCGTAGAATCTTGGTCTCGTATCCCTAAAATCGGTGCAGGTTTGAATAAGCTTCCTGAAGCAGTAGCTCGTAACACAGCTATCAACCTTCAGACACAGGCTGCTTCAATGGCAAAAATGACAGAAGCACAGCTTTCAACTTCATTCCAAGGTTTCACACCTGAGAATATGTTGAGACTTGTTCGTTTAGCAATGCCTAACACTTGCCGTAACAAGGTATTCACAGAGTTCGCTATGGAGTCAGCAAAGGACTCTATCAAATACATCAAACCTGTTTATTCAAAGACAGTTGATGGTAGTGATCTTCACGACAAGCACACTGCTAACAAAGAAGGTGCTTATCAGGATGCATCAAAGTATAAAGATGTTTACAATGACATCAACGAAGACGATTTCCAGAGAGCTCTCTATGAGAACACTGAAGACCGCTTCACTCAGGAGCTTGTAAACATTCAGGGTACAGGTGGAGTGTTCACAATCCCTGCAACTCCTGCTGCTGATGCAAATCCTTTTGTTAAAGCATCAAAGCTCATCCCAGGTTATATGAAAGTATACGTTGGTGATGAAACACATCCAGTTGCTGAAGAGAACAAAAGAACAGGAAACTTCTTCGTAAACACAGACGACTATCCTAACGCAAAAGTAACAAAGACTGTAGACGACGAAACTGGTGATATCACAATCGAAGTTGAAGGCGTTGAAGGCGACGTTAAAGTATTTGCACGTTTCGATATGGAAGACGACTTCCTCGGAACAAACCTTGGTGAGATTGAACTCGTAATGAGCGACTACAAGTTTGAACCACGTCCAACAACAATTGGTGTTACTTGGTCACAGCTTGCTGAAATCACTCTTGACGCTTCATTCGGTCTTTCAGCTCAGGATATGTTGGTACAGTATGCAGGTGATGCAATCCGTATCAATCTCGACCTCCGTTCATTCAAGCTTGCTTACGGTGTAGCTCGTTCAAACAAGGACTATATCGTTGAGTTCGATGCTGCTTATGGTAACGGTGAAAACATCGAAGGTTACTTCCACACAGCTCAGACATTCCCATCTGCAGTTGATACAGTAACTGACGTTATGGTAAACGACATCAACCGTGGTGGCGTTTCAAGAATGGTTGCAGGTTTCTCTGCAGGTTCTTACCTCAAACTCGTTAAGGGTACATTCTCTGACAAAGGCCGTCAGGCTGCAAAGGGTATTTACCAGATTGGTGAGTTCGGTGGAATCCCAACATTCAAGGCTCCTTCAAGCATTATCCCAACAAATGAGATTATGTGTGTATGGAAGGACGACGAAAACGAAGGCGACGTTGCAATCGCATTCGGTACATTGGTTCCATTCTTCAACACTGGTATCATCCAGAGAAAGAACTTCTATAAAGAAGCTGGTCTTGCAACATATGGTGACTGGGCAGTACTTAACAGACGTTATCTCGCTCTTATCCGTATCAAGGGATTGAAGGATACAACAGACGGCCGCGTAGGTGGTATGTTGAAATATTCACAGGGTCCAAAGGACTAATCAATGGGGCGTAAGCCCCTTGTAGAAATAAAAAAGGCAACCGAAAGGTTGCCTTGTTCATTTTAAATCAATTGTTTTACTAAAGAATGTATTGCCAAACAAGTCTTGGAACAATCATTCCTTTTTCACGGATCCATTTAAACTTCTGAATTGATGCCTTATTGCTTAATGACTTTATCAGGCCAAGAACGATTTCGATATATTCTTTTGCATTATCTGTAAGTTTGTAATGTCCACGATTTTTCTTGTAATCTGAAGCCCATTCAAAAACATTTGGATTTGCACGGAGCGGTTCCAAATTTGAAGGAGTTGAAGAAAATTTGGTAAGCTGCTTATAAGTAACTTCACCATCATTCTGATAAACAAAAAGCAAAGTCATAAACCAATCTGAAATTACCATATCGCCGTCTGCATCGATCTTAAAAGGATATGTGCAGTGAATTGATGGGGTAAAACGATATTTTGGATTTGCAGGAAGAGACATAAGTTTGCCTGTATGAATCCCGTATTTGTAAGAAAGGTTCCTAAGCAGTTTTGTATATATGATACTCATAATTTGCTCCTTTTACTGTTATTACAATAATAATATAAAGAAGTAAATATGAAAGTTTAAATTATATAAAGATTTTGTGCAATTTGTTTGATATAGGAGTCAATTTCATTTACGACTTGGGAAAGGTGTTTTGTCAAGTGAATTTCTTGATTTTGCAAACCACCTGAAGCAGCGTGTTTTTCATCCCAAATGCCTTTTCCTTTTTCGCCTGTAAACTTGTAAATTGATAAGTTGTGTTTTGCAAGTCCTTCCCAACAACCCTGCCAATAAAATGATGGGTCATCAGAATAAAACTTTACATCACAACTGTGAATTGCTTTTTTAAGTGCCTGCTCAAGTTGTCCATAACCCATATTCTTTTCATCTTTAAGATATTGTCCAACTTTATAAAAGCGAAGACACAATGTGTATTGCTCGTTCTTTCCTTGAGGAAGATTTGTTGAGGCTATATACCCAGTTGCCCCGTAAGTTGAGTTGGCAAAAAATATCAACTCGAGAAAATCTTGTTTTCTGTAATAAGCAGCTTGGCCCAAATCAATGTTGAAATCATTTTGATAACGCAAATCAAGATGATGTTGTGTCAAGCCTGAAACTGAATTACCTGCTAATGAATCTATAGTTGCCTCAAGGAATAACTGCATTTTACTCTCCTACTCCACCTGTAAGAATATCTGACGCAATTTGTTCATCAATCTTTCTGCGTCTTTCTGCTTCATCTTCAGTTGTAAATGAATCTTTAATCTCCTGCATCTTATCGCCTACACTCTGTTCAGAAAGACGACTGCTGCTTGCAGGTACGCCTGTTCTCAATTCATACAATACTTTTATAGTATCATTAAGAACATCGTTTTCTTGAATTTTTGGCATTACATATTTATGAGAAACTGTTCCGCCCTCACCGTTGTAATTTGGAATCCAATCGTTTCCTGCCCATTCAGTAAGGTGTTGACTTTCAACAAACTTTATAAACAAACCGTCTTTTGCTTCTTTGTATCTGTTTGATACTTCACGAAGTCGTTTCTGTTGCAATTCTGTCATACGAGCTTTTCTTTCACGAAGAAGCTTCTTTGCTTTTGCTGCTTCAATTTTAGCGGATTCCATAACAGTATCATCTCCGCCACCCATATCGTCGCCACCAAAGTCGAAATCATCTCCGCCATCATCGCCACCGTCTTCATCATCTCCGCCACCTACAGGCTTTAAGAATGATGACAAACGCATCCACTTTTGAACGTCTGTTGGGTCAAGGAATGAATACTTTGAAAGAATATCGGTAACAACATCTTCAGGAAGAGGCTCTCCTTCTTCAAGTCCTAAAGCTGATGTAATCAATTCCATAATGGTCTGAGTCATTTCAAGAGTTGCCATACGAGCTTCACGTTTTTCCTGTCCCATCTCTTCAGCAGGGAAACGCATTGAAAGAACGAATGGAGTGTTATAATCAAACTCACCTGTGATTGCAAAATGCAATCTTATGAGTTCACCAATACCATCAAGACAGGCTGATTGAATTGTATAAACGTGGCGAGCAAACGGCTTGTACTGTTCTGTCAATGAAATGCCTGAGTTACCAAATCCGCCAAACTCTTGGTCAAGATATGCCTTAGGTACACCTGATGCACGAGCAACACGGTCTTGGTAAAGTTCAATATCGCCTACGAAGTCAATGTCACATTTTGACTCTTTTACTTCAACATCAATCAAATCCTTAGGTGCCCAAATTTTTGTATTTACAGTGTAAACTTCATTACCCGCATTTGCAGGATTTACGCCGATATTATCATATTCCTCACGAACTTCATTTACGTGTTCGAAAGCAACATCAGGTCCCATACCTTCAGTTCCTTGTACACCATAAATTGTTACTGGGAATGACATTTGTCTTGCAAGGCCTTGCAACATAATTGCAGAGAAAGCCAACTTAAATGGTGAAATACAACCTAAAAGAGGCGGACGACCATAAGGATAGAATTCAGAGTTTTCTGCATTGTAACGGAAATGTGATACTTCCCAAGGTGGTAAAATATTTCCGTCATACAATTCATATCCCAAAAGTTTAGCATCATAAGAATCTGCAATGTTTTCATCAAGGTCCATTGTCTTCTTATCAATAATTATATCTACAAGCTTTTGTATTTTCTCGGCGCGGTTTTTATTTGCAGAAAGATAGCCATTTTTCTGTGAAAGATATTCTGCCATTCTGATTGGGTTAAACTCAAGTCTCTCCATAACTGAATTGACTTTGATAGGCTTAATACCTTCAATACCATTAAGACCTACTTTGTGAAGCCAGAATGATTCACCATAAAGTTCAAGGTCGTGGCATACTTGCTGCAATCTTTGTTGATTGATACCCCATCTTGCAAACAATTCATAACACTTTGAAGAGAACGCTGCGTTAGGAGAGTCAACTGTCAAGATACGGTTTTGAACATCAAGCTGTGTTGCTTCTGCAGCACAAAGTTCAACTACACGATAACCGAAGTCGTCATTGTAATAAAAGAATGACAACTCATTAAGTCTTTGCTGTCTATCCTGAATGTCGTTATATGAAAGAGTTGTCTCCTGCATATAAGCATCAAAGTATTTTTCAACATTTTCTGTAAGATGTTCTGATTTGAATACTGAACCAAGAGCGGCGTTCTTGAAGCGGTATGCATCGTTGTTCAAGTCAACACGAACAAACTCCATACCATATTTTTTAACTAAAGGGTCATCACTCTTTTCGTCTCTTTTTGCTCTAAAGCCAAATAATGATGAGAGGCGAGAAACATATGAACTTTTCAATATGCTTGATTTAGGAGCCTCTCCACTTCTATAAATATCATCTGCCATCTAAAAGATACCTCTTATATATTTAGTTTTAAAAAGAAAAAAGCGTTCATATTTATGGTATATGAACGCTCAACTATTATATATTAACAGTCGACTTTATTCATTAAGAAGTTTATCGAAAAGCTGTTTCTTTGACTCTTCAAGAGGGTCGTAGTCAACTGTTTCAGGACTTACATCAGCTGCAACAAAGGTATTGTGATTTTTATCAGTGAGATCATCATTGTCACTTGCAATCATATCCAAGTACTCGTCAGAAAGTTTGTCAGAGTCTTTTCCAAAACCTTTCTTATATACAGGAATGCCTGTGTCAGCTATGTCATTTTCTTCTTCATCCATCCACATAGCTTCCTGTGCGTTCTCGATGCCATTTACATTAGAATTGAAACCGTCTTCCATTTCGCCGTCATAAACGAAGTCATCATAACCTTCAGCATCAAAATCTTCAACTCCGCCGTCATAAACAGGAAGACCGTCTTCATCATCGTAAAGGTAGTCACCTACAGCTTCACGAATTCTTGTTTTCTCATCAGTATTCATTTTTGCCTCGAATAAGCCAAAGCAGTCTGCTCTGGAAAGAGCCGAATCCAAAGTTGGGAATGGGCCCATTTTATTATAAAGTCCATTTGCTAAAGAGAACAAATAAACCTCAAATCCACCTCCCTTTTCTTCTGTTTTTGTTGTCTTAATAACAACCAAATACTTTTTGTTTCCTGCAAGTGTTGCTCTAACTTCAGCACAAGCAGCAACAGAACCTTTTCCCTTTACAGCGTCTTTAAGTGCAGCGTGTTCTGGGCGTTCAGATGGAATAACATTATCAATGCAGCCTGAGCCTTTTTCAAGACCTCTGCAATAATCGCCTTCAGTATTTGCAGTTTTACGACATTCAATACCGAGACAGTAAACATTATCAAAATTGTTCATTATTTATCTCCACTTTATTATTTAGTTGCAATAAACTAATTTATTATGACTGGTATATGTTATTTTGCAAACGATGAGGTTGAATACTTTGCAGAACAGCAAGTTAATTCAATCGTAAATGATATTGATGACGGCGCAACACTTATAAGAGAAAATGAAGCTTTCTCTCCTGAGCTTGTTGATAATTTAATTGAAGAAGCTGCAAGTAAGAAATGTAATAAATTGGTTTTGATGGTTGAAGGTAAAAAGTATCATCAATACTCAAAAGTAATTCCTGAAGTTTACGGCGATATGTTTGAGTCAATCGAAGTTGTACCTGAAAACTTTGTAAGAGTTAGAGAAAGTAACAACTATGACTACTATGACGGAATGGAAGCAGATGCTGTGTTCTGGGCAGATAAGTATGACGAATATGTTGACGCAGGAATGACTGACCCTGATGATGGCATTGTCGGATTTGTTGCAGGAAAGATTGATGAAGACCATCCTTCTGACAGCCCAGAGCAATATGCTTCATTGGAAAGATGGGTTATGAGCATCCTTAAAGAAAAAGGATACTTTAAGATGCCGTGGATGACAGAAGCTCTTTTGAGAGAAAATGATACAGCTGCAAGAGGCGCTCAAGCTTTGCCTCAAAATGAACAAACACAGCAGGCAAAACCTGTTCAGCAAAATAATCAACAACCATTCAACGATGCAGGTTCTGTTACATATATTCTTTGTGATGCTGCCCATATCAACCTTGCTAACATTAAAGCTTTTGATAATGATACAAAACCTCTTATAGGAAAGTTTAAATTACAAAATGTAAGAAGATCATTTACAACTGTTGATAGTGCAAGACTTGAAGGCGCGGCACTTAAAAGCCTGTTGGTTGAATACCCAAAGAAAGTTGCAAACCTTGAAACTGTTGCACAGCAAATGTCACCTGATGCTCCAGACTTTTCACTTGAAGCAGATGGACAAATGACATTACAAGCATTCTTACAAAAAGCAGGAACTGTAACACAAAAAGTAAAAGATGCTCAAGGTAATGAAGTTGAACAGCAAGTAAATACAGGCACAGGCGCAAATATAAACATTTTTGCTCCTACAAAGCAGTATCAGTATTTAATGAAATTTGCAGGTGCTTACCAAAACATCCGTGTATTCAATCTTGGTAAGTCTTATGAAAATCAAAATAACCAAAAGATTAACCAACTTATGGAAATTCTTTTGAACACAGATAAAGAACTTGAATACACAGGAAAAGAAGAAGATTGGGTTGCCGCTCAAAAAGAAGGTAAAAACAATCTTGATATGCAGTTTATCAATTATGTTCGTTCAATAATGAAATTTATGAACGAATACGCAAATTGTGATAGACGCAAGCCACACGATAAAGCAAAGCGCGAAAGTGAATTGATGAAAGCATTGAAAGATCAGCTTATGAAGTGGTCAGGCATTGGTAATGCAAAGAAAGAATTGAGTGACAACTCTGCAATTGCAAAGTTTGCTATTGAGACTTTTGATAAAGTTAAAGATGCTGCAAAGAAAGATTTACAGGGTAATGAAAAAGATAAGAATAAAGGTATGTTTGATGAAAAACAAGCAAAAGACCGCAACCCTAAAAATATCTTTATGTGGAAACATTACGCTGAATTAAGAAAACTTCTTATTGATAGATAATTATTTTTCTGCAAGATCTTTTGTGTAAGCGATTGTGAGTTGATTGTTTCTGACGAGTTTAAGCAACATTAAAGTTTTTGTTAATTCGTCAGTTATGATTAGTTCATCAGTATTTGTTAAATGACACGGACATATTAAAGGGAAGCCTGCGTTTTTATATTTTTGATAAGCAAGAGTCGTTTCTGTACTTGTGCTAATCTTAAAAACGTGGCTTCCCACTTTCATTAGAATCTTCCTACTTCAGACCCAACTGCTTTATGAGAAATCTGACAACGAATCTGAAGTTCAGCTGCCTTTGCGATAATCTCTTTTGCATTTGTCAAGTCTTCAATGATTACCGATATACGGTTCTTATCACATTGAGCAGTCTGTGACTCAACATAATTTTTGTAAAAATTTTCAACATCATCAGCGTTCTTACAAACACACTGACAGTTTGAGAAAATATTTTTTGACATATCAAGGAATGCAAACATATTCTTTGGTGCTTCAGTATCACAATCAATTAACACAACGTTGAAGTTTTCGTAAAACTGTTTTACACCTGAATAATTTATAGGCTTTCCTTTGAAAGCAAACTTTGGAGGCTGCTTACGGAATTCAACAGTCTCCTCATTCTGTAAATCGTGGGAAATATGAGAAATCATTGCAAAGAGAATCATTGACTCGTCAATACAATTTTTGTTTGCCATATCTTCACCGATGAAGAAACCATACTTTTTTGAAAGAAGGAAGTCAATCCAATCATCTTCAAGTCCCTTTTCTTCAAGCTTCTTTTTTACATCTTCAAGAACAGCCTCGCATTCTTTTGTAAGGTCTTCTCTTGCAGGTTCTTTCTGTCCTTCAGGAATTGTAAACTTTCTTCCGTCATCTGAAAATCTAAACACGAGACCGTTCAAACCTTGAACCTGTCCTTCTGGGAAGTACTCCCAATCTAAGCTGTCCAACTTAAGCATTCTTTTTCCTCCAATCGTCAATCTCTTCTTTCATACCTTCAATTGCTGCTTGATATTCCATTGAACCACGGTCTCTTAAAGGGAACTTAAGTTCAAGAATAATTACATTCTTGTCGTCCTTTTTGTAAGCCAATGAAATCTGGTCTGTATCGAAGCAACGGAATACATCGAGATTATATCTTTCCTTACAATATGCAGTAAGGTCTTCAAACACATTGTTCTCAATATCAACCAAGTTGTCGTGTTGTTTGAATAATGTGTTCTTCTTTTTCTTGTCCAAAACTTTTGATGTCACAATGAGATTTGCAAGTCCTATGACAATATTAAGAATAAGTAATACACTTATTAACATCAAAACCTCCAATATAATAATTAGATTGTTTGTCCTTTTTGCAAAGAAAACAATTTTTTCCAAATGCCTTCACTGATATATTTTTGATTGAACAAAGAGTTAAGTGTTTCGCCTTTTGTCTCCAAGTTCAATTCCTGCAAGTTGTCGATTGAATTATCATATCTTAAAGAATATGTTCTTGTGACTTCAGTCTGCCCTGGGCGGTATATACGGCCTCTTGACTGAGTGTACTCAACAAAGTTATATGTCTTTTCAACATATACTTCATATTTACATTCAACGCAAGTTACAGATGTGTTCATAACTTTAATAGAAGCAATCAAAAGCTTTTGCTTAGGGTCTTTCAAAAACTTCTTAACTAAAGGAATGCGGTCGTCCATCGGAACATCAGCTGAAATAATGCAAGGATTATAATTTGCATATCTTTCACTCAAAGTAACCATTGTCTCTGGGTGGAAATACCAAATGATACCTTTTTGTCCATCAACATCAGTTCTTTCTTCAATGATTTCATCAACAAGTTTAATCTTATTATAGTCTTTATTGTAATCAAACTTTCTGATGTCTTCTTTTAGGTCCTCTGGGAAGTACTCAAACTTTTTATTATTCAATAATGCAGTTGGGTTGTCAACACAAGTTTGAAAATACTGAAATAAGTTCTTCATTCTTTCAGAGAAGCTCTGACCACCTTCACTTGCAATGTTTGCCTGTTCAGCAGCAGTAAAATTGCTGAAGCGTTCATATATTCTTCGATGTAAAGGCGACATCTCCATAAACATTGTTGGGACTTCATAATTCAATGGCAAGTCAAGACAATCAATCATAAGACGCTTTGCACAATAATGCTTCAGCATCTTTTTATTGAATTCTTCAAGTAAGTCAAGTCTCCAACCATTAGGATTGATTGCATAAGGGCTGTAAGAGTTACCAATATCATTATACTTTGCACACCAAGTTTGATAGTCCATACCATCAACTAAAGCAGGGTCAAGTATCTTTGAAGGCTCATACAATTTTTCATATTTATCTGCAAGAGTTCCTGTAAACTCAAATCTCTGTTCAAAGAACGGAACAATAAAGTTCATAATCTTTGTTCGTCTTGAGGTAGGTGAACTTAAGTAATGATTCTCATCAAGAAACAAACCACCTGGGTGTCCGTCAAGCCATTCTTTGATAGGCATTGGATTTTTAGTATAAGCTGTGCCCGTAGAAGGATGCTTATTCTTTTTTGTTGCAAACTTAATATCATAATAATAATTACTTACAGACTTCAAGGCATCGTAAGAAAGAATGATAATTGTTTGAGGATACTTTTCAGTATTGAAAATATCGCGGTCTTCAAACTTTACTTTTGCCATAGAAGTAATTGTAAGAATATCTTCATCTCTCATATTCTTACCGTGTAGCAACAATTCACCTTTAACATTACGAGTACCGATTGATGAAGAAAATATCAAACATTTATTTATGTCACCGTAATATCTTTTATGTTCGATTAAACCTGCAAGAATCCAAGATTTACCTAAACCCATTTCGTGGTGATATAAAAATCTGTTCTGACAAAGTCCTCTTAATAAGTCCTGTATTTGATAACTTTCATAAGGATGTTTTCCAACAAGAGGCGGATTGTTCATCAATTCTTGTCGGTAAGTTCGACGATATATTTTAAGTTCTTTTAAGTTTTCGTGATAAAGTTTTATCTCTTCTTCAGTAAGTAAATCAACTTCAGGCTGCTCACCAAAGTCAACACAAGATTTATAAAAATCTTCATATCTTGTTACATTAAGAGTCCATCTTTTTAATGTGGCATTCCATCGACAACCTTCTTCTTTCAAAAAATCAACAAGGTCGCGGAAATTATCGCCACCAATCTTAATAAGAAGATTTTTATCAGATGAGTCATATTCTATAGCAACCATAATATAGAATATATTAACAAAAAAGGGTACCATTGCGGTACCCATATATTTTTAACTTTTTATTTTGTTATTCTTCGTAACCTTCTGGGATATAGCAGAACAAATCTTCTTCATCTTCCCAAGGCTCATCGCCTGAAACTTCATCCCCATCTTCGTTATAGAAAACAGTTGCCTGAACTTTTCTTCCACCTTTAAGATTGTTAAAAGCTCTTTGTGCAGTTTCTAAATCACCTTCATTATCAAATGAATATGACTGTCCATCATCATTATTTATTGTAATGTTATGATGGCCTGAAATATCACGGAGAATATCTTCAATTGAAATCTCAAAAAGATCTCCGCCTTCATAATCAGTTACTCTTACAACTTCGTTCATTTTACTCTCCCATTACTTTTTCGTATTCGTCATAATCATCTGAATCCAACCAAGACTCAAATCCGTCATCAGGAGCTTTACCGTTTTCATCTCTCTGTTCGATTTTGATAAAAGCACCGCCCATTCCGAGAGTTTGTTCAACAACTTCAAGTCCCATCCCTGGAGCTGCAGTATCAAGGAACTGCTGAAGCTTGTTTACGAAATCAATAAAGTTTATTTGTGCGCTCTTGAACTTACCTTCTTTTAACAACTTTTTGCTTTCTGATATTCTTTCCATTGTTTTAAGATTTTCAAAAAGAAAGCCCTGTCCTGCAGAAAGGTCCTCAAGTTTTTTAAGTTCTGCATCGTCAATGTAAACTCTGTCTTCCATCTCAGATACATCTGAAGCCATTTCAAACAAACCTTTGATAGCTTGTTTCAAATCACCGCCCATATTCATCTCACCAATCTCGTCTTCATATTGCTGAGAAACATAAAAGCAAACTTTACCAGCCGCGTCTGGGTCTTCATAGCCCGTTGCAGTAATGCCAACATTGAAGCCTGCACCACAATAAACAGTTATAGCAACTTCTTCGTGAACTGGGTCATCAGATGTTTTTGCTTTTGCTCTATATGCTGCTCTAAGAAGGTCAGCCACTTTTGAATATGGAAGACCCTCTTCATTTTCAGTCATTTTCATAAATATCTCCTATTGATATTTAGTAACATTTCAAGGAATGCTTCAGGAGATATAATTGCTGTACCGAGTTTCTTTGCTTTTTCTGATTTTGCTGAGGTTGAGTCTGGGTCAGCCTGAACAAGATATGTAAGTGTTTTATTTATTGAGGAAACAGTTCCGCCGTTATCAACAACCATTTTTTCAAGGTCAGCTCGTTTGTAAGCCATTGCGCCTGTGAAGCAGAAACTCATTCCTGCAAGAACGCCACCTGCAACCTTTTCTTCTTCACCGATATTGCAAAGTTTTGATACTTCAAGCAGATCTTTTTTGATTTCTGACAAAGCCTGCAAAACTTTAATGCCTGACTCCAAAGTCCAACCTTTGATATTTGATATGTCACGAGGATTTGCTTTTTCAAAGAAACTTTCGATTGTGTTGTAACCTGCGTCAACTAAAGACTGCAAACGCTTTTCGCCGAAGTCTTCAATATCGAAAGCAGAGATAAAGTTGGCAAGTGTTCTTTTCTTTGACATTGCTGCCTTAAGATTTTTACGGATTTTTTCGGCATTCTTGCCTGCGATTTTATCAAGAACTGGGCTGTCGATTTCACGAAGGAATTGTGCAAGGGATTTGATATTTGCTTCTTTTACAAAGTCTTCAACAACTCGTGGACCAATTTCAAGAACATTCCACTTATTTGACATCTTTATGATTGCGTGTTCAATCTTCTTTGCGCAGGAATCGTTTGGGCAAAAAACTTCTCCACTGTCATTGATTTCAAGTTCTGTGCCGCAGCAAGGGCAGACAGTAGGCATTCCCCAATTGTATTTTTTAGCAAGTTCTGATGCTTTCATATTAACTCCTTACAAAAATAATATAAAGAAGTTATTCAGGAAGTTTAATTGAAGACCAATTTTCTAACAACTTTTTTGCTTCTTTTTTAGAGTATTTTGGCTTTATATAGACAATTGAGTCTTTTTGTGTTTCCATTGAAAATTCAGAAAATATGCGATTTCTTATAGGAACACCTGGGCCTTTTTGAACATTCTTTTCAGACTCTTCAACATCCTTTTTATCGAAAAATGTTGGAAAGCGGTCAATAATTGTTTCAATTGCTTCTTCAGTAAGTTCAGCTTTTTGAGTGCCGTCTTCTCCAAAAACATATTGTTTTATTACTTCTTCTGGGTCGTTTTTGAAATCAATACTGCCGCTGAAAGGCATTTGAAGACGAACGAGTCTTAACATATTCTCAGGAGTAAACTAATTGAATGACGATGCCAATTCTTCTTCTGTTTTATTTTTCAAAGCAGCTGCCTCCCTTTCAAATATAGACCGTGCGTCAAATCTCCTCAACAACTTCGTACCAATCCTTTCTTTTTGAGGTTTCAGCGTCTTTGTCAAATCCTGTCAAAGCCAACATTTGTTTATGAGCTGAGTCTTCTGTTGGCCAAGATTCATAATAAGTTCTTTCACCTGATTTTGTTACGTGATAAATATTAAACATTACTTCTTACCTCTCTTCTTTGGTTTAGTAAATTGTATTTTTTGAAGGTACAACTGATCTGATGGCGGAGCCATAGGTTTTTCTTTGAACAATTTACTTACTCTTTTATCAGAGTCGTGGTCAGCAAGTTCCAAGTCCTGTTCATCAAAGAATGTTGGGTACTTATCCAAAATCTTTTCAATTGTTTCTTCAGTAAGCTCGGCTTTATTACCGTCTCCAAAAACGATTTCTCTCAACTCTTCATAAGTATAATCGTCAAGGTTGATATTTTCTAATGAACCACCTAATATCGCTGATGGGAATATTGGTCGAACCTGAAGCTGTGATATAGGGTCAGCTAAAGTAATAGCATTCCCGTTATTGCCAATAACGCCTGTTGTTACGACAGGAGCAAGTTTGCCATACACTACTTGCGGCGCATCATCATCTTTATTTTCATAAACAGTAAGCAAGGAGCCGTCAGGCATCTGAACTTTTTTCTCAAGTTTTTTGTTGCTTTTACAAGTTTATCTGCTTCTTTTTTAAGTCTCTTATTTTCTTTCTCTTGTTCTTTTGTAACGTCGCTGCACCAATTACTGAACATATTCCATATTGAATGAGCTTCATCATCTTTCATCTCTAAAGAGATACTACCTTTAGGTCCTAGCATATAATGATATTAACAAAAAAGGCAGGCTTCGGCCTGCCAATAGAGTCCGAGACCCTAGATTTTATTTTGCATCTCCTGAAGAATCCATTTTTTCTTTTTCTCTTTCAATCAGTGCAGCTTTAAGTTTGATTGCTTCTTTTTCTCTTTCTTCAACCTTTGTCTTATCACCTGACTTCAAATTGAAAGTTTCATCTGTTGACTTAATAATCTCAAGTTCCTGTTCAGTATAAGCAAGATCATAAATAACCTTTACATTACTTATGTAAACAACTGAAACATCATAACCTGTGATAGGGATTGTTCTTATGCGAATTGCTCTAATATAAAGTTCATTTGTTGCCTTTCCACCATAAGCTGGGTAATTCAAAACATCTCTTTTATTAGGGTCATCAACATATTCAAGGTTATCCCATTCAAGAACAACTTCACCAATAGTCTGCAAGTCGCCTTTGAATTTATATTCTTTACCTACTGGGTCATTTGGGTCAGTTGCTAAAAATATTGATACTTCATCATTTCTGTTTATGCCATTAACTGTAATACCAAGTTTCTTTAATGTGCCAACATTTGTCAAGTAGCCAAACTCTTTATCAGCTTCAGTTATAATAGGATTGTATGGCGGCACAATGTCATAATACACATAACGATTTTCAGGAATGTTCTGAACACAAACAGCAAGTTTGCCATCAACAATCTTAATCTGATAAGGAACTCCCTTAAGAGATGACATTGGACGAACTTCCCAATTTTCATAGGAATAACCATCAACTGCGTTTTCGATAAAAGTACTTGCATTAAGGAAAGTCTTTTCCTCAGCAAATGTTGTAAAACAAATTGCGAATAGCATTGCAAATATCGCAAACAACTTCTTCATTTATAATCTCCTCAAATTAAAGTAAGGGGAACCGAAGTTCCCCTAGTTAAGCTCTTTTTTAAATACTAGGCAACTACCCACCCAATTGAGCCTCAGTTGCCTTTACTGTAAAAGCTGCAATACATTCTGTGACTGACTGTTTGCTTGCGCAAGCATTGCTGTTGAAGCCTGCTGAAGAATTGAATTCTTTGTGTAATCAACCATTTCTTTTGCCATATCAGCGTCGCGAATAATGCTTTCTGATGAAGTCATATTCTCTGCTGCAACGTTGATACCTTTTGCTGCCATCTCCATTCTGTTCTGAACAGCACCAAGGTCGGCTCTCTGTCTGTTTACATTCTTCAACGCTTCGTCGATTGTTGCAAGTGTACGGTTTGCTGTTTCAGTATCTGAAACTGATACAAGAGCTCCGTCTTCACCATCCTGCCCTTTTCCGCGAAGTCCCAAAGATTCAGCAGTTGCAGATGCAATGTTAATCTTGATGTTCTGGTCAACATTTGCGCCAACTTGGAAAGTGATTGAGTTGTCAGTTTCTTTTGCGAAACGACCTGTCAACATATTGTAGCCATTGAACTGAGCAGTAGATGCGATACGGTCAACTTCAGCAACAAGCTGTGAAACTTCTACCTGAATTTGCATTCTGTCTTCATCGCTGTAAACACCATTTGATGCCTGAACAGCAAGTTCACGGATACGCTGCAAGATGTCTGTTGTTTCCTGAAGATAGCCAGAAGTAACTTGTATGAAACTTATAGCATTTTCAGTATTTTTGCTTGCTTGATTAAGACCTCTGATTTGAGCTCTCAATTTTTCACTTATTGCAAGACCAGCTGCATCGTCACTTGCTTTATTTATGCGTTGACCTGAAGATAATTTTTCAATAGAACTTTGAACTTCCTTTGCATTTATTCTCTCCATACGAGAGGCGAACATTGAACTAAGATTGTGATTGATAACCATTTTTCTTCTCCTTAAGAGTCATCACTTCCGTGTTTTGTATGGCTTACAAAGTTTACCTGCAACAAAGCCAGATGGACATTCATAACAGAAAATGTTCTCTTTTCCATTATTGAACCAATGTTTTCCTTTTCCAAACTTTAAGCGAGCTTCATTTGCTTTCTTCTTAGTCTCTTCGTTGATAGGCTTTTGAAGTTTGCCTTTTTTGAAGCCTTCAGGACACTCAAAATCAAGAATATTTTCTTCACCATTATTGAACCAATGTTTTCCTCTATGAATATCTGCAAGCCTCTTAATTTGATTTTTGCATTTATCACTGTTCTTCATAGAAGTTTTTATATGCTCAATATGTTCGTCTGTTTTTTTATGTCCTTTCAAAGATTTAGAAATATTATCATTCCAAGATTCTGTTCTTTCCACTGAGCTTAATTTCTTTGACATATTTTCTTTATATTCTTTAAGTGTTTGTTCATCCATTTCTCGTATAGCAGAACGACCATACATAGGATTCCCAGAACCAGAATATATTTTTGAAAAATGTTTCTTAACCTCGTCTGAACATATATGACCTTTATTGAGTTCTGATGATGCTTGTCCTACCAAAACTCTCAATCGTTCATATTCCCTACTTGAAACTTTATGCTTACCTGAATGTGATAGCCTCCATAAAGCAAATATCATTCCTTTTGTAGGATAAATCTTTACCAAAAGCTGGTGGCAAAAATAATGTTCTCTTGCAGTTAAGAGCACTTGATTAGAAAGTCTATCTTTCCAAAGAGGGAATATTGACTTTGGAAGTATATGATGCTTCTCATAATAAGCACCATTCTTCTTTTCTCTTAATCCCAACTTTTGCTCATTCAAAGCTTTTGTAATAATTATCATATGAACGGATATTCGGCTAAAGACCGAATATCTTCCTAATCTTACGAGCCGAGTACTCGACTTGATGGATTAGAAACTTCGTGCTTCACAGCACTGCTTGGTGCTCCACACGCATTTGTACTTTCGGCTCGTTCCCTGCCTACTATGTCAGAGTCAAATCTGACTTCATTTTATGATTTGCACCAGATAATACTGATCCCTGTGACTAACGTGGATTTCAATCATTTCTAATATAGTTAGTTGATTTTGAGCCTATTCAAATGTTTGGCTAAAGACCAAACATTTTTCTAGGCTCGATTTCTGTAAATATGAATGAAACTGTAAGCACCTCCTAAGGCAAAAAAAGGTAGCATCCTTGCTACCTTATTATTATCGACATTTCATATAAAAATATTAACAATTATTTTTAATTTATGCTTCAAAAACTTCCATAAGTTTTGCGGCAAGTTTACGAACGATGTCAGAAGGAACGTCTGAGTTATCAAAAACATCAACCATCAGCTGAACGAGAGAGTCATCGTCTGCGCCCATTCTTCTGTTTCTTTCGTAAAGTTCATTTACACCAGTTATCATCTTTTCGAAAGCTTCGTAATCCCCACCGCTCTCTTGCATTTTATTTGTTGTGCAAATTGCTTCAAATAATTTTTTATCCATTGTTATCTCCTACAGTATAGCATTAAGCCAATAAGGCAAAGTTATATTCCATTTTAATTTTAAAATCAGCGTTGCAATATGAAGTAAGAAAAAGCCGCCAAGTATCGCTACTACAATTGAAAGCCACTTAATAAGTAACTTATTTTTTGTTGTCAACTTTATAATTTCAGTTGTCTTTTTTGCGTCTTCTTCAATAGCTTTGTCCATCTTTTCAGTTGTGCTTGCGACTTTTTCTTTAAGTTCTTCAATCGTAACATCTTTACTGCTGTTTGTTGCACGAAGTTCATCGATGTAAATCTGTTGTGCTTTATAATTGTCTCTTAATTCTTGAACAATTACAGCAGTTGAGCGAGGAGCTTCAGCAGATGTTTGAGCAACACATACTGTGCCCAAACTGAAAATCATTGCAACAATTAAAAACAATTTTTTCATTACTTCTTCTCCTCTTCTTTATAAAGACCTTGCTTTTTCAATAATTCAATGACATCATTTAACTTAACATAGTCTTCTGTTGCGGCAATTGCATCTTTCTTTCCTGCATCATAGCCTTCATTAAAGGCTTGCTGCTTTTCGTATGCAATTGAAGTCTCAAGTTCATCAAGTAAGTCAAATCCATAAGTTGTAGCACTATCAAGTTTCTCAAGGATTTCGACCTCTCTTACATTATCTTTTTTAAGTGAGTTAAGTTGCTCCAAAGTAATTGCAGTCCCTACCTTAGCATCGATAAGATTATTATCTGCAACTTTGTTTGAAACACATCCGAAAAACAAAAAGCAACTTAATAATAGTACTGCAAACTTTTTCATTGTATCACTCCTTATTCAAATGCAGCTGCAAGTACTTCACCATAATTATCAAATCCACAATGAGGACAAACATCTTCATCGCCTCTTACAGGCTGTTCACAATGTGGGCAGATGTTTCCTGACAACTTTGCTTTTTCCTCATCATAATACTTGAGGTATCTTTCATAATACTCTCTTCCGATATGATAGCCATCGTCTTTTGCATAATTTACAAAATCGATGAAACTGTCTATACGAACATCTCTTTCAGCATCGTGTCTTGCCATAATTCTACAGTATTCATCAATGTCATTTGATGTATCTGTGCTTTCCTGAAGCTTATCTTTTACAGTGATGTCTATTTCCCAGTGAAGCTTGTCACCAACTTCAGTTTTTGTTTTGAAGTAATGAATGCTGTTTATAACAAGACCGTCCTTACAGCTTTCAAATCCTGCCTTATCTTTTACAAGATAACCTCTGTAAGTATCAATAATTACAGGATAAGCATACCCTTTACTTACTGCTCTTGTGTAAAAGTTGTCTGCCCAAGTAATGTTGCCTGCCTGAACAAAAGCTGACTCAGGACATTCATCAAGCATCTCCTGTGTTACAACAGAAGGAAGAACTTCTTTACTCAAAATTTCAAAGCTACCAAAGATTGGCTTTACACATCTTTTGAGCTCAGTTGTTGTTGGGTATACACATTCAAGAACTTTGCCTTCATCAGTTTTAACTGTAAACTTATACCAAGCTCTATATGATTCTACAATTCTCATTCTTTATCTCCTAATTAACAACAAGTTGCGGCGCCTTTTGTAAAGTAATGTGCAACAGGTTTGATAATGTCCAAAAGCTTTTCTCTTGGAATGTTTTCATCATTGCCTGAAACAGCAACATATTTTTTAGCTACAAAATCAAACTTACCGTAAGTGTTGTCAATAATATATGTCTTAATCTTTGATAAATCAATTGTCTTATCTGTGACTTCATTGTAAGACTCAGGCTCAACGAATGAATCATCTGCAATAAAGCCAACAATTGAAATATAATGGCCTTCTTTTTTCTTAAATGGGTCAACTGATGAAATTACAGGAAGGCCTTTTTTGCAAATCTGCCAAACAAGTTCATATTCATCAAACTCATTGTAAAAACGAGTTACAGGTCTTCTTTTCATTTCAGCAAGTTGCTTCGCAGTATACCCCATAAATAAATTAACTGCGTATGACATTACATCGTGTAACTCATTTGGTGGATAAGAATTGATACAAGCAACTTCCCAATACTTTTTACCTTGGGCTTTTGCATTTGCTTTGGCTTCCCTCATCCAATTATTATACATTCCGTTGTAATGTGTTTCATAATACTTAAGAACATCCTTGTTTGTGCGGGTGAAATAAGTAATCTTATCATCAAGCTGTTTGAATTGCGGAACGATACCCATATCAGGTTCCCATCCCGCATAACCTAAACACTGTGCAAAGTTTGTAGGACCACAAACATTGACTCTGTCAATGTCATTGTTTCTTTGTGAAAAGTTGTCGTGTCCTGCAGATACATTGTACTCTTTCATTATTTATCACCTCTTATTCAGTTGCTTTCAATATGCTTTCGAAGATTTCTTTTGTTGATACTTTTGCATTCTTTGAAACTTTGCCGTCTTTTTTCATTTGATTGATACGTTGTGTAGGCTCAGTCTTCGACTCGAAAGTATCGGCGTTCTTTTCTTTATCGGTAAAGCCGTTTCCTTTAAGCCATTTACCGCCAACTTTTGCTTTATATGATTTATCTGTTTCAAGCAATATGCTTTCGAAAAGTTCTTCTTTCATATAAAATTAGTAAACAATAAAAAAGGAGGCCGAAGCCTCCTGAGAAAAAATGTTATTTTATTTTGGCTGGTTTACTTGCCTTTTGTTGCTTCCTTCAACTTTTCAGCAATCTCATCAGCAAGTTTGTCTGGGTCAACTTTTGAAGTAAGTTTGTTTGTCAATGCTTCTTTCACAGCTTTGAATGTCTTGAAAAGCAAAGTATAACAAGACTGTGTAAGACCAACAACAGCTGCAATAAACAAAAGTTTTGCAGGAAGAGCAAGAGCTCCGACAATTCCTGTAAATACAACAAGTGTAGCAGCAGCGCCACCAAGAACACCTGCAATAATTGCCATTGCGATTTTGTTTTCCTTCAACTTCTCAGGGAAGAAAGTTTTCAACCACTCTGTGACACCTGCCACAACCATTGCTACAATAAATGCTGTAACGAAAAAATTCATTTGCAATCTCCTATACATATTATATTAACATAATTTTCAAAGTCAACTTTTAAATAAATTTATACTCTTCATTTTTTTCTCTTTTATTCCCTCCATTATAGTTCAAAAATTCGTTTAGGTTACTAAATTTGTTGAGTTAACACTCGACTGTGTTAAGTGTTAATATATATTTATTAATGAGGAGATTACAATGGCAGAGAAAATAATTCTTGATGGCAAAGAAGTTACTGCAAAGGAACTTCACGAAGCTCAGCAGAATCCTGCAGTTCGTATCATCGAAGATAAAAAGAACCCAGGGACATTCAAAACTTTGAAGAAGCTTAACGGCTAAAATAAAAACAGAGGTTAAAATGCAATATGATATAATTGCAGTGGATATGTTCAATGTTTTTTATAAAGTAGAACACAATTCACTCGACAAAGATCCTATATCAATTGCTAGGAATATGGTTACCTTTATCAACGACAATGTTAGAAAGCACCTCGCTGATAAGGGTAAGTTGTTTTTATTATATGACCCAATACCTAAAAATGATTTAGGAATAAGTAAAACTTTCAAATACACAGAGAGACAGGACATTCTTTACGCTTATAAACGTAATCGTACTCACAACAGAAAATGTCTTACTGTTGTTGATACTGTCCGCAAATACTTTTCTCATCGTGGTCCAAATATCATAACAGTTATCAGTGATAAATACGAAGCTGATGACTTTATGGAAACAATCATCAAAGAGTATAAAGGCAAAGATATTGCGATGGTCACAACAGATAACGATTGGTGTCGTTATCTTGAAACTCACAAAGTCGTTATGATTAACGATGATTGGAGAAAACCCTTTACAGCAGAGTCATTTGAAGACAAATATCAGTTCAGACCATCAATTACAGGCGTATGTGTTTGGAAAGCTTGTTTTGGCGATGGGTCTGACAATATCCGCGGCGCTTTACAACTTAAAGGACTTAAACAGGCAAATCAAATTAAAGTCATTGCTTTCGAGTATATCAATTACCTCGGAAAACATCCTGATGTTAATATTGATTATATCCTTAAGAGGGAAAGAACAAGCAGTCCGCTTAAAGAATTGAAAACACCTGAAGATAAGTTTTTCAATGGTCTTTCCTCTTTCGACCCTAAATATGAAGTCGAATCTACATTCTTTCAGAATATGAAAGTCATAATGAGTAGATGCGATGATTATAAGAAGTTCGCTGTTGCGAAAGATGTTGACGATAAATTTAACCTTCTTATTGAAAAGACTCTGGGCTTTAAGGTAAAAGAAAGTAAGCAGTTCAAGTTTGGCCATATTAAAGGCTAAACACTGCGGAGGTTAAATGCTTTACATTATTGGCGATTTGCATCTTTCTGCAATGAATCCTTGGAACTATGAAATAAGTGAAAACTTTATAAAGTGGTTTGAGACTTGGGTTGCGAATACCAAAAAAGAAGATTCCAACCCACATCTTCTTTGGCTTGGTGATATTACTGAAAAGGATGTCAACCCAGGTGATGTTATCGACCAAGAGTTTCGTATCTTCCAAATATGTTCAAATAACTTCATAACAACCCACGTCATAATGGGCAATCACGACATCAAGTTGTATCGCCAAAAAGCACAGCACTCTTTGAAGTTCTTACGCAACTTTCCTAATGTAAGTGTCGTTGATAAACCTATTGATGTTAACATCTCAAATACAAAAGTAAGAATGCTTCCTCACGTCAGAGTTCAAGGCCGCACTCTTTCAGAATATTATTCTACAATGACTTTCAGAACTGATGTTGATTTGGTTGTAGGGCACTGGAATAAATATGACCCAAGTTCACCAATTCAAGGCGGAGTTAAAACAGATAATATGAGAACAAAAGCTTTGTGTCTTGGCCACGTTCATACAAGAACAGACCCAGATTACACAGGCTCAGTTTTTCCAAATAAAGTTGATGAAGTAGGTCAGAGAGTTATAAAAGTTTTTAATGATGGCGCTTTTGTAAAAGAGATTGAACTTCCTCAGTTTGTATCTTACGACACAATTGAATATCCTAAAGAGATTGTTGAGCCTCAAGATGGTAAAGTTCATATTTATACTGTAGAGGGTATTTCAAACATCACAGCAGCAAAGTCATTTTACAAAGATCACTTTATTCGTGGTGTTCTTTTAAAGAAGATTGATAAAGACCAAACAACAGGATTTATCTCTGATGATGTCTTTATGTATAAAGATAATTATCAGGCTTTTAATGATTGGCTTAAAGAAACAAAATACCCACTTTCAAGAAAAGCTGCTGCTATTCTGACACAATTGTTGAAAAAGACTTCTTAGTCTGTTTTATCATTTTTCTTACGCCTTTTTGATTTCTTTTAAGTATGTTCAAAGTACAATTGAAATCATAAAGGGCAACAGCAACTGGGAAACCTGCATCTTTCAAAAACTTGCGGTTATCCCAAACTTCTCTTTCAAGAGTCTTACCCATTTGAAACAACAACATTAAATCGTTTGTGTTTAATCTTTCGAAGAAGAACTTATATTTCAAGAATGGGTCGTTTGTTGTCATTTCGTGGTTGTAAGCATAGTCGTTTATTGATTTGCTACACTGTGCGGCAATTCGTTCAAGAGTGCTTTTACAAGTCAAGTTAATTACATCTGCTACTATGCTATCCATAATTATAATATAAAAGAAATCATCGTAAAGTTTAATGTTAATATATTTTCAAGTATAAGGCAGTTCGGCCTTAGGGAGATATAATGTTAACGATTGATAAGTCAACTGAGTTGACTGTTCACGACTTTATTAAAAATAAAGAGTATAAGCCTTTCAAAGATTGGCGAACAGTTGCAAAAACTGAAAACTTCGGGTTACTTTTCGGTTGTTCAGCAGGACGATTTGCTGTTATGTTGGAACAGGCAAACTTTACAGAAGCTGAATGTGAAGAGTATATCAAATTAAAAAATCTTACATCTGTTTATAACGCTGCACTTTCGAATGCAGGCGGTAAAAATCCAAAAGACGTTAAATTTGTTGTTGTTGCAGACGATATGCGTGAGTCATTCTTCAAGTCGTATGAAGGATTGATGGACCGTATCAAACGAGAACAAATGTTTGCTCTTGCTCACGGTTATGTTCGAGCTTGGCACGGACCTGTTCGTCATCTTGCTGAACTTCGTTTTATGTCTGTAAATGACCAAGGAAACTTGACAGGCGCTGACCGTTCTTTATATTCAAAGATGTTTGCTCACTTGTTAAACAACGCTTGTAACTCAACTATTCAATCAATGGAAGCCCGCATCGCTTTCTCAACTTGGTTGAATACTTCAAAGTATCTTGCTCTTTGGGGATTGAAATCATATTGTTGGAACAACATTCACGACTCTCTTGACTTTTATGTTTGGAAGCCAGAGTTGCAACTTGTTATGTCTTTGGCAAATGCTTGTGCTGCTTGGGACCGTGAACCTGTAAAAGGTATTCATATGTCTTTTGATGGAGAAGTTTCTGATGTTCAGGATTACGAACACCGCTGCAACACATACTATAAAGCGGGCGTAGGTTATGACCCACTTCCAATTGAAGAAGCAATCAAAAACTATAATGCAAAGAATGGCACTAACCTTAAGTGGTATGGTTGTGATTGGCTTTATGATAAATATATGCCAAACAGAGATGAGTTTTATAAATACTACTGTAATCTTAATGGCAAGTTGAATGTTGATGAATTCATCAAATCTTGGGGCGGTGTAATTCCTGAAGGTGTTGAAGTTGTTGAAATGCAAAAGCCTGCTAGGAGAATAATCAATGGATAAGAAGATACCTCACGAATGTAAAAAAGAATACACTGAAAAAGATGCCTATGCAGATTATGGTCGTCTTCTTGCAATGAGAGATTTGAGAATAAATCATTCTGAACTTGCTGATGACAATTGGTGCAATGATTACTTTATGGCAGTTGTCGATAATATGAGAAAGAACGGGTATGATGTTGATATGATGCTTTACTTATATAAGAAGCAGGAAGACGGTTCTTGGGAGGCAATATAATGGCAGCAACACGAAGAAGTAAGGCTGAGATTGAAGCAGAGAAAAAAGCAAAGCTTGAGCGTAAACTCGAAAGAGAAAGAAAAAAGGCTGAAAAGGAAGCTAAAGCAAAAGCTCGTGAAGAAAAGAAAGCTGCAAAAGAAGCAAAGTTGAAAGCAAAAGAAGAAGCTGCAAAAGCTAAAGAATTGCAAAAACTTGAAGATGAAAAAATTCAAAAGATTATTGATAAGCTTAAAGTTGGGAAAGAATACGCCCAGCCTAAGCCTATGACAATAAAAGAAAAGGACTTGTGCAAAAAGATTTTGGAAGGCGCAGTTCTTTCAATTTGTAGTCAAACTTATGGTCAACATTCTTTTAACATTTTGTCACATAGAGGGAATGAATTCGTAATAAGCATTGATAGTATTTATTACTTTTACAACAAAGCAAAGAACACAGGCATAAACTTTGGAAGTGTTTTTGAAACTTGGCTTGAAAGTTGTAAAAGAATTCCTTGGACAGAGTCGGAGCCTTCAATATTGACTAATCAAGTCATTCAGATAACAGAGGGTGTTAATTTAACTACTACAAAGAAAAAGAGAGGTAAGAAATAATGGCGTTTACGTTTGGGGGTATTCGCGAAAATACAAAAGCTAAGGACTTGCTTAAGCCGTCTGATATTCTCGATTATGTTATTGAAGATCACTTCGATGAAGATGAAAAAGATTATTTTATTTTCTTACTTGACAAGTTCCCTGCTGAAGATAAAAAGCAGCTTATCTTAAAACGTATCCGTGATGCGGGTTATCGTTCTTATAAAGTTTTAGTTGCTGTTGATTGCAAATATAAAGAAGATGACTTGAAGGGCGGAAGTATTGTTGAGTTTATGATGACTCACCGTTCAGGTTGGAGAAAAGATATTGATTGTGCAGGAACACATTGCCGCGCCATAATGGCTTTCGGTTGTGCTATGTATTCAATCAACTGTTCTGCTGATATTTTGACAGGTGACTTTTATGATGATAAGATGTTAAGACCTTATTATTATATGGGTCACGAAATCTTCAAGTATGATACTTATATATTCCCAGTTGATGGCATTGAAGAATTGTACCCAACAATTAAGTCATCATCTAATTCAGTGAATTATAAAACAAAGTTTTTCTACTCACAGGTCTCAAGAATGCGTAAGACACCTTATGAATGGGAGCCAATGTTTTTATCATCTGACCCAAAGTTTATTTCAGTCAATTCAAAAGAAGAAGCAGACCAAGTATTCAAAGACAATATGGACAAGTACTTGGTTGCGTTCGATACTGAAACAAACGGCTTGAAGTTTTATGAAAATTATATTCACTGTCTTACAATTTGTTGGGACGGTCTTAAGGGATATTTCATTCCTTGGAAATATGTTGATGTAAAATTGTTTGAAGAAAATGTTATGTCTTGTCAGCATCGCACAGGTGCCAACCCTAAGTTCGATATTAAGTTCTTTTGGAAACACGGTGTATCAAGACGCGTAAATGTTACAGATGCAACAGATAGGCTTGCGCACTGTATTACATCTGAAGTTAGGTCAGGTTTGAAGCCACTTGCGTATCGTTATTCACCTTTCGGCGGTTATGATATTAAGCTTGACAAATGGAAGAAACAAACAAAGTGTGATGACTATACAAAAATTCCTAATGACATCCTTGCTCCTTACGCAACAATGGACGCTTTGGTTACTTGGAGAATTCAGTGTGAGTTGTGGACACTTGTTGATGAAATCGATAGAAACTTCCCTAACGAAAAATATCCTGAGTGGACAATTCGCCGTTGGTATGAAACACAGATGATGGAAATTTACAAAGAAATTTGTAATGTTGAATATCGCGGTATTTATGTTAACTGGGAATTGATGGAAAAGTACCGTTGTGAAATGGTTGAAGATTTGCGAAAGAAAGATGAAGAGCTTCGTAAAATATGGGGTGTTGATAACAACTTCAACATTTCATCAACAACTGAAGTAGGTAAGTTGTTTGAAAAACTTGGATGGACTTGCTGCGGTCGTAATGAGGCAGGTGTTTATCTTACAGGTGATGAAGCTATGGGTACTTGGTCAAGAGAGAAACGCCCAGGAGTTGATTTGCTTGCTGAATACCGAACTGAAAAAACTTCGCTTGGTTCTTTCGTAGGACTCGATCCTGCTATGTGGCAAACACATAAAGATTGGCCTGAATGGTTGAAACCTAAAGAAACTACAGGTTGGCTTCAATACATTTATCACGATGAAAACGATGGTAATCCTGAAGAAGGTGGCTCATATCGAGTTCAGCAGTCTTATCTTGTAATGGGAACAGAAACTTATCGTTTCATCGGTAAAGATCCAAACTTCCAAAACATCCCTACACGCAACAAGTATGCAGGATTTGTAAAGAAGTGTATTGATACTCCGCCTGCTGATTTGTACACAATCGTAGGCAGTGATGGCAAGGAATATAATCTTGCGGAGTTTGAGCTTGTTTACACAAATGAAGGCTATAAAACTGCAAAAGAATGTTTCTCAAAAATGAGAAGTTTGCAATTTATTGATAAAGACCCAGAACATCCTGCAGTTATAAGATGTGGATTTGATAAACAAGAAGACGGATCTTTCAAAAAGCCAGACCCAAAAATTTGGTTTGAAGCATAAAAAATGGGCAATATCCATCAGAGAAGATATTAAAATATCTAAGGAGATATTCTGAGGATTACCCCTCCTCAAGGGTTTCTTTCTGACTGGTTTAATTGCCCGATTATTTAGTAAAGATTATTTGATAAAGTTTAATAAAAAAGGAGCCTTTCGGCTCCTTTACTTTTTTAACTTACTTATTATTAAATTACTTTGTAAGTTGCAATGATGCTCAGAAGAACCTCTGGGTCAAGGCCACTGCTGTAAGAACTGAACATTTCAAGGAATGGCCACTTTTCAGCGCTAATCTCGATTGTCTCTTCTGCAGCTGTGTTAATCTGGAAGCCTGCAACGCGAGCAATATATTCAATCTTACGAAGATTGTCTCTTGCAGTCCAAGAATTGTTGTACTTTTCTGCAGACTCAACAACTTTCATAAATTCTTTGATTCTTTCCATTTCATCAGGTGTTGCTGCAAGGTTGAGACGGCTTGCATTTGCATCCCAATACTTTGTAATCTTTTCACGAACAGGGCTTAAAGAAAGAATACCGATACGTCCTTCAATGTTTGTAATCTTGTTCTTTGAAGCAAGATTTTCGTAATACTTCAGACCCTGCTTTTTAGCAAACTCAATGAAAGTGTTCAACTTCTTGTAAGCTTCACCTTTCTGAAGGCGCTTCCAATCACCGTAGTTGATTTTCAAAGCCTTTCTTTTAGGGAAGACAACGTTCAGGTAATCTTCAATACCGTGAAGATACTTTGAAGGAGTAGTCTTGCAAACATTCAAATCAGCAGAGTAGTAATCACTACGATTGCGGGCGATGAAGATGATTGCATCTTTAAGGTTTGCATCAGCCAAGATTTCGTTTGCACTGTAAACTTTATCAGCATCATATTTTCCAATTCCGCCGAAAAGCTTTTCATCATCAACGCGGTCTGCAAGTCGGGCAACAGCTTTCTTTTCTGTTTTACCGTTTACATCAACTTCAACATAATCGTCGAAGTTGAAAACTCTTGGGCTTGCATATCCAACTTTCTTTACAAGATCTTCGATATTAGGACCCATAATTGTGATTGGGTAATCATCTGTAAGTTTGTTTTTTGCAAGGATGTCGTCAAGAACCATTGCAGAACCGTTAGGGAACCAACGGAAGTCAGCAGAGTCCATAAACTTGTCATACTTTTTCTGAGAAATGTTTACAAAGATTATTGACTTTTCTTTGTTTTCAGAGAAGAAGTATCCGATCTTCTGTTCGATTGTGTTGAATTTTGCAATGTAAGAAGGTCCTGCATACTTGTGAACCTGACGATTGTTGTTGTTTCTGTAAGTTGATACTTCGATAAAAGGAAGACTGAAAATACCATCAATTTTCTTTTCAATCTTTGACTGCTTTTCAGCCTGAATTTTGACGATGTCAGAAATATCATCTTCAAGCAAGTCCTGATACTTTTCAACGATTTTTGTAAGCTTTCCGATACGCTTGCAAGTGTTGTAAGACTGTTTGATATTCATATAAGTTACTCCTTTCGATTGATTTTACAAATATAATATAAAGAAGTTGCCGGAAAAGTTCAGTTTTCCGGCATTTTTTCTTTATGCTGTTGCGAGTTCTTCGTAAGCTTTTCTTGAGTAGAAGTTTACGATTGATCTTTTCAAAGCATTTTTTGTTGCTTCTGTGTAATTCAACTTTTCACGAGAAGCCTGAAAGTTCAAAGAACCGATTGGGAAGTGAAGAACCAAAGTATGGTTGTGTGAGTCTTCTTTGAAGAAAGAAATTGCATCGTAATCTCCATCGAAAACCTGTGCAATATCAACATCGTAAGGAACTCCACCCATATCAACGATTGTTCCTGAGAAACGGCCCGCAATCTTTGAGATAAACTTGTTTGCTGCCATCATATCAGCGTCAGTTGCATCGTAAGCGTCTGAATACTTGTCTGTCCTTACAATAAGGCGGTTTTCTCCCTTCAAAAGCTTGCGGATGTTGTTGAACTGCTCAAGGCTTTCAACTTCAGCCTGCTGCAGGAACTTGTCAGCTCCGTTGAGAAGTTCAGGCATCTGCTGTGCAAAAGCAAGTACCGGAATTGCTTCGTAAATGTAGTTGAAATGCTTGTCAGAAGGAACTGCGAAGTAAACCTTTGTTCCTGTTTCGTTTGAAGGCTCTTCACCGATAAACTTAAAACGTGGCTTTCTGTCAGGACCGCGGTAACAAAGAGCTGTTCTCTTTACGCCGTCTTTTGAACTTTCAACTGTCCAAGTATCAGCAACAGAGAACGGAGATTTTGCTCCAACTCCAAGGCCACCGATCTGGTCGTTTGTATCACGCTTGTCAGAACCACCGTAAGTGAAAACATTACGCATTTTTGCGGCATCCATTCCTATACCGTAATCACGAACCCAGAAAGTTGGGTCAATTTCGTTAGGAAAGTGTATCTGCACAGGATTTTCAACTCCTGCGGCGATATTTGCGTCAATTGCGTTTGAAAGAACTTCACGAATTACTGACTGAATTGGGTTTGAATAGAGCTTTGTCGAAAGAATGTCGAACAAGCCTGCATCGTTTGAATTGAGTGAAAATACTTCACCGTCGTCGATATTTGACTGAATGTCGGCTGCATTTGAATTGATTACCATAGATTTTACTCCTTTTGTTCCAAATTACAATAATAATATAAAAGAAGTAAAGTAAAAGTTTAAAAAATTATGTAGGAATTTGCACAGAAGCGTCTTTTCCGTAAATATAGTCATCTGCGGCAAATAAACCTGTGATTTTGTCCCTAACTGCGACTTTGACATACCAATAAGGTTTTGGTGCCATACATTTGACTTCACATTGAATAATCTCAGCTTGAGGAAATTCTGCTGCTGCTTGTTTGATAAGTTCTGACTTTATAAGAGGTTCTGAGTCAGCATTAAAAGGATATTCGTGGATAGTCTCTGTTAAGAATCCGCCGTAATCTGCATTACGAATATAAGAGGTACTTCTTGATTGCAACCACATCTTTAAGGCATTAAGTACAGGTGAACCCTTTCTTAATTCAATGTTATCAGGGCTGCTTGCATCAACGCCCTCATAATTTAAGTCTTGATAATCAATATTCTTTTGTAAAGATTTTTCAAGTTGTTTTAAGTTTCTTAAAATTACTGAACTTGCCATTTGTTACCTCTTAGAATAAACGAAGCTTTTTAGCAGAACCCCAGAAATCGTCTTCGCTAATCTCTGTGATTGCTGACGTTACGTTTTGATAATCAATACGAACCACTTTATATGTTACTGTAACTGTTTTAATGTCTCCGCCGCCTGCAGAATCGTATTTAATTTCACCTATGCTTATAGGCTGCAAGCCTTTCATAAAACAGTAGCCTGTTTGCTTTGGGACTGGGAGAGAGTCAAAAGGCGACTCTAAATTTTCATTACCTTCAACAAAAGCATATTTCACAACATTCATATCAATCATAGGCGGGTGTCCTACTGCCCAAATGCCTGTACCAAAGTCAACGGCGCGGCTCATTAAAGCAAGATGATACTTTTGAATTGAGTCGAAAGCGTCTTCATACCAGTTGATTGTGACCGTATCATTGATAGTTACCTTCTTTGGAAATGAAGCTCTTAATTGGTCGTCATATTCATACTCAAGTGTAGGCGGAGTTATTGTAATATCTTTAATACGAAATCTTGCGTTCTTAACTCCTGCTGTTCCCACTAAGTCTGCAATAAATAAAGAGTCATTGGCTACAGGCATAACACCATAAAGGTAGTCTAATGATTGAGATTGAAAATCTAAAAATTCATTCTGAGTTGTGTCTGCCATAAAAAATTAGTTAATATTTACCATCAGCGGTAATGTGAGCAAGTTTTCGATATACGAATGGGAATGTTGCAGAAAGTGGGTCTGCGCTGTCATTCTTAAACTGTATGCTTGAACTTCTTCCTAAGAAACGGCAATCGTGGAAAATATATCTTTGAACTCTGTCGGTCTTAAATGATTCCGTAGGTGACTTTACAATCTGTACATCTGTTTCACCGAACCCAACTGTTCCCATAAGGTCGTGATAACGAGAGAATGTAAAGTAGTCGGCATCATATTCAACTACAATATCCAAAAGTTTACCTTTGCCATTTACTTTACGCATTGCAATGCCTAAAAAGTTGTAGAAGTTTTTTCCTTCAAGTGGGTGCAATGGAGAATTTTCTATGAAGTCTTTTCTTTTTCTTTCTGCTGCCCAGCAATCCGCATTAAGAGCGTGAAAAGCATCAAGAACATACATATTTTGGTCAAGTCTTATTGTAAGATCCAACTTTGTGTTTCTTTCATAACGGCCCACAACTTTATTTATTGTGTGGCCTGCATATTGAATTGTGCCTGTGCTTTGTTTCTTTTGAGGAAACTCTATCCCATCAATTCTTGTGCCTATCAAAGACCATCTTTGTTCAAAAGGCGTTGAAAGAATGTTGCGTCCTGAGTCGTATGTTACTCTTTCAATGTTTTTTGATACATCAACATCAGTAATGTCTTTTCCGTTATCAACTAATATGAAATAAACATTGTACATATTAGGCATAAAGTCAGGCTCTTGAGACATTAAAACTTCAATAGGTGTTATAGCATCTTCAATCTTTGTAACATCTTTTAAGTTCTTAATCCAATTTATTTCGTATTGTTCCTGTCCTTCGATAGGAGAAAGTGTTGGCTGAAAATTATCAATCTCTTTTATGTCGGTATAATCGACTTCGTTATTAAGCTTATGTGCGTCAAGGTCATCATTGTCAATACGAGTTGTCTTTTTTGTATTTGTTACATCTTCCAATGTATATTCTTGTGAGACATCATCAAGATGAACTTCATTGATTTGAGTGTAGTCAACCATAATCTAATTAGTCATAAAAAAGGAGGCCGAAGCCTCCTTGGAGTTTATAAAAAGCGAGCGTAGAAAAATGTTTGGTCTTTAGCCAAACATATGAATACGCTCAATCTTTTCAAACTATATTAACTAAATATTATATATTTTAGAAACACTAACTAAATATATAAAAGGTACTAACTAATATAAGGAGAAACAAAATGAGAGAACTACAAACAAACTCACATTGCAAAAACTTGATTTTGTATCATCTCATCTTCGTATGCAAATACAGAAGAAAATGTTTCTCTAATACTGATTTTGCAGAAAATCTAAAACTTCAGTTTTTTGAAATAGCAAAGAAATATGATTTTGAAATAGACACAATAGACTTAGATTACTCAAAGCCAGACCATATTCATATTCTTGTAAGAAGTGTTCCTAAACTAAGTCCATTGCAGATTGTAAGAGTTTTGAAACAGCAAGCAAACTATTGGGCTTGGCAAAACTATGAAACTTACCTAAAACAGTTCTATTGGAGAGCACATCATCTTTGGACAAGAGGATATTTCTGCTCAACAGTTGGTAATGTATCTGCTGATACATTTCACGAATACTTAGAAAGACAAGGGAGGAATGAACAATGCTAAAAGCCTATGAGTTCAGAATCTTCCCAACAAAAGAACAAGAACAGTTTCTTCTCAAAACTAATGGTCTTTGCAGGTTGTATTGGAATACAGCTTTGGCAAGAAAACAAGAAGCTTATGACAATAATGAAAAGTGGAATATTGGAACAGCTAAAAAGGTATTTGAAGAATGTAAACCTGAAGCTATTGAATGGTGTAATGAGGTAGATAGTTCTGCTTTAGCAGCAGAATGGAATGATATAACTTCAGCTTTCAACAACTTCTTCAAATCTTGTAAAGGACAAAGAAAACTTAGAGTGAATGCTCCAAAGTTCAAGTCAAGAAAATACTCTCAAGTTGCTATTACTTGGACTTCAATGGCAAAGCCTAAAATCCTAAAGAACGGATATTTGTTCTTGACAAGAAAACTTGGTCCAGTGAAAGGAACTTTTCACAGATGGGCAGAAGGTGATTTCAAACACGCAACAATCAAACAAACCCCTACAGGAAAATGGTTTGTAAAGATTTGTGTTGATAAAAAAGACAAACCTAAAAATAAAAATGGAAAATCAGTTGGTATAGACTGGAACTGTAGAGATGAAGACTTCATAGTAATGTCGAATGGCACGAAAGTCAAGTGTCCTAGATTCTTACAAAGGTCTTCTAAACAGCTTAGTCACCAACAGAAGATAATGAGCAAAAGATTTGTAAAAGGTCTTGAAACTCAAAGTTCCAACTATTACAGACAAAAACAAAAAGTTGCACTTTTGCACGAAAAAGTAACTAATCAAAGAAAAGATTGGTTACATAAACTTTCAAGACAAATCTGTAATGAGTATGAAACTGTAGTAGTTGAAGACATCAACTTACAGACAATGAGTAAAATGAATCACGGTAAAGTTGTGGGAGACCAAGGATTTGGAATGCTTAGGCAGATGATTTCTTACAAAGGTAATCTTGTAAAAGTAAATCCAAAAAACACTTCTAAAACTTGCCATAGTTGTGGATTTGTAAATCCAAAAGTAAAAGTTGGTGTAAACTATTGGGAATGTCCAAGTTGTGGAGCAACCCACGACCGTGACATAAATGCAGCTCTAAATATACTTTTCAAGTATAATGCTAGCCAGAGCATAGTAGGCAGGGAACGAGCCGAAATTACAAATGCCTGTGGAGCACCAAGCAGTGCTGTGAAGCAGGAAGTTTCTAATCCATCAAGTCGAGTACTCGGCTCGTAAGATTAGGAAGATATTCGGTCTTTAGCCGAATATCCGTTCACTATGTCTACATTATGAATGTATTCTACTCTTCATCTGCTGTTTCGTTTTCCTCAGCCTGAGCGACAAGTTTCTCATATTCTTCTTTAGAGAAGTTCTGTTCTGCCCACTGTTCTTCATCAGCAGTATTTTCCATACCTTCAATCTCGTTAGAGATGATGTCCATAATAACATCCTTGATTGCTTTCCACTCTTCAGGTTTTACTTCACCCGACTGAATTGCCTTTACGAAAGCATCTTTTCCGTGGAAGTTCCAACCAAAGTTTGTCTTTGAATTGTAGTAACCCTTTGAACGGCAGTCAACAAGTTTAAGCAATCTTGGGTCTTCTGCAAAGTCATACAAGAAGTCAACAAATTCTCCATCTGAATTGAAGCCACCTTTGTAGTAAAGGTCCATTTCACATTCACGGAATGGAATACCTGTCTTGTTCTTCATATTGCGGACCTGCATATGAATACCTACAACTTTTGAGCCTTCTGTAAGGTTTTCAATCTTACGAACACGGTTAAGAGTTGAAGCAACATATTTCAAAGCGTATCCACCAGTTGTTGCGATTGCGTGAGACATTGTATTCATCTGAGCACGCTCTTGTGAAATGACAAACATTGTTGTGTGATAGTTGGCACAAAGAATGTTGAAACGGTTACAGAAGTCCTTCAAAGCTTTTGCGTTATTACCAAAGTTGGCTTTATTGAACTCATCATCAAGAACTGTTTTTGTTACTGACATTGACTCAGAGTCGAAGATAACACAAGCAACTGTGTTTGACTTAATCATCTGCTCGAGAGCAAAAGCGCCTTCTTCAAGGTTGTCAGGTTGCAACAATGTAAAGTGAGCATCTTTGTTGATTGAGCCATCTGGGTTTACCAAAGATGTTACATCAAGACCATTCTCTTTTGCGTGATCTGGGTCGAAAGAACGCTCAAAGTCCATATAAACAACCATATCGTGGTCAGCAAGTTCTGGGAACTGTTCTCCCAAGTGTTTCTGAAACTGACCTGCAATATAAGTACAAATTGTAGACTTACCACCCGACTCAGGTCCAATGTAACGGTGAACTGCTCCGATCTTAATACCGCCACCGTACATAAAAGAAAGACGAGGAGAGTCAAGTCTCAACATCTTTTTAAGAGTATTTGAGTCTGCGGGCTTAATTGCGTTTGCGCATTTCTTTTGAACTGCAGCAACCGCCTTCAAAAAATCTGGACTAGCCATTTTTCCTCCATAAATATAAAGGTCATATCAAAAGTTGATTGCTCTATTTATAGAGGACACCTTGTAATAAAAATATATTAACAGTTATTAGAAACTATCAAGAAGTGCACTGATTGGGTCGATTTCATTCTTCAACCCAATTCCTTTCATAGTACGATAATACCTCGTTAAATTCATATGAGGCTGTGTTCTTGGTTGAGGCACATAAGTCCCATTTGCTTTCTGTTCTTCAATCTTTTTCTGCCACTCAGGTTTCTCAGACTTACGGCCGTTATTTGCTTCATAAGGTGACAACTTTAAACCGTCTTCACGAAGCTTTTGTCCTACAGGTTTAACTACCGCGCCTGCTTCTTCAAACTTCTTTATAAAGTCCGGCTTCCCAGGCTGATGTGGGTCTGTAACTTCAAAGTTGTGGTCTCCAAAAAGACCAATCTTTGCATCGTATTTATTCAAGAAAGCAAGTGTCTTGTAATTGCCACGAATAATCATACCTTCATTTTTTGGGTTATGACACTCACCGTAAATAAACTTTATGTAACCTTCTTCAGGTGTGTTGCCCATTCCTTGAAAGTACTGCATATCATCAATGTCAACATCAATGTAGTTGCCTCTGTTTTTTGCAACTGTGATATGCGGCATTATTGCGCCGTCTTTTGTAACAGCTTCTCTTTCTGTATCTGGGTTATCTTCAACAGGCTTTGCCTCTTCTTCAACTAAGTCTTTATCAATAAGACCTAATGCTTTGAGTGCTTCAAGCTCTGTTTCTGAATACCCTTCAATGTCAACCATTACATATCTCCAAAAATAAACGGATAAACATCCTGTTTCCAAATCTCTTCAGGTGTTCTTCCGTTCAAATGAATAAGCTTCTTATCCAAAGAAGACATTTCATATGCTCTTTCGAAAGCAGCAAGTTCTTGCTTCTTCTTATCAACGTCAAGTGAGAACGACAAGCCATCGCCTCTTTTCTTGTCTCTTTCAATAACTGCTTCAGGCGTATCAGTAAACACAATCAACTTTGTTACTGGGTTGTTGTGATTTACATAATCTCTTTCATAATCGAAAACAAAGTCACCTGAATAATTACGATAGATTGGTGAGTAAACGGTTTCACCAAGATGTGCACGGTCAAATATCAAAACATTTTCATTTGGCACAACTGACATCAAGTGGAACATTTCACGATAACGAATCTGTGAAGCAACTTTAATTGCATCATTTGTTTCAAGTTTAATGTTTGAATAATGAACAATGTGAACAGCTTTGTTTCTTTTTTCACATTCTTTTTCAATAAGAGCAATTTGGGTACCTTTACCCATTGCATCTACCCCTCAACGATGATGTTCATCGTAACCCCCTTCGGTACTTTTCTTCATACCTATCAATAAATTTTATTTCATTATTATCGTGAAGCATTTTAATTTCTTCATCTGATAATTTTTGAGTGCTGTTTTCTGTTTCTATAATAAATATTAACCTCAGTCTTTAATAATTCTTCTTCCTGCAGGAGCCGCAGTTCCATTCAGCTCTCTTTCACGAGCATCAATTACTGGGCCAAATGTATCACAAATGAAATCGCCGTTGAAGTATTTATCTTCAAGAATATCATAAAATTGTTTCAACAACTTTGCGTATTCATCGCGGTGTTCATACAAATAATCAATCTTTTCCCACATTTCTTTAGGAGAAGAAACTTTTACATAATCTGGGAACTCTTTGAAGTAACCATCAGTGTCATAAGAGTTCTTGTCATAAAATGGAATAATTCCATAGTAAACCATTTTCCAAGGCTTCTGTGTTACAAAGTTTGGAAGACGGTGGTCAAATGCAGGAACATAAGTAAACATTGTTTCCCACATTTCAGGCTGCATCTGCACAATACCTTTTTCGATAAAAGTATTAGGATGCTTCTGCTTTGCTTCATCACCCCATTTTCCGTAAACCTTTTCCTCAGGATGAATATCAAGAACCCACTTTTCAAGATAAGACAAACGGTCAGTACCGTCATTCAAAGTAAGAACAAACTTTCTCTTTTTCTGATAAACATTTCCGTTTACTTCAATGTGGTCAGGATTGCTGAAATCAATCTTTGGCATATTTGCCATAAACATTCTTTCAAGTCCTGCATATTTGAAATGTAACTTGTGTTCAACATACTCTCCCGAGTTGTATCTTACAAGACGCTTTACTGAATACTTATCGCTCTCAATCTGAGAGAATGTAAAGATTTCGTGATTGATAATGTCTTTATGATTTGATGGCACATATCTTGGGTCTTCATTGATATTATACCAAGGGAAGCCTTGCTTGTTCAAAAGATGTATCATTGGTCCACAATAATTTGCTGCCATCTGCATTGGGATTGCCTCAGTTGGCTTTGTTGCACAAATAATACCTTCGCCGCCGACTGATACTGATGCATCAGGTCCTTGCATAAAGAGACCCATATCAAACTTCAAACCAAGATGGTCAACATATTCATCAAGTGTACGCCAAGCTTCACAGCCTTTCTTGTGTGTATCAGTTCTTTCCTTGCATTTTTCTTTTCCTGCAAACTCTCTTGCCTGAGCGTGCAAGTCGATAATGTTGCTTGGGATGTCAACTTTCTTAAAAACGTTTCCAAATCCGATTGCACTGTTCTTCTTTTTGAAATCAGCAAAATCAGAAGCGCCTATAATGTAGAACTTGTGTTGAGGATAACGGCGAGCAAGAGTAAAATAAAATATCTTCGGACTATCGTCGCCTGCATAAATCGACCAAGACTTTTCATCAAAGTACATTGAACGACCAAACTTTCCAATCGCAATATTCATTAGTTATAACCTCTTACGATATAATAATTTATTCCTGCAGCAACTGCCGCATCTATTCCAGTTTTTGAATCTTCGAACACAATACAAGTTGAAGGTATCTCATCGAAGTGTTGCATAGTTTTGATATAACATTCAGGAGACGGCTTTGTTTCAACAACATCTTCCTGTCCTACGATAATATCAAACACATCTTGGATTTTGAAATACTCCAAGATATTATTTATATTAACTTTCGAAGCTGCAGACACCAGAGCGATTTTCCATTTTCTTGACTTAAGGCCTTTAAGCATTTCAATCAACGGAGTATTAAGAGCGCCATTCTTGATATATTTTTTGTAAAGCTCTTTCTTGTCATCGTGTATTTGCTGCATAACTTCTGCAGTCATATTAGGGTCAAGCTGTTTCAAAAAGATTTTGTAATTAAGCCCGTTCCATTCTTTACAGTATTGTTCATAACCTACATCATACCCGTGTTTTTCACAAGCTTCTTTATAAGCAAAATAGTTTATGTTGTTTGTATTGACGAGTGTACCGTCTAAGTCTACCATTGCTAACATTATTTTTTCTCCCAAAGATCCCAGATATTAAAGTAGCCTGACTCTTTATTAGACGAAGATACTCTACTAATAAGGTCTTTTACATATCTTATGTTATCACTGCACCAACGCTTTGTGACATCATCTTTTGCATAAGGTACAATACGATAGATTTTGAAAAGTAAGAAACCCAAAATCAATTTCATATTTGCTCTGGCGCATCCGTTAACATTTATCAAAAACTCGTGTGTAAAGTTTTTCAAATGTCTTTCCTGCTCTTCATCAAGTTCTTTATAACGATAAGACCAATGACACAAGCTATCCTGAAGAACAGTTGCAATGTCAACATAAGGTGTATCAATGAATGAGTCAAGAAAATCAATAAGATGCAAAATTCTTGCTGATGATTTGATATACTTGTCGGGTTTATGTCCTACGATAATATTTTCAAGTGTAAGGTCTCCGTGACAATATCCCGCTCTTAATTCTTTAAGCTGTGGGCTGAACTCTCTCATAAACTCATCAAGTTCATTTTTAAGTTCAGGAGTCTTTTTAACCATATCATCACATTTACGCTGAAAGATTGATAAAGATTCATAAACTTTATTGAAAGCAAAATTGTACATTATGAATGCAGCAAGGTCAGTCGCTGTTGAAATACCTTTACATTTAAGCAACTCTTCTGCAACAGTATCGCCTTCGATAAAAGGCATCGTAACAGAAATGAATGGCTCACCACTAACAGTGCACTCATTGATGTCTAAAACCTTTGTGCCTACAATTTGATTGCGCTGACCACCTGCCCAAGTAGTTGCACACATTTGTTTGATTGCTTGTTCACGAAGTCTTGGCACATAAGAACCACTTGCAGACTTGATAACTTTATCACCCTGCTGTTCGACACTACAACCCGAGTTTCCCTTTAAGCTCATCTTCACTTACCTCTGATTTTAATTCTTTAAGTTCATCAGGTGTTCCAAACTCAAAGTGATCTTTTACATCAATTCTTTTTACATTGAGCAAGTAATTGTATAAACCTGACATATAAAATTCTTTTTGTGTTCCGTCATTAAAATAAAGAACTGCTGCTTTTGCAAATACTTCAGCATTCTTAAAATAATAGCAACCAAAAATTGCGTGATTAGAAACAGGATTCTTTTCAACAGTTCCTGCGTACTGTGTATCTTTTCCACCGATGTATTTGATATAACCGAAGTGTGGTTCTCTTGATTTGAAAGACATAATTGCGCCTTCACAATCGTCTGGGATTTCAAATTCATTACAAGACATTGCGTGGTCACAGTCTTGAAATACAATTGGGTCGCCATCAGCAAACTGTGAAATACCTGAAATAGCTGTGAACACAGGACCATTAAGTTGATAAGGTAAAACTGAAATCTTTGCTTCTGGGAAATACTTTTTGATTTCGGCATCAATCTTATATTCTTCGATATGTTCTTCAAGAACAATGAATGTCAAGTCTTTCATTGGGAAAGCTCTGATTGCCGACTGTGCAGCCCACCAAAAGAATGGCTTGCCGTATAAATCTATAAGTGGCTTTGGAATTGATACATCATTTTGTTTGAATCTTGAGCCCGCGCCACCGCAGGGTATAACAATATGCACTTTGTTCATAAAATGATATTAACATCCTATATAAAAATTAAGAGGAACTTGCGTTCCTCTTTTTTGATAAAGTTCTTAATTAAAGCTCAGGAGCATTCAAGATGTCATTATCAAGTTTCTCGAAAACCTTCTTACGGAATTCGATAATATCTTTATAATGCTCTTTATACTTTCTGATAGCAGCGTTAGTTGCGGCAACCTGAATGTTGTAGTACTGGTCGTCGAGCTCTTTCTGCTTTGCTTCGATTTCAGTCTTTTCTTTTACTTCTTTCTGTGCGCCTTCACAGTCGCAAGAGAACGTAATTGAATCCTTACCTACAAGAACAGCTTCGCCTTCAACCTTCGCTTTCTTTCCGCAGTAAGGACAATAAACAGCATCTTCGTAAATAGTTTTGATTTCTTTTGCGAAGTCTGTAAGTTCCTTTTCCTGTTCAGGAGCAGGCTGTCTTCCATTAAGCTGCTTCTTTACATTACGCCAGTTTCTCAACTTGGCTTCCTGATCTTCGTTAATACAAAGTGCAAATGTTGAAGCACCTGACTTTGCAATAACCTTTCCCAAAAGTTCTTTCTGGGCATCTGTCAAAATAGTATCTTTTGCCATTTGTTAAACTCCCATTAAAGTTGCCTGTTCAGACTCAGCGTCTTCAGGAAGAACAAAACCAAATGAGTTTTCGATTGTCTTCCAACCTGTCTTTTCTGTAACAACTGCGATAACTTCTTCTTTAGCTTTCTTGCCAATTGAAGGGGCATCAATAAGAATGAACTTATCATTGATAGCTTTCATTCCTCTTTTCTTGTTCTGAAATGTTTCTCCACTTTCAATAGGAGCATTCAAAACGTCACGAATTACTTCATTTGCAGAAGGTGTATTCTCATATCTGAGAAAAAGTTCACCTTTGCAAAAATCTTCATACATTACCATTAAGATAACCTCTGAATTATTGTTTAGACAACAATCAACGATTGTGCCGCATATATTGCAGCAACATCTTTATTTTGCTTTAACACCTGTTGAGCCAGCCCAACCGCTTCCACGGTTGTTATATCTGAAGCCTTCATAGAATTCATTTTCTGAAATCTTGTTATCAGCTTCAACATCAACTTTCTCTTCAGTGTAAATGCAGGCTTCCTCAGTGCAGTAAACACGAGGCGCAAGCTGTGTTATTTTGTCATCTTCATAGATGTAAAGATAATCATCAGAAGTGTTTGTCAAAGAAAGATGAATCTCTCCCTGATAGTTTGGGTCAATTTCACAAGCACCTACATCAAGACCTTTCTTTGTTGCAATGCCTGACTTGTTTTCAACATACAAGTCCATCTGTAAACCATAAGAGATAAGTGGTATTGAAAGTTCAAGATATGATTTAATTCCTGATGGAATACAAACTCTTTCGTGTGGACCAACCATAATGCATTCTTTGCCTGCATCATCTTTTGTAATGTTTACTGCTGCTTTTGGATTCTTTTCAGCTTCCTCAGCACAAGTCTTTTTGAATGCATCATTGAACTTAGGAACAAAAAAGTCAAATCCTACATTACCGTCTTCACGATAAGGATCTGCAACATCCCTAATTTTAAGAAACTTTATCATTATTCCATAACCTCCAAGTTATAGAATAATATTAACACTGTTGTTGATTAGGGCCCTCTTCATAATTAAGCCACTGCCAATCAGAAGAAATCATTTCAAAAGTTCTATCAAGGTCCGACTCCAACGGAGAAAGTCGGCCAATCAAGTTAATTCTGTATTTCATCCAAAGATTGTAGTATTCAATTGCAATATCAAAAAAGGCGACTGGGTTTTCACCCCAAGTGTTTACAACATATTTGTCTTCAGTCAACTTGAGAAAATCTTTAAGTTCTTTATAAAAGTTGTGAACATCAGCCGCGGCAAGTTCCCAGTCGAAATCTTGCTTTTTGTATATTATTCTTGTTGCAGCTTCCTTAAATCGTTGTAAGTGTCTTTTGACTCTTAATCTTAAATCTTGTATTTCATTGTCTTTAAGCTGTCTCATTCTCTTCTCCACTTTCAAAAGGGTTTTCTGAAAAATACTTAAAAAAGACATCCCTTACTTCTTGTGTTTGTTGATAACCACTCCAAAGTGTTGCATCAACAGGCTGCCCAACCTGAGAAAGGTGTTCTCTGTATAAATCATTTATTTTTTCAAACCAAGCTTCAGAAAAAGCAATCACAACATCATAATAAGATCTTGGGTTTTTAAGAAATTGAAAAAAGTTGTATGTGTCGCTAATCGTTTCATAAAGAGGAACAAGGATTTCTTGAGCAAACGTATAAAATGGCTCATCGATGTTTTGAGAAAAATAAGAATAGAGTTTTGTCTTCAAGATTTCATTGATACCTGTAATCTTATTTCGTATATCCATAAGTACTCCTATAAGTATCATCTTTATGATGCACATCAATAATTGTATAATGAAATTGCGCAATTTCATTATAATGAAATTGCAATTCATCATCAGTCAAGCCATTGATATACTCCTTATAAAAAGGCAACCAAACTTGTTCGTAATAAGCATCACAAACATCATAAAAAGAAACAACATTGTGCTTCCATTCATTTATCTCTCTTGGGCTCTGAAGCAGTTCAAGGAACTCTTTCAAAGCTTCATATGTTTCTTTTATAAAATCTTCAGCATCACAAGCATCATAAAATCTAACGCAAGGACGGAGTGTTTTTATGAGGTCATTACGAAGCTTGTTTTCTACTGAAAAAATCGGTGTGTTTTTGAGCAATTGCATCTTTCTCAATCTCCTCAATTTTATCAAGCTTTGTATCAAGCACATAATTGTAATGTACTTTCTTAAAAGTTTCTGTGAGCCAAATTTCCTCACGAGCTAAGTTGTGTTCATTTTTATATGGGATCCAAACCTGTTCCCAATAAGCATTGCAAATGTCAAGAAAAGCTATCGGGTTTTTCCGCCATTCATCTAAGCAGTCCATATTATTAAAAAGATTAACAAGTTCTTGCAAATTGTCAAGTACTTCAACAACATCTTTATCAAGAACGTCTCTTTTATCACGATAGTTGAATACGCGGAACACACTTGAGATATGAACTTGAAGTTCGTAAAGTAAATGATATACTTCTTTCCATTCAATCATATTCAACCTCAATGCAAAGGCCCGCACTCGAAGCACGGGCCTTCGTTACTACTTATGGAGATTAAGCAGTTTCTACTGCTGCATCTTTCTTTGCTTTGTTGCGCTTTGTAGCAACTTTCTTTGCCTTAGGTTCTTTAGGCAGGTCGGAGAAGATGTCGAAAGTATCAACATTTACATCTCCAACGCGGCGGCGAACTGTGCGGGCGATTCCTTCAGCGTAAGTACCCATATCAGCATATTCTGACTTGCGGAAGCCTTTTACATAAGTTCCGTCAGCAGACCAAACAAAAGTCAGAATGTCGTCGTTGTCCTGTTTGTGAACTTCGATTTTTCCGCCATTTGGAAGATTTACAACTGCATCAACATCTACGCGAGCAATCATCTTGCGTACCTTAGAAAATGTAAAATTGTGTTTTGCCATATTTCTGCCTCCTGTTCTGTTTGAATTACAATAATAATATAAAAAGTTGACTGTAAAAGTTTAAATTTTTATATAAATTTATTCTTTTTTTCTCATATTTATTCCCTCCATTATAGTTCAAATTTTATTTTGACAGAATTCAAGAAAATGTCAAAATATGCAGATTTAAGTGGTTTTTTGACTAAATACAAATGATATACCAAAATACGGAGGATTATATAAAAAGACATATTGAAAGAGTCCGTAAACACCTTTTGACATTTATTCTACTCTTGCAAGTTCGTGCTCAACGCCACGACTATTCAAAGCTGCAAGAGCCTGAATTAAGTTGGTGGAAAAATATGGACAAGGAACCTCGTTATCCTTATGGGTCACCTCAATATGTCGAAAAAATGAGAAGATGGAAATATGTGTTTGACCATCACTATAAATACAATCGTCACCACCCAGAACACTTCGAGTTTGGTATTCAAGGAATGAACTTAGTCGACATTATTGAGATGCTTTGTGATTGGATTGGTTATAAAGATTACATATCAATTACTGAAGCAATCTCAACTGTTGAGCAACAAATGAAAAGATATGGCTTTTCAGATGACTTAAGTTACATTATCAAAAATACTTTAATTGATTACTTCTCAATTATGGGCGGCTTTCATAAAGGTGAAGTGGACCTCCCAGGCGGCTTAGTTGAAGAATTAGGTTATCATAGAGAAAAAGTTAAAGAGGTTGAAGATATACATCATATCGACATCTTGGCTTAAAACTAATTATAAAAGGAACCGACTATGGAAAAGAAGATGCTGACGATGAAGAAGATGCTGCAGTTGAAGTTCTTGAAGACGATTCTATAAACTTGGCAGAGATTATTAAAATTAAATTGACCCTGAGTTTAAGTCTTATATGGAAAAGTTTGCTGAAGCAGTAGATAAGACATCAGACTACTGGGAATCAGAAGAATTCAACGATGAACAATATAAGGTTGACTTCAACTAAATAACTTTCTCGAAAACAGCATTATATACGCAAGGGATTTCGTAAGAGGTCCCTTGTATGGTTTTAAACAGACTAACTAATAATACGAGGTATTTTAATGGGCGCTATAGGTGTTGTAGGCGGACAAGGCGGCTTATCTCCAGAAGATTCAAATAGTTTAGAAAATCTCTCAACAAACAGCAAAGGCTTTCTTGATGGTATCAATGAGTCAAAATCAATTGCTCAGAAACAACTTAATTATGTTTCTGACATTGCAGTTGATGTAGGTACTAAAGGTTGGTTTGCTGAAACATTAGGAAAACTCGTAGACAACTTTGAAGAAAATACTGTAAAAGAAGATGAAGGCAGAACACTCTCTGAAGAGATTAAAGACATATTATCTGATATGAAAATCTTTGAAGAGACAACAAACATAGATAATAAAGAAAAGAAAAAGAAAAGAGGTAAAGTTTCAGATAGGACAAAGCTTGATGATTTGAAATCTTTGCCATACGAATTCGCAACACTCGGTGCTGTATTGGTAAATGCTCTTACAAATAAAGATGAAAAGAAAGACAAGAAAGGCGGCATCTCAGGATTCTTCAAAGGTCTTCTTGAAGGTGTCGGTGGAATTGCTGCTCTCGGTGTTGCTTTGTTTGCATTTGCAGGTGCAACTTTAATATTCAATTTCGTTGACTGGGGTAAAGCAGTTATTGGTATGCTTGCCTTCACAGTATTTACAATCGGTATGGTTGCATTAGCTAAAAACTTAAGTGAAGAACAAAAAGATTTAACGAAGTTCGTAGAGTCATCTCTTATAATGTCAGCTGCATTAGGAGCATTTGCTATTTCACTTTACATTGCAAGTTTCTTAATGTCAGGTAAGCCTGTTTATATTGGTGATATTGAATTACCTGCATTCAGCATCGGTGGTGCGATTGCCGCATTGGTTTCTTTTGGTTTATTTGAACTTGGAATGGTTGGCCTTGCAAAACTTATGGGCGGCAGTGAAGCTGACTTTATGAAGTTTGCAGCAGGCTCTATGATAATGACAGCTGCATTGGTTACATTCAGCATAGGTTTAGTTATTGCATCAAACATTTTCGCAAATGGTATCAACTTAGGTGGATTTGCAAAATATATAAATGGCGGAGCAGACAACACTGTATTAAAGGTTGACCCAATAGGAGCTATAGCTGCAATCGGAACATTTATTGCATTTGAGGCAGGTCTTGGTCTTGTTGCAAGAATTATGGGAAGCTCAACTGGCGACTTTAGAAAGTTTGCAGCAGGTTCAATCATTATGTCTGGTGCATTAGTTGCATTTGCCATTTCATTAGTTGTTGTTTCACATCTCTTTACTAATGGTGTAAACATCGACAGTTTGAACATACATCTTGACCCAGTTGACCCTAAGATGGCTCTTCTTGGCGTAGGTACATTTATCGCATTTATGATTGCAATGGCTGTCTTAGGGGCGGCATCTCAGTCAATACTTCAGTATATGGCAATTCTTGGTGCAGTATCAATGCTTATGTCTGTTTCATTGATACTATTTGCAGGTGCTATGGCAGTTGTTGCTTCTGTTGTATCAGGTGAATCACTTGAAGTAGCAGGCATTAAGTTCCAGCCTCCTCAGGGCGTTGTAAAGAATGCATTTATTGGTTTGGCAGCTATGGCAGGATTTATGGTTGCATTTGCAGGCTTAGGAGCATTGTTCTTAGTTCCGTTTGCTGGAGCTGCTTTGGCTGCAGGTATTGCAATCGCTTCTGGTATTTTAATTTCTATTGCAGCTGCAACTGTTTTAATGTCAAAAGCAATGATGTTGGCAGGCTTGGCAATTACTGGTGGTACTGCTGAAATTGCTGGTGAAAAATATAATCTTGCTCCTTATAATGAAGCAAATGTTGATAAGTTCTTTAGTGCAATGGAGCACTTCATTGACAGATTTAAAGATATGGGTGACGGACTTAGCAAAAAGTCGGTAAAAGCAATCAAAATGGTTAATGATGCTGTTATGCCTATTATCAAGTCAATGGACAAAATGGTTGATGTTGTTATTAAAGCGGGTGAAAATTACGATAACATTATAAAGATTGTAAATGGTGACTCAAACGCTCTTGACCACTTAATGGACCCAGTTATGTATGTAATCTTGGGCCATAAGCTTGATGGTGAAGGCGGTTTAATGTATGTTGCAAACAATATGAGCAAGTACAGTGCAAAGGTTCTTAAACTTGTTGGTGAAGCACTTGTGCCTATCACTGATGCTATGCTCAATATGATTGATGTTGTTATCAAAGCTGCTGACAATAAGCAAAAGATTGAAGATATAATGTCATCTCAGGGCGGAATGGATATGCTTGACCATTTGATGGACCCTGTTCTTTGGATGATTCTTGGTCATAATATGGACGGCTTAGGCGGCTTGATGTATGTTGCAACTTATATGAGTTCTTGGAGTGCAAAAACATTAAAGCTCGTAATTGAGTCTATGGTTCCTCTTACTGAGGCAATGAGCAATATGATTGACATTGTCTTAAAGGCTGCAACACTTTCAGCAGAAGGTATGACAACAGAGGAACTTGTTGCTCTTGCAATGGACAACCTTAATTTGATTATGGTAGGAAACGGCACAATTGCAGGTTTCCTTCCAATGTTTGTTGCTACTGCAAGTAAATTAGACGATACATCAAAAGATGCGATAGAAGCAATCAACTCAATGCCACCTATGGTACAAGCTCTTGGTGATATAATTGGTGTTGTTGCAAAAGCAGGTGAACTTGACCCAGCAAAAATTGATGCAGGTATTTATGGTTTGACTGCAGCATCAAACTTCTTGAAAACATTCATTAAAACAATCGCTGATATTATCCCAGGCGGAGTCGGTGGCTTCTTTACAAGTATGTTTGAAGGCGACCCTCTTGAAAAAGTTAAAGATGCTCACAAGTATTTACAGCCGGGCGGTATCTTCTATAACATCTTTGAAGATTTGGCAAATATCGCAAAAAACTTTGATGGAAAAGGTTTTGAAAATCTTGGTAAAGTATCAATCGTAGGTTCATTTACAACTGATATGCTTAAAGGTTCTGATAACTTCAAGGACATAATGAAGAATATCCAAAAAGGTATTGATAATCTTTCAAAGCCTCAGTCTATGACAACTGTTGCAAATGCTCTTGAGACTATTTCAAACGCAGGTGACATCAGCCATAAGTTTGACCCAATCTATGAACTTATTGAAAAGTCGGTAAGTATTCACTCAACCGCTCAAGATCTTGAAAGTATTGCTAATTCATATAACAAGATCGCCGCTGCAGAAAAGATTGGCGATATGAGTTCAAGATTTAAAGGTGTATTTGGCATTAAGAGTTCAACACCTACAACAGCAGCTGCTCCTGCTGCTGCAGCCGATAATATGAACAGAGGAATGTCTGTTGAAGAGATACTTAACGATTGGTATAAGAACGGCGTTAAGATTAAACAGAATCTTGAAAATGTAAAAGAAGAACCTAAACCTGTTAATCTTTTAAGCATCGACTAATAAGAGGATATAATGGCAAACGATAAATTTGATAGAAGACAAACAAGCAGTGAAACATTCTTAGAGAATAAAGAAAATCCTGTTCCTCTTAGACTCGTAGGTCCTTATGGAAAAGTTCCTAATTGGAAATGTATCGACTTTTGGATGGGAGGATTTGAAGGCAAAAATCCAGTAGGAACTGATGCTCTTGCTAAAAGACAGAATTGGCGCAATAACAAGTATGGCAATATTGATTTCTCAAATCACCCTGTAAATGATAATATATTACTTATACCTGAAAGAATGACGCTTGAGGTTTCAGGTGGACAAAGTCTTACTGATGTAAACGAATCATTAGGTAAAAGTGATGACTTCTTGGCAATCTTGTCTGAAGCTACTGCAATTATTACAGGTTCAATGTCTGTTCCTCAATGGAAGCCTAAAGTTCTTGAAGGCCTTAATCCTCTTAAACTTGCACAGGGATTTAAATTTAATTTTCACTATGGCGCAGGCGGACTTTATGATGCTTTTGAAGAAGTAGTTAAACCTATATATGCTCTTGTAGGTTTCTTTGGTGTTAAAACGAAAAACGGAGCAGCAAGCCCCATTATATCAACAAGTGATCTTCCATACCCTACAAAAGGCTTGTTTATGTTTAATAAATTGAAGGGAGCAGTATCGGGTGTTTCTGATTTATTGAAAAATGGGTTGGAAGGAAAGTCTGGAGCAGAGAAGCTTGCAGACGCAAATGCAAAACTTCAAGCTGCTTTGGCAAGTGGCGCTCTTGGAATCGCATCAAGCTCAAGATACCACAACTTATGGATTTCTTGGGGTCGTTTTACACTTGGTCCCTTTCAATATTCAGAGATTAAGTATTCTTTTGATATGAGTATGTTCGACTCAAATGGTTGGCCAATGAACGGCACTTTTGAAATAAACGGTTTGGAATCTATGCGTGTATCTTCTTCAAGCGCAATGGTTTCACCTGTTATTGTAGGAGCTTAAAAATGAAAAGTAGATACGACTATTATGAAAGTTCTCAACAAACTGATGTTGATGGTGAACAGTGGCCTGATCCACTTTCAGTATCTTTCAATGATGTTCAAATGACAAAAGCACCTACGCTCGTTCAAATCACAGATGCTGATATTACAAAATTTTGGCTTTTTATGAAAGATCATTATGGTTTACAAGAGATGGACGACATCTTACTAAATTTAAACGCCATTCCGTTTTTAGGAATGGAACGCCCAGGTGATAAGATATATCTTGTTGACATCAATGATATGGACAAATTCAATACACAGAAGTTGGGCGAGTCGGAGGATTACTAATGGCTAAGAAAGCCCCAAACATTGAACTCCCAGAACTTAATGTTCGCTTAGGAGAATTTAATATATTAGGTTCAGACGCATATCGTTCTTTTGACTTTATTGCAGATGAAAATGCGTTTTTACCAAGATGTGTTATCCGTTTGAGTGATAAAGGCGGAGATGTATTCCGTTCATTTTTGAACTTAAGTATTGGAACAAAAGTTGAAGTAACAATAACAGAAGGCTCAGACACAAAGGAAAGAAAAAGTGGCTCAAAAGATAATTACAGTATGAACTTGACCAATCTTGCCATAGGAGCAGTATATTCAAACAGTAAAGTTCTTGGCTTCGGTGATGGCGGACTTGAAATTCTTTGTGAACATCCTTGGTCTATTGCTCAAGATTTTAGTCCTCACGCATACGCAGGTAAATCAAATTCAGAAATCATTAAGTCTTTAGTTCAAAACACTTCATCAAGAGGTTTTGGTTTTGAAAAAATTGATAGGGAAATCTTTCAATCAACAGATGAAGACGGCACAACACCAAGATACAACTGCGGTGAAGGTGACCTCAACTTTATTGTAAACAAATTACTTCCTTACACAACAGTAAACAACAACCCAGCTGTGTTCTTTGTTGATGATAAAAATAATGTTCACCTTGAGTCATTTCAGTCAATGTTTTCAAGAGACGCAAAGTTGTTAGTTATCGGTGGTAATGAAGAAGACGTTGATGATGAAATAAGAGCAAAAGCAAAGTCTTTGGGTGGTCTTGCTATAAGTTCTAATCTTCTTGCAAAAATTGGCGATAAAAGACCTGATAAGTTTACAAAAATACTTAAAAGAGAAATCGCAATGGATGATTGTTCCGCTTTATTGACGTACACAGGTAAATTACTTCCTAAAGTTGCAATCGCAAAACATTCACAAGGTAAATCATCAAAAGGCTACATCCCTGTAAACTTTGGAAGAATGATAACATCTGATGCTACTGATAAAGTTTATTATACAAATCATATGTATAATGACCTTAAAGCTGCGGCGCTTAATGAACAAAAAGATTTTAATTCTTTATTCAAAATTGATATTGATGTTTCATTCTGTGGTCATTTGGTTTCAGTAGGTGACAATGTTGAAATAAAAATCCCAGTATCAAAAGATGAAGATAATGAAACAGTAAATCACTGGATGGATGGTAAGTGGCACATTAAAGCAATCAAATATAAATGGGACCCATCATCAGGAGTCCCAGGAATGACGCTTACATTAACGAGACCTTCATTCGTATTCAACTCGACTACAACAATCGCAAATCGTGATGAGTTTTACGGTGTAGGTATGACAATAATTTAAGAGGTTGATATGATTGAAGCACATAAGTTTGATGGGAGCTTAAAACTTTACAGAGCAAATATCTACGCAAATGTTAAAAAAGGTGATGACCGTTTACAAGTAAGAATTATGCCTTATATGGCAGGCATCACAGGAGAAGACGAAGCAAACTTACCTAAATATCCGCCTCTTTACAAAGGCCACGTAATTCGTGGGTATGCTGAAACAGACTCACAATCAAATGGTGGCAAAGTTACTTCAATCTTTGTGCTTGCTAACGATGACTTTACCGTAGGATATTGTCTTGACCCAATAAATGAATTCAATGGAGCTCTTAAAGGTGCACTTAAAACATCTTGGAACTATCAAGAGACGAAATCAGTTTTGCAAAGATGTGGCTTTATGCCTCAAGAGTTTACTTATGAAAACATTACTTGTGATATGAATGAAAATGGTTCACTTATTGAACTTGGAGCTTATAATCAACCATTCAAAATTATTATGACTTCAACAGGTGATGTTATTGGAGTGATGGCCCATCGTTGTTTCTTGATGGCTCGTTCAGGTCCAAAGTCAGGTACTGACTCTTCATATATTGATATAAGACCAACGAGAGTTGAAATCAAATCAAAGGTTGTAGACTTGTCAAAATCAGATGCAGTTATTTTGGGTCATCGTGGTATGAATCTTGTTGGAACATTTGCTGAAAGTGCAGTTCCTTGTGAGGGTGTTAATCTTGCGCCGTGTAAAACAATCAAAGTCTAAAAAGAAACAAACTGCTACAGCAAAAATGAAAGAAGAGTTTCGTATGACACCTGAGTGGTGGGCAATGCGAAAAGAATTGATTGCTGAGCAAAAGAAAGACCCAGTTACAAATGCTAAACTTTCTCCTAAGGCAAACTGCCATCATCTTGACCAAAGAGATGAGAACTACACAAGCACCGATAAAAGACGGTACATTATGTTGCAACCTCTCACCCACAAGATGACTCATTTCCTTTACCGCTTGTATAAAAAACAAGGAGAGCATCTTTTCGACACTCTCCGTAACATTTTCAAATTGATGGATAAATATTCAAATGATTAGTTTGGGTACTTTTTCCAGAATGAAGCAGGTGTATTTGCTGCCCAAGCAAACTTTTTCTGCTGTGCTGCATTGTAAATTATTCCGATGTCAACTCCCAAGTCTTTACAGAAGCTGTAAGCAACTTTTGGGCTTGAGTAATTCAACTTTGCAGTACCAAGAGCAATGTTCTTTGTTGCCTTTTTAAGGTCCTTGTTTGCTTCAAGCTTCTGAACTCTCAAATCAGCTTTTTCAACCTGTGCTTTGATTTTGTTTTCTCTTTCAGCAATTACATCCAAGAGACCCTTAAGTTCATCACCTGAGAACTTCTTTTTGCAAGCTGCCTTCTGCTTCCTGAGTTTAGCAAGTTGAACTTTTGCTTTTGCAGCGCGGGCTTTTTCTGCTTCTTTTGCCTTCTTAATTGTTTCGTCAGTCTTATCCATCTGAGTTGCGAAGTTTTTTGCAACATTTTTCTGATGGTTAAGTTTTGTTGATACAACCAAGCAAGCATTGTCGTAAATTGAACGGATTTTCCATTCAGGCATTCCCTTTTTGACATCTGCTTTCTGAAGTTCCTCAGCAAGAAGCTTTGTTCCGTAAGTTGTTCGGAAAAGCTTTCCTGTTACATAAGGCAGGCAATCTGAAAGGAACTTGTTTACTGTTCCTGCAGAAGCTTTATCGAAAACTCTGTCAGAAGGTTTCTTATTTGCAATAAAAGTCTTCAGAGCTTTTTCAACATTTGCTGGGATTTCAACTGTGTTGTGGTATCTTACAGTATCTTTTCCGAGGAAGTCAAGTTCCAAAGTACCGTTTCCAACCTTGATATTCTTTACAAGAAGCTGGGAAGCACCAACTGTTCCATTTTCAAACTTATCAAGCTTTTCAGTTCCGATACGAATACTTGTGCGGAGAATAAGCCAAGAAACTACTGCTTCCTGCTTGTTTGCGTTTACTCCGTCTTCGATATACTTTTCCATTATTGGCCAATCTTTTGCAAGCTGCTGTGCTTTTTCGTACTTGTGTTTGTCAGCGTCCTGTTTTACAGTTGATGTTGCGCCAAAACCATACTTCTTTTTGAGAGTTGCATAACCTTCACCGATGTGAACATCAAAATAAGTTGCAACATAAGCTTCGCGATTTTCAACAACTGCCTTCCACTTATGTCCTGCAGGAGGCTGTGGGATTTTTGATTTATCACCGATGTAATTGATTGTAACATCTTCAGGCTGAATTGCCCACTTCCACATTCCGTTCATTGGGCATTTGCCGCGGCCGACATACACTCCTTCAGGTTCGAGAACATATCCACCGATCTGCTGCTCAACTCCGTCAAGGAAGATTACGCCGTATTCTTTTTTGATTTTTTCGTTTTCAAGTTTCTTTGCTTCACGGGCTTCTTTTGTGTTTGCAAGCTTCTTTGCTTCTTTAATCAATTCATTTTCTGCCCGCATTGCTTCGATTGTTTTTTCGTATCCTTCTGGGAAAGTTTGAGGCATTCCTACAGGAACATTTTTAAGGAATGTTTTTGCAAAGTTTTTCTGAAAGTCGGTACGATTTCGATAGTCATCGCCAAGAACTGCCCAGTGCCAAAGCATATCCTCAGAAAGATAATCAAGCTTTATTCCATTGACAAAAAACTTGCCTTTATATTCATAAGGTTTTGGGAAAAGTGGTCCCTTGTGTTCGATTGTCTTAAATTTTGCTTTTTTAGCCATATTTTCGACTCCTTACAATAATAATATAAAGAATTATTGGTAAAAGTTTAAAATAAATTAACTAAAATTTACTTTGACAGAATGACAAAAAATGTCAAAATAAAATTTGAACTATAATGGAGGGATAGAATATTAAGAATTGAAGGTAAATTTATTATAAAGTTAATATATCTTTGTAAAACTAATTATTTTGAAATACACTTAAACGGTAAATTTACCTGTGGAGAAAAATAATGAAATCAAAAAAGAAAACATTCCCATTTAAGATTAAATGGAATACACGCAAAGATGAAAGTTCGTTTGAACGCCCAACAATAAAAACAACTGAAGTTCTTATTAGTGGAAAGATTTTATGTTGTATCGTACTTTCAATAATCTCAGCATTTATTGATATTGTATTCTTCAGCGGATTGTCAAAGTCGGGCTACCCATTTTTTGGTGTTTATGTCCCTGCTGCAATAATTCTTTCTATTATGTCAATCGGTTTCTCAGGAAGTAAGTTCTTTGTTGCAATGCAACTTGCTGCAATAAAAGAAATCGGCGGTCGTTTGAAAGATATGCTTGGTGAAGCATATAATCATCGTCTTATATGGTTAAAATTAAAATGGAATCTTATTCATAAGTTTTTGATAACTATTTCAATCATAACTTCTATTTCATTGTCAGTTATTACAATCGGAAACGGTGTTCGTCAGATGGAGCAGAACATCAAAAATCAAACAATCGATGCACAGTATTTGATTGACTTGAAAACATCAATGAGAACAAATACAACTGACAAACGAGAAGCTGCTAAAGCAAACATTGAAGGCGCAAAGTCAGCACAATCTTCAGCGAAAGAAGCAGTAGATAAGTATTGGACTTTGCTTGATGATTACCAAACTAAAATAAGAGCAGTTAGAATAAATGACTCATTGACAGACGAAGAGAAAGATGTTCAAATTGTAAAGATTAAAAAAGAAGCAGTAAACTCTTTACCTGTAGTTACAAGCAAGAATGTTGAGTATATTTCAAAGCCTGAATTTGAAAGAGAGTTTGCAAAAATTACAAAAGCAAATGAAACGATAGACACATCTTCTTTATATGAAGAAGCAATTGCATACGATGAAGCTGAACTTAATTCTTATATCATAGCTTTACAGGATAAAGAGTATCGTACTCCTGATGGACAACTTATTCAGTTTATCAATGAAGACGGTACGCCTGTAAACAGAGAACTTGCCATTGCTCGTTTGCAAAACTCAATTATGGCTTGGCAGTCAGATACAGGAGATGCAGGTCCTTCTTCAAAAGTATTTACTTTAGTTGCAACATATCTTAAGACTGATGAAAAAGCAGGCGGTATGGGAACATCAGAAGTTATTATGATGGTTCTTATTATGGTCTTCGGTATTGTTCAAGAATTTATTATTGCAGCATTTACTCCAAGAGCAACAATAAGTCGTAAGATGCTTTCTCAGTTTAGCGAATACCTTTACGGTGTTGACATCAACAGATTTATGCTTAAGACTTATAAAGATTATTATGATTTAGGCTTGTTAAAGTCTGATGAATATGAAAGAAAATGTAAGAAAGCAGTAGGACTTCTTGATAATAATGTTGATGCAATTATCGCAAAATACAAAGGTGAAGACGTTGAGAATCCTGAAGTCGTAAGACTTGAAGCAGAAGTTGATAAATATAAGCAGCAAGCAGAAGGCTATTTGGCAACATCTGCTGATTTTCACGACAAGCTTATGAAAGAGACTGAGAAGAACGAACAGTTGACAAATGATATGTTAGCAAAAGATGATCTTGTTCAGGACTTGAAGTATAAGCTTGCTCAAAAAGAAAATGAAATTGCAAACCTTAAAGTTGTCGAAGCGCCTGCAGTTGTTGAGGCAAAGGTTGAGCCAGTAAAAGTTGAAAGAAAGATTGAAAGAAAAATTGTAAAAGAGCCAAAAGAACAGGAGTTCTCATCAGCAGTCGATGAGAAGGCAAAAGAAGTAGAGGCATTATTGTAATGAAAGAAAGTGAAGTATTAGAAAAGTTTGAGCTCTTCAAGAATGGGCTTATCAAAAAGAATACAAGAATTGGAGAGCTTGAGCAAGAAGTAAGTAACTTAAAACAGGAATGCAGCGATAAGTCTTTATCAATCAATCAACTTGTTTTGCAAAATGAAGAAAAGGCGAACGCAATTGAGCAGTTGCGTTCAGATTATAATAACCGCGCCACTGAACTTGAAAATAAGTATAACGACTTAAAAGAAAAGACTTATAAAACAATCAAGCATTTGGTTGAAGATGTTATTGAAGTTCAAGAGAAAAAGATTGCTGATCTTGAAGATGAAAAATTACAGAATGATATAACAATTGCAGGCTTACAAAAAGAAATTACGCAGCTTGAAAACAGAAAAGAAAAACACGACACAACTGAAGATGTTGATGTTATGATGACAAAGATTCATACGACTGATGTTGATAAGTCGGCAGTTGATGAAACAATGGAATCTATAAAAAGAGGTGAAAAACTTTTCAAGCAGTATTCATTTGGAGTTGCAAACAAAGAGACTGTAACAATGTTTGAAACATTTATTCACAATATGTATGAACAAGCACCTTTAATCGGTAGATTTTATATCCTTAATAACCCATTCAACTGTATGGGTGGACTTGACAAAGATGCTTGCGCCTCTTTACTTCAGCATTTAATTCAGGAAAGAATTGTTGAAACAAGAGGCGAAGAATACATAGCACAATATCTTGAAGAAGATGTTATCAAAGAAATCACAAAAGAGTGTTAATATCTTTATATGGAAAAATTAGCAATGGATAGAGACACAAAAGAACTCCTTGAAGACGTTTGTTCTTTGTTTGGTGTCAAAGCTGATATTATAAAAGACGTTTGGGAATACACAATGATTGTTTGGCTGTTAAAGCTTGCTGACTCAAACGCAAATTTGAAAAGAATAAAAATTCCTTATGTAGGCTCTGTTGGTCTTCGTTTCCTTGGAGAAAAGATGGGAGATGAAAAGATTGATGCCGATTATGATGCATTTCTTGCATTAAATGAGAACTTTAAGGATGTTCTTAAAACAATCAAAAACAATGGTTCAGACGAGCTTACCGAACTTATTCAACAAAAAATTAAAAAATTAGCCTCTCAAGTATAACGCATTGTCTTCCTTAACTAATTATTTAAGGAAGACACAATGGCACAAGACAACGAAAGATACGAAAAGAAATATACATTCCAAAAGAAACCTTGGAAAGTTTGGATGTCATCTGCTCCAAACCCAACTGCTGTATTAGTATCAGCAAGACAACTTCTTGAAGGAACTTCGCTCGGTCACAACATTCTTATTTACAACGGAAATCTCTATGCAAACGGCGTTTTCTCAGGAACGTCATTCCTTGATTTTTACAGATATTGTCTTGATGTTGAGCCAGCACTTTTCGATAGAAGAAGTAAGTTTGGTACTTATGAATATGATTTAGGTTCAGGTCTTTATGATGTTCTTCATAGAGATAAGATTACAGTAAATTTACATAATAAAGACGCTGCATTATATCCTGAAGATATTAAAGCATTCTTCGGTGTAAACTCAATTTGGGCACCTTGGTTCCATAAGAACTCAAATATGATACAGGACAACTTTGGTGTTTCATATAACGCCGGTGACTGTTTTACTGCTGAAGCAACAAATCAGGAAATATCTTATGCTAACCTTGAGTCAGATATTATCTGTTATCAGAAAGATGATATTTTCTCAAACACAATGGCGTTTGAAGATGGTAAAGTTGCTTACACAAAAATCCAACTTAATCAAAGAAAAACAATGGTTATGAAGTTGATTGTAGGAGCAATCCTCTTCAACTCAAATGAGCCATCACTTATAACAGAAATCAATGACCAGAACGTAACTTCAGTTTTCACAAAGTTTTCAAATGATGATAAAACAAATCATTTGTTTGATTACATTTACTTCTGGGTTAAAGCTCCATTCTGTGCTGATTATATCGACCCTGATGATTTCAATCAGAACTTAAATCAGGATGCTGATGTTGTTCACAGAAACTTATTGATTGCATCACAGTATGTTGATAAGATCAGAAACAACTTCAACCGCTTTAATGAAGCTTTTGATTATCAGAAAAGTGAAGATGAAGATACTTCTTCATTAACAGAATTCCTCGAACAGTTCTCTCGTCCATACGTCCCAACAAACTCACCTCTTAAAGACTTTGTTTCAAACAAGTTGTTAGGAGCTGAAGCAATTACTGATTATGATTATGATGAGCACTCTAATGTAGTATCAACTGCAGAAGAGTTGATAAAAAGATCATATATAATGGACGAAAAGTATGAGATTGAAGATCTTCCTAATGCAAATGTATTAGGTTCTGTTTATTCTCTCCCTGTTCGTAAAGTAAATGGTGAATTACAAAGAATCACTCCTTTCAACTTTTATGACCCAGACAGTAGAGAAGATTCTGAATACTATCGTCTTCTTGGTAGACTTCCTACCCTTATCGGTAAAGAAGGTAACATTACAACTGATGGCCGTATTATGTCGCCAACAATTGACGAACTTTGGTACATCGTTAAAAAGATTATTTCAGGTGAGCCAATTCACGGTTCAATTCCATCAAACATTGCTTTGCCTAATAATGAAATCGCAGAAGATACAACTTTGAAAGAAGCCATTATGGCTCAGTACAAGCAATCTTTCGATGGTGTTAGTAAAGCTATTGACCCAATCGACTTTGCATACGAATACGATGAAAATGGCAAAATAAACAAAGTAAGTGTTAAAGAGTTTGTTGTTCAACCTGAAAACATTACTCACAAAATATACACATTACTTGCTGCAGTATCAACAAGACTTAATAAGTTCTATAATGAAAATGTTGCATTGAACGATGAGTTTACAACCGATGAAGAAAGCGGCACGGTAACATACACAGGCAATTCAAGAGCTCTTAACCGCGTAGGTGATTATATTCTTGGCACAACAAAAATGGAAACAGCATCAAATGCTGACAAGGAATATGGTCCTCGTGCAAGTGCTCCATTATCTCTCCGCGAACTTGAAGCAGCAATTCTTGGTAACAAGTACAACATCGAAAACAACTTTGTGTTTGCTTCAAAGACTTATGCAGTTACAGGTAAGTTTGGTAAGAGATTAGTTGACGAAGAAAATAATATCTTGTCAGGTGGTTCATTGTATCAAATGCACCGTGATTACAACGCTGATGTTGAAAATCCAAATACTTATTTTGAACTTGGTGGAAAAAGAGATAGCACAAGCGGTTATGATATTACTGCAGGTGACTTGAATGGCGAGCAAGAAGTAAACACAGAAGGTTCAAGCGCTATCCCAGTTTATATCTTGGATAAAAATCTTAAGAGAACTAAAGTAACAAATATAACACAACTTCCTATAATGGCTTCAAATTACGGTAAGTCTGAATTGTTGCACGAAGAACAAGGTAAGTACACAGGTGCTGATGTTTATATGGCAGCAGACGGTACTTGGCGTTGTAAAGCAGAACATATGAGATTGCCGATATTAAGAAGCCGTTACTAATTTTTATAACAGAGGAAAATGATGAAAAAAGGTCTTACATTTATAAGTGAAAGAACAGGTCAGCTTAGATATTCTGACATTGCGACAGAAGAACAGTGGATTCAGCAAACAAGTACATACATTCCAATTCAAGCTATCAAAAGAGGACAGCCTGTTTCAATTGCAACAAAAGAAGACTTGGAAATTGTTGCAAACGGTGATGAGGTTTTGTATGAAGCACTCCTTAATTCATCAGACTCTTATGTAGTTTTAACAAACCCAACAAGACATACAAACACAATCGGTCTTGCATTGGAATATACTGACGGACATCACGAGATTGTTGATGGAGAACTTAAAACTGCCCCAAAGATTCACATTATCAACAATGGTAAATACATCGAAGATGCTAACTATTACGCACAGGCTTTTACAGAAGAAGATTCTTATACAGTTGCGGGTGATGCTGACTCAGAATATGAGGAATATTGGCCACCATTTTTTGATGATTATGAAAACTCAATCGGTAAGAAAATTTATGTAAAAGGCTCAGCTGATGGTGAACTTACTCTTGTAAAAGAAGAAGCATATCTTGCTCACAACAATGTTATCGTTCTTGGTTTTGTAACAGACGCTAAACTTAAAAATAAAGAAAATGAAAAAGATGTTGGAGCAATCGAAGTTCAAGTACAAGGTGATGACCGCGGCCTTATTGATGCAACAATCTTTGAAGCTGTTGTAGGTGAAGACTTCGTTATTGGCGATACAAAAGTTCAAGCAAACGGCGAAACAAACTGTAAGACAAAAGTATTTGCTTTAGGTTCAGAAGATGATGAAATATTTGAGTTCTCATTCAATATCAATCAGCTTGTTAATACTCCAATGCCTAAAGGTTTTATCGCTCTTCAAAGAATTGACGGTAAAACATATATCATTCAGACAAATGGCGAAATAAGTGAAAGTCTTCTCAATGAAGGTGAAGCTTACGATTATAATGACCGTGCTTTCTATCAAGTTGCAAAGTATTATGCTGCAAATTATAACGAGTCAATTGAAAAGGTAGACCTTGCTGTTACTGAAGCATCAGCAACAAACTTGATTTCAAAGTTGGAAGCTGAACTTAAAAATGCAATGGCTTACATCTCACAAGGTGAAAATGTTTCATTAAAAGATGGCCATACATCAAACATTACAGACCTTGACTTTGATGAGTCTGAACTTGGAACAAAGCACCGTCTTATTTGTAGAGCAAATGACATTGGTGGTTATTTTGATGTTTATGTTTCATCAAACTTAACAGGTATTTTATCTGACCTCAATATCAAGTCACACGGTTCATTCTTCAACAGAGGATACGCTGTTCTTGCAGATATTCGTAATCCTAAGAGACAGAACATTATCGGTATTTACAACTCAGGACATACTGGACTTGTAAAGAAAGGTGAAAATGCAATCTTCTTAAAGCAGGGTCTTTTCAGAGATTACTCAAATCCTTTTGAAGTAGGCGAAAGATATTATCTTGGTTCACACGGTAACATTTTCAAAGTTCCTCAAGAATACTACAACTCAATCATCTCAATTGGTTATGCACAATATAAAGATGCTTTAATTGTTGATTGTTGCGATGTAAGACAATATAACAACGGTGACCTTCCTGTAGGTTATATGAAGCCTTCTATCAAAGGTGAAGCTGAATTCGGTTTCTTATTGATGAACGGTGAGCCTGTAGAATATGAAGGACACGAACTTCTTTATAAGAGACTCAAGAACTGGTATGATGAAGCTGACTTGAAGCTTGGTTCATATTACTTTGGTGAAGTAGAGAAGACAGGATTTATTATTCCAAAAGTTCAATATCAAAAACATACAGGTGAAGAAGAGTCTTATACTCCTGCGCAGATTAAATGGCTTGCAGAAGGCGTTTATAAAGAAATGCCAAGAACGCCTTTTGTTCGTCGTTTCGTTGATATTGATTATCCAAAGCAAGTTATTGATAATAACGGAGAAGAAGAGGAAATCATCTTAGCACATCAGGCAAGAATACCTGACATTGATATTACTCCTCTTATGATTTATGGTCCTGAAGAAGACCGTTTGCAAATCCCAGATTTGGAAAATCTTGACATCAAGTTCTTCGCTGACTTGTCAGATGGCAACGTTCCTGAATGGGTACAAATTGACCCAGGCTTCCATTCATTTGATGCACTTACATACTTTGGTTATAAGTGGACTGTAACACAAACTAATGAGCCTTCTGACTCAAATCCTTACGGAACTTGGGTATTGAGAGCAGCTTATAACGGAACACAGGGACCTAACGAAGTTGACAATGATGATACTGCTATGGGTATTTGTTATCAAGCTGACCCATTCTCTCCACCTGTTTCACTTGCAGGTCGTCGTGCAAGAATCTTTGTTGTAAAACACGATTACTACTCAAGACAATTTGATGTTGAAGCTCTTTTCAAAGACTATGTAAAAGAGTCTTTGGTTGATGCAACTGACCAACCTTGGATAAGCCACGCAATCTCCGGTAATGCTGTTCGTCAGGACCTTTACAGAAGAGTTTACACAAAAGACTTGTTGCTTGGTTCAACTGAAAGAAGAGCTGATGTAAATGGTTATATTCAGTCAATCAGATTAAACGGTGAAGCTCTTGAGAACGAAGATGAGTTGGCTGCATATACACTCAACACAAATCTTCGTTTGAAGAATCCTGCAAATGCAAATGACCAAGCTCTTGATTATTACAATGGCTTATTAAAGTATTACTATCAGAATGAAACAGAAGATAGCGCAATATCTCACAAGGCAAGTTTACAAACAAAAATCTTAAATGAGCCTTACGCATTGCTCCCTTCTTATATGTTCAAAGCTCATAAAGAGTTGTTGGTTAAAAATGCAACAGCAAAAGACTTTACAGATCATCCTCACGGAATTGTAAATGATGGTTATGAAGGCAACCTCAATGCAAAAACTTTACAATCTGCAAACTTGGGTTACCCACAGCATATCTTGTCAAACAATGTAACAGATGATGTAAACGAAGTTTATGTTGAAAAAGAGAACGCTGCAATTGCAATCACAATTCCTTATACACAAAAGACTACTACAGGTGATTACAGAACTCGTCTCGGTAACTTGACAGAATACAGAGACGCAGACGGTAACCTTATAAGACATACAATCAAAACTTACGGCAATACTTCTGAACTCGTAGAAGATATTGATATTCATAACGGCTTTGACTATGTTCAGAGAATACGCGGTAATGTTGGCGGCAACAGCAAGTCAATGAATATTAAGTATGGATTCTCTGACGACAAACACGATATAACTTTTGAAGATGATGACGGAAATCCATTAAGCTTGTATGGTACCTTCGTTCAGACATCTTCAATTAAAAAGAAGTATGTTCTTTCAAGATTTGAAGGTAAGAACTCTCCTGCTATCGGAAGTGAGTTCTCAGATAAATATATCGGCAACGGCAAAGAGCAAGTATTAAATGAAGCTTTGCAGGCAATTTATGAAATGCCTCTTGCAACATTCAAATACAACAGAGAATACTTATCTGAAGATCCTTGGTACAAGAGATACTTCGGTATTATCGTTGAAAGAATTGCCGCAACAAAAGATAACTTTGCAAGTGATGCAGAGTTGACAAATAAGACTGCATTAGACGAAGTTGAATATACTTATACTGATGAAGAGAAAGCTTCTATTGCAGAATACCTCAAACTTGTAACTGACAACCCAGAACAGGGTATGCGTGAGTCAACTGTTATTGGTATTCTTTTGAAAGCTGCAAAAGAAACACAGGAAAGATTACTCAACCTTGAAGTATCAACATACGGTAAGGATTCTCCTACACTCCCAGGTGAAGATGAAAAGAATCCAAACTTTACAGCAAACGACCAAAAGTCAACAATTGCAGGTCTTAACCGTTTGGTTAAAGCATTGTGTCGTGAAGTATTCCAGAATGCTGACCCAACAAATATCAATGAACTTGGCGGTTGGTCTGAAGATGGTGAAAACTACTCACGCCTTGACTTAATTGACAAAGAAGTAAACGGTGAGGCTGCAAAGGATGATAATCAAGAAAGAATCTTCCTTGCAAAGAATATTGGTAAAACATATCCTGATGCTGCAGATATTACAGAAGAAGCCGTTCCTAATGAAGCACTTGTTCCTGATGCTGAAAATGATAACGACTTCGGAAGTGAAGATGCAGTTAAGTACCCAACAGATACAACATATACTCCAAACCCAGAAGAGATTGATGACTTCGATGGCATTAACGATGCAATCAACAGAATCGTAGCTAAACTCAATCAGCTCACAATCAACATCAACGGTGAGGACGACATCAAAAAGAATCCAAAGAAACTTGATTACATTCGTGGAACTTTGGTAACACTCCTTCGTGATGTTTACTCTGATGGTTCAGTTGATGAGGTTGAAAATGGTATATATGTTAAGAAAGGTCTTTCAAGAATTGATAAGATTCTTCAGGACCTTTACAACTTCGATTTAACTTACGGTGCAACAAGAGCAAAAGTAAATACATATAACGGTAAAGATTTGTATGGTGTAGAAAATAATGAGTCAGCAAGTACAGAAATGATTGACTCATTCAGTTCTCGTTCACCTGAAAAGATTGAAGATATTTTTGGCAAGGCATCAATTCTTGATGTTATAATTGAACTTCTCTCAGGTAATGAAAACAACTTGGTTAAGACAAAGTTGACACCTTGGAAAGACCTTGCAAACAATGAAAACAATTGGAAAGTAAATGCAGACAACACAGTAGCAACAACATACGACAATACTGCAGAACTTACAAATAACAAAAACTCTCGTAATCATTATACAGTTCTTCAGAGACTTGACGACATTGAAAAAGCATTGACTTTGATGTTCTCAAGATTTGCAAACAAAACTGACTTCACAAAAGATACTTCTCGTGTTGGTGAAGGCGCTTATGATGGTGTAACATCAGTTGATGATTATATGAAGTTCTTGAGACGCAACTCAGGACTTTGCTTCCACAGCGCAGGCTTGTATGCAGATAAAGTTGAAAACGATGAAAGAACTACTGCAGCTAAAGCAATTACCGCTGAAGATTGGGTAAGACCTGTTCACGATACAGTAGACAACTTTGATGTTTATGATACAATTTATGATGCAATCAAACGTATCAAGAACAGTGAAATGAACTTGGGTTACAACAATGCTAAACTCGGTACTGATTATGATACATATAAGAATGGTAACACAAGAATAACAAAGGATGCTTATGAAACTCTTGCTCCAAACGGCGAAGTTCCAACTCCTGATTATACTGTAACATCTGATATGAGAGCAGTTCTTAAATTGCTATACGGTTCTGACTTGGCAAATGCAGATGCTTCAAACAACAAGACAGGTTCAGTACACTTCAATGTTACTGATGAAGCAAGCGATAACTTCAAGAACTCTCCTAATGGTGTTTCAGTAATTGATGCATTATATAAGATGTTGTATAATGTGCCTCAAGCTTACAACTACGATGCAGGCGCAGGTACATCATCAAGATTATCTGGAACAGTTGATGCAATATTTGAAAATGCAAAAGGCTTTGACCCAGCAGTTCCAAAAGCTCATATTGCTGTAGGTGAAAGTGAATCTCCTGTAGCAGACGGACATCGTAAAGGCTTCATCTTACAAAATAAAGATGGTAATGCTTACAGAAAGAATCGTATTGATGTTCTTGAAGATTGGATAAAAGCTATTTACAGATATGTTGGCTTCGGCAGCACAGAAGATCCTTACTACTTCATCGGCGACCTTCACCTTACTTTCGAAGATAGAGATGATGGCGATAAAGATGTATTCGTAAATGGAAAACAATACTGCACAACAGCTTACAACAAGAAGTACATCACAGAGTCAGGTAATTACACACTTGCAGAGATTGCTTTACAATCTTACTACAACACACTTAAACTTGAAAAAGTATTAGGTGATGATCCTAACAATTACCCAGTTGATTGGAACTATGTAATTCCTGAAGAAAGTGAAGACTTCAAGATTAAGTCAAAAGTTGAAACAGACCCAGATAAGGTTAAAGCAACAGGCGTACACGCTGCTCTTAATAAGCTCTACTCTTATATCAATAAACTTGATGTTGCGGCAATTGATATTGACGAAAGACTTCAGCAATATGCAAGAGACAATGACAAAGAAGTTAAAGATATTAAAGATGAAATCGGAGCTATCAAAGATGAGATTGGCACAAAGCCTACAGAATCACCTATTGAAGCAGAAACTCTTTGGGGTGCAATTGAAGAGACAAATGTTGCAAACCGTTTAGTTGACGATGTAAATGCAAACCTTCAAGTAGCTGATGAGGAAACAATTGTAAAGAATGATGCAACAGAACAATCTGACAGCAATGTTGTAACACCTGCTGCTATGAAAGCTTATGTTGCAGACATCGTAGAACAGTTGAGAAAAGAATACGATGAAAAGTGTCAGCAAGTAAAAGAACAGGCAATCATCCTTGCATATCTTAAATGCAGTAACATTACAGTAATCTCAGATAAGACAATTCAAATTGACCACAATGGAGAAAATGAGGACTTCATTTGGGAAGAAGGACATACTCCTAATATAGGTGCTCTTGAAGTTGTAGGTCCTGTATCAAAGAGATTTGGTAAAGAAATGCGCAAGATCCGCATCATCGATAATGAAGACAACATTACATATGAAGCTTGGTTCGACTATGTTGAAAAAGAATATAGCAGCAGCTCATCTTACAAACAAAACTTCCTTTTGGGAACAATTGATGTAGGTAACCGCTTAACTCCGGTTATTACAGAGAATAACATCCAAGGAAATAACTTGAGTCCTGTTATAGAGGAAACTGTTGAGGTTGGAAATAATTTGTCAAGTGTTATCACAGAAGATGTTGAGAACGCTAACAACTTAAACCCAGTTATTACTGAAAACAGTCTCACAGTAAATAACTTGACTGTAGGTGATGATGGTGTGACAAATAATTCAACAGACAACTCAGGAGAATAACTAAATATTAGGAGATAGAAAATGGCAAAAAGATATGAGGCAACACATGAGACTTTAGCAAATGCTTCTTATGAGGTAAGATTGATAAACAACAAAATTGTTGTAAGCAACATTTCAGGTATAAATGAAGGCTTGTATGCAAAGATTGGGAAAACTCCCGTTACTATTATGGGGCAAGATTATAATCTTGATGTTCCAAATGATATAACATCTATTGAAGATGCTGCAGAAGAAATTAAGTCAATCTTGTATGTGTTGAATTTACCTACAAGCGATAATCCAGATGGTGAAGCAATCAATGACGCAAAAAATATCGCAGGTGTAGCTGACCCAGACCTTACATTCAAACAACTTACACCAATAACAATACCAGCAGCAAACTAAAATAAATTATGTCAAACAACTTATATGGTGAACAGTATAGCTGTTCACCTGTAGCACAAACAGTATCTTTAACTCTTCAGCATCTTACGATAGATGGCAAGACTTTAGCAGGTGAACAAGCAGACTACTCAAGTTTCTTTTCAGGCGGTACAACTGAGAAGTTTTTGTTACTTATTAAAGCCCCATTAAAATACTCTTTGTGGTTTGATTATGATTACAATAAAAAAGACGATAATGATGTAAGAGTGCCTAACGGGCTCTTTGAAGGTTTGATTTTCAACATTGATAGCTCTTCAGATGCAAACTGTGAAATACTTCCTATGTTTGTTGATGACAATGGGAATCCTATTAGAATGTTTGCAGTATTCAAAATATATCGTAATTTGAATTATGATGCAAACTCAGGTGAAAGCTGGAGAACAGACTTATTTAATTTCTTAAAGCAGCATTTATATCTTCTTGACAGTATAGTTGATGATAACAATAATGATTTAAAATCAGACTTGATATATTTTGAACAATCTCGAGAGCCGCCAGCAAATTATGGTGGGTATTTTTGTTATACAATTGCTGGCCACGTTGAGCAAGCATTAAGTAGAGACATTCTTAAAAAAGATGCATACTTTTGTTGCGTTAATGAAAGAGAAGATGCTTCTTATAAAAGGTTTGTATCTTTGCATTATTGTATTCGTTTTGCGTGCAATGGTAGGGAAGTGTATTATGACACAACTACTAATCAATATACTTATAAAAAACCTCAAAAATATACAACTTTTTATGAAGCTGATACAACAAAAGGAGTAAATGAAAAGGACGCTCTTGCAGGATCATATGATGATTGCACAATGATAGATCCGTTTTTTGATAATTACAAAACGCCATCTGCTTACATAATCAATTCTTTAGGAGAAACATTTTTCTCTAAATTTGAAAATGCCCGCAAAATACAAAATCTTGCAGGCCAATCAGTTGGGACTGATAAAGTACTTCGTCCTATGATGTATATTACTTCACAAAGCTAACGCCATCAGGAGTCATAAAGCCAGCTTTTACAGTTGCAGGACAACCTGAGAAACCTTCTTTATTTGGCTGAGACCCACAATAAGGACACCAAGAACAAGAATGGGTCATATTGCCGCGGGCTCTTGACCAGTTCATTGTATGAATTGCTTCAATGTTTCCGATGTAGTGATTGTTGATTAAGTCTTCCATTTCTTCAGCAGTGTATTTGATTTCTTTTACACCGCGAAGCATATTCTGCTCAACTGTTTTATTTTCCAAATCCTTTTGCATAGGACCAAAAATAAACAACTTTACACGAGCAGCAGTCTGTTCGATTGTCCAACCTTTTTCAAGGCCTTTCATATAAGCATACAAAACTTGCTGAGGCTTGTAAGAGTTTGCGTTGATTGAAGCGCCTGTCTTATAATCATAGATAATTATTTCATCATCTTTTTCAAGGCACAAGTCAAGATAACCGATAAAAGGTTCATTGTTGATTGTATTTTTTACTTTGCCTTCCTGAGAAACTTTCCAGCCTTCAGCTTCTTTTGGAGCAATCAATTTATTCCAAAAGGCGAAAAACTTTGCAACAGCAGGATGATAGTCATAATAAAATTCTTTTTCTGGGTCAGTTACATTTACTTTGTAATGTTCAATTCTTTCATTAAGAATTTTCCAGAAATCTTCTTCAGACATACCTGTATGATACTTTTCAGCTGTTTCGTGAAAAGCAGATCCTTTATCTGCAAGTTGTGTGTTTACAGGCGCGGTTGATTTCCAATGTTCAACGTAATTGAGTTTATATTTAAGTGGGCATTCAACGAAACAACCGACTTTTGATGCTGACCAATTTGCCATAATTTTTCCTTCAATAATAATATAAAGTGTTTTTTACTCGGGTTTAATTATTTCTTTGAAAACTTCAAAGTTATTTGAATAAGGTCCGTCATAAATTGCAAAAACAATTGTCTTAAAAAGAGTAGCTTTGATATATGCAGCGTCTTTCCAAGCTTTTGCAACTGTTGCTGGGTCATTCTTAAATGCGCCGCATCCAAAAGCACCTACGACAATATGATCTACCTTCTTTTTATATGCAACATCGAAAATGCGACAAGCTCTTTTGTAATGAATGTTATAAAGTTCTTCATTGTCGACTTTACGGTCTATCGCTTTATCGACATTGAACATATCGCAATTCTTTTCACGAAGGTTTGGTGCTGCACAAGTAATTACATCAATCTTTGGATATGGGCTCTTCAAAAGAGTATAATTATCAGCTTTGAAAACTGCAACTTTAGGAGTCCAAATAATGTCGTCATTGTGAAGTGGGTCGAGATTATCACGATGTGGTTTATAAAACTCATTCCAGCATTTTTCGTTTGAGATTGTGTTATATAAAGTTGAACAACGGCAAAGGCTCTCTTCCTGAGCTGATGACCCTTTTACAACGCCTCCGCCTGCAGTTGTTGCTGAAGCAAAGTTGAGTGCTGCAACATTACCACCAAGCTTTTCAAACAAACTTCTTGCAGCGTCAAAAGTACCCGACTTTATAACTGCAATGTTCGCTGATTTTGAATTGATTGAAGGTTCAAGCTTCAAATCTTTTCCTTCAGGAATTACTTGCATATACTGATTTGTGTAAGTTATCACATCCTGCAATTCTTTTGTGTTTGCAATTCTTGCACAACTGTCTCTAAAAACCTCAATGTTACTTTCCCTGCTCATTTTCGCCTTTCCTATAAGTACCTACATATTCTGACTGAGGTTCATTAGCAATTTCCTCATCAGTAATATTAACGCCTCTATCTTTATATGCAGCAATAAGCATTTCAAGAGGTGAATGTGGGTGTTTCATAAAGAATTCATCTTCGTGTCTTGGGAAACGAATATCTGATATGTAACCGCATCCCATACAATACATATCAAATCTTGACTTTTTATCTTCAGTATCAATATAACTGAAAATTGGAGCAGAACATTTACAATGCCCCATCATAACAAGATTGTTGGATATGTCTTTTGTTGCTTTCAACGATTCATTTTTTAATATGTTCTTTCCAACCTTTTTTGCTTTTGAACTCATCTTCTACCTCTGAATTATATTAACTAATTCTATATGGACGAAGAAAACAAAAATCAGACAGAAGAACAGCAAACACAGAACAATGCAGCTGCACAACCCGCAGCCGCTGCTCCTGCTGATAATACACAGCAGGCTGCTCCTGCTGAACAACCTGAAGATAACGGTGTTGATGTAGACCCAACAGTTGACTCAGGCGACCAAGTTTCAGCAGCTGCTCAGGACCAACAGGAAACAGGTGACGCTCCAATGAAAATGCCTGCAGCCGCTCCAGTACCAGCAGGCGGAGGGTTATCATCAGAAGGACAGCCACTTGAACTTGACGATGGTACTGATGTAAATGTTGCTCAAGATACTTCTTTACAATATGACGCAATCAATCCTGAAGGTGATGCTTCAATATCTTTTGCAAGCGGAAACTTCAAGAACATATCACAGATTCCTCAAGTAGTTAATCAAAAAATTGTTACCATCACAAAAACAGTTATGCCTCTTTGTGAAGCAGGCCTTATTGAATTATTAGGAAACAATAAAGCTTATAAAGGCAACAGTTTTAATGCAAACTTTAATATCTTGAACGGTGAGCCTCAGTTTGAAGTCAACGCTGAATACAGTGTTGAGCCTTGGATAGGAACTGATATTTCACAACAAGATATTGCAGAAGATGCAAAGTATTTACTTGACAGACTTAAGGTTGTCCCAGGTGTTCAATGGAACGAGTGTTCTATCGACTGTACCTCAGGAATATTTAAGTTAGGTTTCATAATCTAACTAATTAAATAAACGATAGTCAATAGTTAGGTCATTCCTAAGCCTGATTATTGATAAATATAGGAGAATAAAATGGCAGTAAATCCAGACCAGCTTTGGAGTACTTTAGACAAAATCGAGCAAAAACTTCTTTCAATAGTTGATGACTTCGATGCAGTTTCACAGGCTGCAGTTGCACTTGGCGGAAATGTTGCACACGTTTTGCCAATTCAGTTAAATGCATCTGCTGACGCTGTTCTTAACTTGGTTAATGGAGCAGGACAGAACTCCATTAAAAACTTGAAGGACTATGTTGACAACATCCCTCTTGGAGATTTGAGAACAAAGTCTGCAGGCGAAGCAATCCGTAACGGTCAGCGTGAAGCTCCTACTCAGGGAAATGCACCAACTGCTCCTGCAATTGATACAACACCTCACGTAGGCGACGCTCCTAAATCTGCAATTGTAAATGAAGGCAAGGAAATCAATCTTGACGATTACAAAAAGCAGCCAATGAAAGAAGCAAAAAAGTTGAATGAAAACGGTGAGTTCTCATTTGATGCAATTCTTGATGAAGCAGATATTGACGGTGAAGGTTATGATTCAAATGTTCCTGAAGCTGATACTGAATACCTTGAGTCTGATTTGACAGATGACTTTAACGATGATTTTGAAGATGAAGACAACTTCTCTTTTGATGACTTCGAAGCTGACAGAATTGCAAATATGGATAACCCACCAATTGACCCATCTTATGAAGATGCATTTGCTTTTGGTGAAGAGTTTTCTGAAAACAACTAATGTTAAATTGAAATAAAATTGGCGAGGAAGTTCCTCGCCTTTTTTGTTTTTAAATATGTTGTCCTACAAGACCCGTGATCTTCTTTTTGTTTATCTTTTCAGGCGTTGGTGCCATATCGTTCGAGTCTGCTTTTGTTGTTACTGATAAGTTGAAAGTTGTAATGTTTCCACTTGTTGAATAAGTCAAAATAACAAGGTCATAAGTTGAGCTTGGGTTCAATCCTTCGATAGTAACTTCTTTTGATTTACAATCTGTTATGATAATAGGATCTTTTCTTCCTGGGACTATGATACGCATCTCTTGGAAGTATTTATGGTCAGCATTCTTTATTTTGTATTTGATAACAGCAGAATGCGGTGTTGATGTCGGTTCATAATAATAAAAAGCATCAAGGTTTACTTCTGTTGTCTCTGTAAAGTAACCCTTAATAATATCATAAGTTGTTGTATTCATCAAATGCTTTCCAAGAATCTGAACTTGCTCTTCTGTATAATCTGTATCTTCGAAAAACTTTTTTGCATACATATTAAGTTCTTCATCTTTAGGGTCTACAGGAGACTCCAAATCAATGTTATCCCATTTATCAGCAACAAATTCCAAAACAGTTTCTTCTGTAAGAAACATATTGTCGCCTTCATCAACATTGTAATTTGAAAATCTATAAGGAAGGCGAATGACACCCATCTTTGGAATAATAACTTGATATGAACGAACAGTAAACTCAACCTCAATAGGAAATATACGCTGCTGCTCAAGGAACTTAAGTTCTTCCCATTCAGGTGTTGTGTTTACACTTTCAATTGTTAAATAAGATGGGATTGCAATAGGATGTCCTTTCCAATTAAAAACAGAATACATCCACGCAGGATGTTTAGGTTCTTGTTCCCAATAAAGAAGTTGCTGTGCAGCTCTTACATCTTCACGAGAACTAAAAAATATCTGAGCCTTATAAGTTGACTTACAAGCAAGAGAACGAAGTCTTCTATATAAAGTCATATCATAAATACCAAGAACAGCTTGTGAAGTGTTTTGAGCAAAAGGACGGTCGTCTGCTTCCCAGTCACTTGATTGATGATATGCAGCAAAAGGCAAGTTTAATGATATAGGTGAAAGCTGTGTATCTTCCATCTTTCCTCTATCCATTGTTTCAATTCTTCTACGGAAAACTGAATCTGAAGGAGAGAATACAACACGACTCTTATCTTTCATAAACAACAAATCAGCCAAAAATTTTTCGATACAACACTTGACTGATTGGTGTATGTCAATCCATTTTGAGCCTATCTCATCTTCATAAAAACTTTTAATGTATTCATCTCTTGCCATAATTGAATTAGTTGAATTTATCATTTTTTGTTTTTAGTAAATCCTATAAAGTAACCTTCTGGGCATTCTTTACAAAATTTATTATGAACGCCATCAGTGTACCAATGTTTGCCTATCTTAGCGTCTCTTAATTTTTGTTTATACCCATTTGATTGTGTTCTAATCTTTGCGGCTGCTTTCATTCTCTCAATTGTTTCTGAAGACTTTTTACGGCCTTTATTAGTTTTTGAACTTACAGCTCTTGCTTTGCGCAAGTTTTCTTTCCCTTCATCAGTCAAGGATCTGCGCTTTGCAGCATCACTCATCGACTTTCGTGCTTCATCAGAGAGCCGTTTACCTTTCTTGGCTTCACTTATTTTTCTTCTTGTTTCCTCTGACCTTTTACCACTCACACAAAATCTTAAAATAAGCCCGCCTAAAGTGTAGTTTACATTATTAGTACTATATGCTTTGTCATTCAATATTAAAAATGTTTCAAGAAAGTTGGCTTTATCTTGAGTGTCTGTATAAATTATGATTTCACGATTTACTATAGCGTCCTCGGGATGACTTTTGCGATATGATGACGATGTTATATATTTGTCATTTAACTTTGTTTGTTTATGTTGACCTATGTATGTAGCGCCACTTTTAAAAGTTATTTTGTAAATGTAAAAAATTGGGCTTCTTACTAATTGATTAGATATTGATAATTCCCCTTAAATTATTGATGTTTAGAGAGTTATAAAAATTGGCGTTTTTATAGCTCTCGATTTTAATTAGTATAAAATGGAGTGTTAAACTATGAAAGAAAGTAAGCTTTTCCAAAAGCCAATGACTATATTTCAGAGCACAGTTAATGACATTGTTAAAGATAACCCAGTAAACGATCTTATCAAAGACTTAATAAAACTTAATATGCTAAAGAATTCCGAGAAAGACGATAAGCAACTTGTGTTAGTTGAATTATATAATCTTTTGGGAACTGAAAAGTTTATGGAAGTAATTGAACTCCTTAGTGGAAAAACAGTTAAGTTCCCAACGAAGTCCGACTTCAAAGAAACAATTCAGATAGCGTTATGTTATTATTTAAGACAGTATAGAGATTTATCGTGGGACGAAATAAAAGAGGTTATCCAAGACGACGAATTAAGTTCTGTAAAGCTTGGAGTTAGGGTTCAACAGTTGCAAAGATTTATTGAACACTACAATGAAAATCGTATCAAAAAGGAGATTCTTGAAAATGGACGAAGAGTTGACTAAAGAAGAAGCAGATAAAAACATTGCGATTCTTCAAGAGATGAATGACCTTGCAAAGACAAACTCAAAAAATGTTCAGCAAGCTCGTATGAATGAAGCTCCTGTAAGAGATGTTGAGTCTTCACTTGCATCTTTCACAAAACATACATTTAACATTATCAGTGAAGAATACGACTTTCAAAAAGATATTGAAAAAGAGATAAGAGCTCGACTTCAATTATCAGAAAAGAATGGCGGCTTCTCATCAAAAGAGTTGATTGCATTACATACAAACAACTTTGTTAATCTTAATGACCGTGTATCAAAAGTATTGGGACCAACATTCCAACTTATGACTTCGGAGATAAATGCTGATATTGCTGCAAGAGCACAAATGGAAAAACAGCAACAGGCTCAGGTAAACATTTCAATTGGACAGAATGCAGAAAGTGCAAAGAACTTAAATGAGAACTGTGGTTCAAAAGATGAAGCACAGGCAATTCTTCAAGGTATGTTCCAATTACAAAATCTCTTGCAAGGATTAGGTGTTAAGACACCTGCAGAGCAAAAAGCTGAAGCGCTCCAAAATCAAACTAATTAAAAATAAATTGAGGTTAGAATGTACACAAGCAACTCAGAATTTGATTTAGAAACAAGAGTTCAAATCACTAACGAAGTACCTGCTGTAAGAACTTTCCAGCAGATGCATCATTCATTACAAAATGAAACTTGGAAATGGCTTATCGGAACAGAAGATGTAGATTACGACTTACCTGTAGGTGGTAAATACATTGAAGGCGTTGATGCTGACGGTAACCCAGAAACAAGAGAGCTTATCGCACCACCTGTTAAAATTGTAAATGGAAAACAGGCAGCTTCTTACGGCCCAAGTAAAAGTGAAAAATGGAATCCTGATACTGAATCTTATGAAGAGTATGTTCCAAAATTTCATAGAACAGAAATCAAAGGTACACTTACCGTTGAGCAGGACTTGTTCTTACACGAAATTTATCGTTACCTCAATTGCATTTACCCAGATCATCCTGATTGGTTGAACTTGCTTACAAGAAACGAAGTTCTTGATGCTTTCAACAATGCTGCTGCAATGGTTGATTATAAACCTAATAACGAGTTCTTCAAACTTGTTGCAGACTCTATCGGCGACGTTGATGGCTCAGAAGAGTTTAAGCTCAACCTTCGTAACTTGACATCAAATGCTGCAAGAAGAAAGTTCTTTGGTTCAACATTGGGCTATCGTATGACAGGACACGATGCATACGAAGACATTATGGTATTCCCAATTGGAAAGAACTTGACAATTGCTCCAATGATGGGTACTGACTCAGGCGAAACAAATTCAAACGGTGAAGTACTTTACAAGCCAAGTGATATTCCTGTAAAGAATTACATCATTGATACTTTTGATGAGCGCTATCAAACATTGTTCCGTCGTATTGACTTCAACGGTGATAGCCGTGATACATCATTCGTATCATCAAATTCTGTTATACTTCCTGCTTATACACTTCCTGGGTATGAGGACTTTGTATTTGAGTTTGTTTCTTCAAAAGATGGCTACTCAACTTTACAAGACCACAAAATATATAAAGAAAATGATTTCTCATTCTTCACAAATCATAATGAAGACATCGTAGGTTCGATTGCAAACTTAAAACAATATAATGTTATTGAGCCAAAAATTACAACAGTTGATGACAAGAACTATGTTGAGTATGTTTCTTCTGATGATAAAGTTTATGGATTCCAATTGTCTGTTTTATCAAAACCTTCATACTTGAAACTTTATAAGTATAAAACAATTGATGAACTTGAACAGTTCCAAAAAGACCATAATCTCGACACAACAAACATTAAAAACTGGGATATGGCTTTCGGGGCAGACGGAAAAGCAAACCGCACAAAAGCATTCTTCTCAGAATACTTAAGACCTTTATTCCACTACTGTGCTGGATTTGATGCTCTTAAAGGATATGAATCCCTCAGAGATACAGTTGACTACGCATACAACTCATTCGTAAAAAATACAATCGTTCTTCCTCCTGAAGAAATGATTAAACTTTATGGTGAAACAGAATTTGATGAAGGCGTTACAGTAAACAAAGTATCACCTGAATTGATTGGCACATCACTTGAGAAAGGTGACTTCATATCTTTCGATGATGCTTCAATGAAGAGTACAACAACTTATGAAGTTGTAGGCGCTTCTTGGGGTGTTCTTGAAGCAACATTCCACCACGATAAAAACATTTCAGATTATCTCGCAATCAAAAATTATTCACCTTTCGATGAATTAAACGATACAGTTGTATCAGATGATAATTCTGCAGTCGTTGTTCAGAACAGAGATGGCGATTATATCGTATTACACGGTTCATTGAGATGTTTCTGGAAAACAATGTCTCAAGGGCCTTTCACAGCTTCATATCTTGACTCAATCAAATTTGTAGTTAAAGCTATCCCAGAAACAAAGTCAGAACAATTGTTCCGTACTATTTATGGTGATGACAGCTTTAAGTTGATTGATGAAATCAATGAAGAGATCTTGCAGTATGATAGAGATATGGCAAGAGCTCGTGCTTTAATAAAACAAGTTGAAAATACTCTTACTGATACACCTCTTGAAACATATGAAGAGTTGTCTGTAAAAGAAACACTCACTGCAGAAGAACAAGAAGCCCTTGATGCTGCAATTGCAAAACTTGAAGAGTTTGCATATTCTTATTGGTCTGATTACAAAGCTGCTGAAGAAAAAGTAAAAGATGCAACTGAAGACCTTGTAAAAGCAAATACAGAACTTGCTCGTCTTAGAAAGAATAAAGAGCTTCTCTTAAAAGATGGCGTTATATCTTTTGGCTATGATAGCAAAGTTGTATTCTTGGGACAGGTTGGTGACCAAGGCATTTATGGTAAATATCAATTTTTATTAGACTTTGGACTTGTTGAGAGCTTCAATCTTGGTAATGTTTCAGTATTGCCTATTGACCCAATGAACGGTGCAATCCCAATGGAAAGAAACTATGTAAATGGTGACTTTGAAAAAACTTACTATCTTGCACAAGTTGACCAAAGCAAGTTGATTAAAGACACATCACAGATTGGACAACTTTACAGCAACATTCTTGATGATGATAGAGCTCTTGCATTTAAGTCAACAATAAAGTTTGAAGTATATAATGAAAAGACATACACTGTAACTGCACAGGTATTTGTTGATAAGAAAGCAAATCAGGTAACCCACGAAATGCAGTTCTTGACTGACATGCAAAGGAAAAAGTTTGAGTCTATCAGTGTAGGTTCAAAAGTTCGTGGCCCAGGTATTGGTAACGCTTATGTTGTATCTTTAGGAAACAATTCATTAACATTGAACACATCAATTCCTAAAGGCGGCTACTTGACATATCATTTTGAATGCCCAGTAACAACAACACCTAACGAGATTAAAGATGACCCATTCAATTACAAAAGAGTAATGAATGACTTGGGTATTTATGATAAAGTTTCTTTCTTTGACCACGGTGTATATGGCACAAAAGAATGGCCTAATGTTTCAGCCGTTGTATTTGATGGTGACTTAAGAGATAAACAGATTCTCAACCCTAAGACTTTCCGTCAAGTAGTTAAATACCTTTATGGTGATAAACTTTCAGATAACCCTGCAGAGTACTTAACGCCTTCAATTGCAAAATACACAAGAGATGTATTCGTTGATATTAAGGCTGATAAGTTGATTAGTTCAAAGAACTACAACGGACATACAGAAAACTTGATGAATGTTGATTGGCTTGACTACATTCAAAATAATAATGAGCTCCCTCTTGCAAAAGAAAATGTAAATGTTGGTGCAAACGTTATCTTGAACACTGACTTGTCAGGTTATGCATCTTTGATTAAAAATGCAAATTACACAGATGAAAAGTTGAAGACATTGTTCCAAACAAATAACTGGGATGATACAACAATTCCTGCTTATGTTCAGATTGGTACTGGCGGTAAGAATTATAAGTCTTACTTCAAGTTGATGTCGGATATTTTCTATCCTAACGTTTATGGCGCAACATTCTGGGATCATCAGATTGAGCCAATTTTAGGTGGTAACCCTGAAGACACAATTGATGATTGGAGAACAGTCGGTGAAATAAAGTTGAAGAAAAGATCAACTTATTCAAAAGTAAATACTTTGGCTGATGCTTCTTCAGTATATCACACATACGAAAACATTGACAACCCAATATTTGAAATTCCTCTTAATGAATACAACATTCAGTTGAAGACTTTCCAAAATGGTAAGACTTATACAATCATTGATGCTTTGTTCTATGAACAGGGATTTAAGAACATCACAAAGAAGAATGAGTTGAAGATTTCAAAAGCTTCTGAATTGTACTCAAACTTCATTGACGCATATCCTATCGTATCAGACCTTAAAGATTCTATCGCTGACGGTATTCAGTATTATTATTTTGCAGATGGTTCAAAGTACGGTGAAAAGAAAGCCGACCTTTGGTTCACAAAGAAAACTACTGCAGAAGGTACAACACAAGATAAAGTTGATAGAGAGTCAAGAGAATTCAACAGATACACAAGATACGACATTTATAACGGCGGTGTTTTTGGTTCTCAATTGTATCACTTTAATACAATTTTCTATGACATCTTAGGTGCAGGACTTTTCTCAGATGTTAACTACCTTAAACTTTATAATGATGGCGTTCTTGCCGACGATAAAGATACTCGTATTGCAAACTTCTTAGGTTTGTCTCATAATGAAATCTTAAGACGTCTCTTGATGCTTAAGGCTTTCTATAACAGCAACAGTTCAAACATTGATAAAGCACTTAAGTATAAAGCATACATCATTCGTAATGTTCAAGTATTCAATTCTGTTGAAGAAGCTAAGGCAGCTATCGACAATGAAAAACTTGGCATTAAAAGTAAAAATGTTACAGAGTATTCTATCGACGATAAGAAAAATGGTAAATATGCCATTACAGGTGATGGCACAGAATATATCGTTGATAGTAATTGGAATGAAACATTTGAAGATAAGTTGATTTTGTTCTCTTACATAAAAGGTGCTTGGGACACAAAAGATGATAAGCCTGCATCAGAAACAGATCAGACAACAAACAACTATGAAAGCAACAGTGAGCTTGATAAAGAGCTTCCTGATTTCTTTGGCCTTAAGTCATATGATACACTTGGTATTTTCTGGAATGGAACTTCTGCTGAACTTATCAATGTTCACAAGAACTACACAATTTGTACTACTGACGCAATCAAGCCTCTTCCTCTTATTACAAAAACAGAAGAGAACTTATATTACGGATATTTCAATCGCCCAATCTTTACAGTATACAGCAAATTGCGTATCACTGCTAAGCAAGATAAATCTGCAAGTTCAGGTGAAGGACAGTGGCTTGCCATAAGTCACGATTTAAGTAATTGGAATATGGACTTGGGTAATTCATTTATCAATTACTCATACATCATTTTCAACATCATTAAGTTGCCTAGAAAGTATATCGCAAACGGTTCTTATGACATCAACTTATTTATGGACCCACAATTCATTGGTAGAGGTTATAAGTTTGATGATTATATCAACGGCAATAAGAATAATGAAATTGATTTTAACATTTCACAGTCAGCTATCAGATACGATAGAGACCATAACACATTCTATACAATCGCAGCTCCTGTTGTAAAAAATGCAGATGGTAATGAATCATTCGCATCAGAGAATGAAAAGATTGCAATCAAGTTTGAGGAACAGAAGTATTTCAAAGATTTGAAGTTCTTGTTCGGTTCATATCAAACAAGCAATACACAGTTTGAAGGTTCAACTGATATTACAAAAGAAGCTTATATAAAAGGCGTTGCTTTGCAGCCTTTCAGTATCTCTGACCTTTCAACATCTGATAAGTTTGTATCTATCCAAGAAGTTGACCTTCGTTCAATTTATACACCTCTTTTGAACTCAAGAGTATTTGAAGGCACAAGACAATTCTCAGGTGAAGTTTATGGTGTTACTGATAAAGGTGAATATTTCGTATCAGGAAAAAGAACACAGCCTTTCTCAAGAATATATGACAAAGATGTTACAACAACATTGAATGATATTCTTCCTTGCCGCATTGATACTGACGGTAACATTATTAAGTTGCCTGAGTATGATAATGTAGGTGTAAACTTTGATGATCCAAACACAAATCTTGTTGCTCCTACATATGAAAATGTATCACTCAGAAAATCAATTGACCCAAGATATATTGTTTCAGATGTACCTGAGTTTAAGTATTATAAGAACCTCTTGGTATTTGAAGGTCTTATCAATCTTAAGAAGCCTAATGCAATCGAAGCTCCTGTAGAAGACCCATCAACATTCAACCTTGTTCTTCAAATGTTGAATGGCGGAGACACAGTTGAAGGTGCAGTTTGCCTTTCAGGTGGTTCTTACGCAACACATACAATTACAACAAACATTGAAGAAAAAGCATTGTTTGTTGCTGTAAACGGAAGTGATGTTCAAGTTATAACTACATCAGGTGTTTGGAAGAATGATGAGCCTATCAACTTCGATGCAGTAAATAATGCAACATTCAGCAAAGTTGAAGGTATTCCTGAGCTTGAAGGAACAGTTACAAATGTTATCTGGGATGAGGACCTCAACTCATTTGTTGCAACTCTCGGAAGAAGTCCTTCAATTGGACCTAATGAAACAGATGACTTTGGTCTTATGTATTACAAATCATCTGTGGCAGTTCAGTTAACTCCTGTACCTGCAGGTGAAAAACCTATTGAAGTTTACGCATCATTGTTTGATACAAACATTGAGAATTGCTTCAGACAAAGAGAAGATGGTATTTATATTTGGAACGACCTTTCTCACGGTCTTCCTGTAGGAAAGATTACTGATGGCGACAACATAATTGAGACTGAATTGGTAAATCCTAACGATGTTGCATTCCGTATTTACAGAACAAATCCTAATGCTGAAAATACTGCAGGCAAGGAAAAAGAGATTTACGGTACAGGTGATTTAGGTAACGGAACTCACCTTGTAATGAAAGAAGGTCCTTATATCCCAAGAATACCTGAAGAAGGTGAATTGCTTCATAGATCTTTGTTCTCAACTGATGATATTGATATTGCTCTTATGGAAGAGTACATCTTTATCAAGTCAAAGAACTACCTTGTTGATAGTGAAAACAATTATACTCGTACTCTTTCAACAAACAGACACTGGAAAGCTACAAAGTTGCCTGAGATTTTGGATAACACAGAACTTTTCTTGAAGTCACATACTCTTACAGGTTCAAATTCTGTTTACGAATATGTTAAGAAAGTTTACAATACATTTGCAAGTTGGGCTTTCCAAGATGACGCTATAATTGAAGGTGAAACTGAGGGTGAGGTAACACTTGCAGGACTTAGCCTTGATAAAGCATATAAGAGAGAAGACGTTGAATACTTCAGAAATGCAGTTAAGGATTATATGGAAAATAAGTTCCTTGACTACAATGCATTCAAAGCAAAATGTAAATACTATGATGAGAACGGTGTAGTTGAAAGCATTGAGGCAGAAGGCGTTACAATCCCAGTTGACTCTTCAAATTATACAAGTCTTGATACTGCAATTGTTAAAGTTGAGTGTGACACAGGTCTTCCTTTGGACGAAAACTTCAGAATTGATACTGATAAGAGCTACAAGATTTCAGGCACAACACTTGACTTTGTAATTCAGTCAAAAGTTGCTCAGAACTATGTCAACTTTGATGAAATGTATTATCAGTATGCAACGATTGTAATGAAGTATCTCATCGGTGAAGTTGAGTCTGAAAACTTTGGTACAACTTGTATCACAGATGTTAAGTCTTCAGGTAACAGATTCTTCTTTAAGACATTTAATGATGACTTCTTCTACATTGATAAAGACAAACTTTATAAGTACAAAGACTTCAGCAATATGATAAACTGGAATGTTGCTTTAATGCCTGCAGGAACTTATTTGAGAGGCTCTTACGCAAAGACAATAAACAACTTCCACACAGTAACAGTTAAAGGCTCGAACGGTGATGATGTTGTTATCCCAGTAAGTGCAAAGACAATGCCTATTAAGTTCTTCCGCCTTAAAACAGATATGTATGTATCTCCTGATGGAAAACATATCTTCTTCGGTGGTTGCACAGTTCCTTTCCCAGAAATCAAAAAGGCAGTTTACTTGGCAGGCGGAGATGACAGCGACTTTATAGAGAACAGATTATTACAAGCAAACCTTAAGTCTTGGATGAACGATGAAGAGAACACAGGTACTGCACCTATGGTTTTATATTCAGACGATGCAGGAAAGACTTTCAAGATTCTTCCTATTAAGCAGTTTGTTGATAACAGCTTATTCTCAAATGACAACTTTGAAGTTGCTTCATTCAAAGAATACGATGATAAGTTGCTTGCTTTCGTTAAGAAAACAAATGGCGGCTTTGAGTCAAGTCAGATTGTAATTTCATTCAACACTGCTACAGGTGATGTTGATACAGAGTCAACTGTTTACCAAGCAATGTCAATCGCTGATAACGGTAAGTTACATACAACTCCTGCAGGAGACGGTACTCTTACTTGGTCAGACGGCGCACTCGGATTTGGTATTGACATTGATGCATCAGAAATGAATGGCTCAGGTACATTAAACTTTGACTGGACAGGTGCCAACTCATTGACAATTCCAACAGGCCTTGCAGTTAAGAGCGCAACATCAAACGCAGTTCTTTTGAATAAAGGCTTTGCTTCAGGTGATATTCCTTCAGGTAAGTTGAGAGCATTGTTCGCAATCTCAACAAAAATGGATATTCCTCAGCAAGTTCAGTTCTTGTCATCAGACCCATTAAAGTTGAATGAATATAAGAACCGCACAACAGGACTCTTTAAGGTTCCTACAACAAAGCCTGTTCAGAATGAAGCTTTGGCCGACCGTATTTATTCACCAAGATACTTGAGTGCAATTGATACTCAAGATAAGGACATCATCGGATTCCCTAGAGTTGATGAAGATGTAAGCCATACATATTATGAATATGACATTGATGAGAACGGAAAGATTGGTGATGTTAAGCCTCTTAAGAACACATTTGGTAATGAAATCAAATTGTGTACAGAAGACGGCAGCAAATATGTATTTGATAATGTAGATGTTTCTGAAGGAACAACTGTTACTCCTTCAATGCCTCAGTCATTGGAAGATATGATTGATGCAAACATTGATGTTATGTTTGCAAAAACAGCAGGTAAGAATAAAGTATCTGCTAAGTCTGCATTATCAAACATCTCAACAATGGACATTGATAATGAGTTAACATTCAAGAAGAACGAGAATGGTGACGCATATACAGATGAACATTATTCTTATACACTTAGAGCATTTGATATAAACAACAATAGTGCGCTCATTAAGCCTGAGTACAATCCTCTTGAGATTGCCGACATCTTGTCTTGTAAAGTTGACTTTACAACAGATGAAGAAACAACAAAAGCAAAAGCTGAAGAAATTGTGTTCGGTAAAAACAGCGATAACGAAGAAGAAGCTATTCAGCCTCTTGAAGAAGCTTCTGCTCTCAAATCATTTATTGAAAATGTTGAAGGCGTATGGGGTTCAACTGACAACAAGTTCTCTGCATTCAATGTTCGCTTTGAATTGAGAAAGATTAGTGAAACAAAAGAAACTGTAGTTGAAGAAGAACAAGAAGTTGAAAAAGTAAAAGATATTACATACGGTTTGTATGATAATAAATACGGATGCTTTGTTCTTAAGACACGCCGCTACATTGATGGTTTGTTCATTTTGCCTTATACATTCTACAACGGCGGAACAGGCATCACAATTATAGCTGACCCAACAGTTGAATATAAAGATGACGGTAATGAGAACATTGCAACTATGATTGGTGACGGTCGTCATTCATCAGGTATTTACTATCACCCAATGGGGTACGGTGGTTTGAGAAACAACACATCAATCACAGACCGTACACCTTGGGATAGAGACCCAGCTGCATTTGAAAACAGATTGCTTAAGAACTATCTCGGTAACTATGTTTACTTGACAGATGGCGTAGGAAACTTAATTGATGTTTATAACTCTATCAAGATTGCAGACGGTACAGAACGTATCAATTATGATGACTTCTTAGATGTTGGTTACAATTATGTTAAGCACGGTAAGACTCTTGAAGAATGTTACTCTGAAGGACACGATGCAAAGTTCTTCAAACTTTACAAACTTAATGAGACAGACTTCCGCATTGTGCCATCTTTGACAAAGATTAAGTTAGGTTCAAAATTCAATATAAGAGTATTCAATAATGCTCAAGCTTGTTGGTTTGAAACACCTTATGACGGTAAGTTGTATGATGAAAACGGACAGGATGTAGGAGACATATCTGTAGATGTTAATGGGTTTGCTACAGTTGGAGAATTGAACACAGCTTCAAAAGTTCACTTCGAGATGCCTGTGTCATTCTCTTATGAAAAGGTTGAAGGAGAAGACCCAGCAACAGGTAAAGAGACTGTTACATTTGAGTTTGATGTTGAAGGCAACACAATTGATGCTTACGCTGAAATCATATCAGAAAAGCCTATTATATTCCATAAGTCAGAAAATGGATATATGACAATTACTAATGTTGGAGTAAACGGTAACATTACTGCACAATATCAATTTAGAGCTTTTGATGGTGCTAATGAAATTAAAGATACTACATTACTTAATTGTAGTGTAACAAGTGGACACTTAACTTATAATGAAGATCACTTCATTCTTGACCTTACTTTAGGTATGAGTGAGTTTAAGGACGTTTCAATAACTTATAACGGTCTCGAAATTTACAGATTGCCAATCTTTGCAATTGACGATGAAATCTTCTTGCTTGAAAAAGATGACGGCACTTTCGATTACTACATAGGTGACGCTAAGTTGGGTCCTGAGTTTGATACTTTCAGAAAGAACATTGGAAACTTTAAGTATACAAAAATTGATAAGGGAAGTCTTCCTCTTACTTATGGTATGGAAAGATCTATAGGTGTTGAGCAAGGTGAAATTATCATCGGTCTTAGAGGTAAGTCAATTTCAAAGGCACCAAAGTATAAGAACTTCAGTGACTTGATTTACTATGAAGGCGTATTCATTTACAAAGATGTTCTTTACACACAAGATAACTGCAATTGTATTAACGCTATTAAGATTGAAAGTGTTGCATCAGACAACTCTTCATTCAAATTGCAAAGCACTTTCACAGGTAAACTTGAAAAGTATAATGATGATAAAGAACACTACTTCTTGTTCAGAATTCTTACAATTGCTCACCAAACAACAAAGCCAGAGAATATGAACAACCCAGATCACTATTACTTATTGAGTTTGGACGAAATGACAACATACCCTCCTGACAGAGTTTGGTTCAATCCTAAGGGTTCTCCAAAACCTCCTGTAAAAGTAGGTAATGAAATCTTCAACAGCGAAAACAACTACGCATATTATGACGAAGAATATATCAATGCAAATGATTATAAGATTCGTCTTTGTAATGAAGAAGGCCACTATGTAAACTACGACTCATACGGAAATGAATACTGTCTCGATGATGGTGACGGTGACTGTTCTAAATATGTTTACACAGGCTTCGATGGAAGATATGTTTCTCCTAAACCTGTAAATGCAACTTGTCAGGAATGGTACAAGAATAACATTTGGTCTAAGAACAAAGAAGTTAACCCTCTTTGGCAGATTATCAATGTTAAGTCTAACATCAAGAATAAGAGATGTGTTCAAAGCGTAACACTCAACAAGTATACAAAATCAGGTGACAATCAGATTATGACAACTGATGTTGAGTACCCATACGTTTCAGTTAAGGACATTACAAAGATTTATGTTAAAGACGATGTAATTTACTTCCTTGACCAAGCAGAGAACTTCGATATTGAAAAAGGTGAACTTCAGTTGCTCTTGTCTGATGGTTCAAATTATTACATTGACAACGATGACTTCACAATGTATGGTTTGCACTTCAGTTCAAGACAATATAAGAAGAATGTTGAAAATGCAAAAACACAATCAACATTGCAGGCATCTTACACAATCAATACTTTGAGAGACTTTGCTATCAATGTTCAGGAAAACAACACAATCGCTGAAATCACAGAGCTTGGTATCTTTGATAAGAATCATAAATTGATTGCTTATGCAAACTTCCCACCTGTAGAATATAGAACTGATATACAACACGCTGCATTTACTTGCATTGTATATCACGGAAATATGGCAAAAACAGATGGGGACTAATTGATATATGATGTTGGATGTTTACGGATGTTTTGACAAATGGTTGGAAAAGACGAAGGGTAAAATCGATCTTAAGAAAGATTATAACCTTTCGGACAACCTTATGACTTTAAGACCTGCTCTTTCAGATTTTTATAACAATGTTTTGTTATGTTATTATGTGCCTAATGATGTTTGCTTTTACATAAATAAAACGATTGACAATCTTAATGATTTTATGAAAATCAAAAATGAAAAAGCGTTCTTAAAATATCTGCAAAAATTGAATAAAGACTAAATATATAATTGGAGGATTTAATGGCTGAACAGCAGTTAAACAACGAAGATGTCGTTACAACAATTGATGAGACACGCGAAGAACAGAAAATCCCTGCAGGTTATGTAACAATCGAACTTTCAACAAAAGGAAAGTTTGGTGCTCCTAAAAAGTTTCATATGCGTAACTTTGCAACAGAGGACTTGGTAGGTCTTTCGCTTTCTGATGACGATAAAGTTCAAATGAAAGTTTTGGAAATGATGCAGGATCTTATTTATGAAAAAGATGTAAAGATTGCAAATTTCCACGAGAAAGAAGTTGTTGAGACATTGGTAAGACTTTATAGAAAATTTTATCAAACAAAACTTCGTGAAGTTACTTGGGAATTGACTGACGAAGATAGAGAAGTAATTGCAACAGAGATGGGCGGCAAAGATAACCCACAGTATAAAGCTCGTATTGCTGCAATCGAAAGAGGCGAAGAAAAGCCAACATTTGACATTGACTTGAATGCACTCGAATTCTACAATGTAGATGAGGCAAAAGTTACAGGCACTGCCCGCGCCACAACAGAGATTGACGGAAAGAAGTTTGTTGTTGAGTACACTTTCCCAAAATACGGTGACTCAGTTCTTCTCCGTAACTTTATGTACAACATTCCTGAGTTTAAGGAAGGTGAAAAGAAGTTCCGTGCAATCCGCGAAAATGTAAAGTTCCGTCAAAAAATGGAGCAGCAGTGGGAAGAAGGTAAAAATGTTGACCTTACAAGAATCCCAAGATTCTCAGAACAGGATATGGACGCTTTCAAAGAGTATGAGGAAAAGAAGGCACGTTTTGCAACAAAATGTGTTAAAGCTCTCCACTTGAAGTCAATTGATGGCGAAGATGTTTCAAGTTTACCTCTTGAAGAAAGATTGAAGTATGCAGATGACCCTCGCCTTGACCATAACACCTTTGCTCAGATTAACAAAGTGTATGATGAGATGAAGATTGGTGTGAATGAAAATATCAAAGCGATAGACCCATTCACAAGGAAGGTGACAGAAATCAAGTATCCCTTTCGAGTATTTACTCTTCTTCAGACCTTACGCGATAACAAGTCTGATGGAACTTCTATTGAGTTTGTCTAAGGAAACAAGCAATACTGTTGCGGAGATGATGAAGATGCCTTCTCACTTCGTAATCGGTATGTATAATGCTTTGCGTAAGATTCTTGAAAAAGAGGCAAAAGCAAGAGAAGAGGCAGAAAAGAAGGCAAATAAAAATATCAAAGCGCCTTCGATGCCGCACATAAATATGCCAAAGTTTTAAAATAAGTAGGACGGTTCAAAAGACCGTCCTTTTTTGTGACTAATTGATATGGGTATGGAGTGGTATTCTCAAGGTAAAAAAGAAAATAATGTTGTAGACCCTTGGGAAAATGTAACTGAAATGTGTGATGTTTGTGGAAAAGATATACCTGTAAGAGAGACTCAAAGGGTTGTTTGGTTCTCTCTTACCGGTACTAGGTATGTTATAAGAAAACATCCTTCTTGTGATCCAATGCAAATAATTCAGTACTTAAGTTAGTCTTTTATGATACGACGCGCAGGAGCTTCTGCCTTTCTTTCTTCTTCTGATATCCAATCCAAAACAAGTTCACCTTGTTCATCGAACTTACAATCATAATAAGCTCTTGATGCCATATAATCAGCGTAATGCAAAACCCACTCGTCAAACTTTCTTGGCTGTTCGTTTTCAAACCCAGGCATCTGTCTTGATGTTATCCAGATGCCCTGATGTGCAGCAATCAAACGCCCGATTGTTTCAAAGCCGTGTTCTTTACAATAATCACCACCAAGCTTTGGGTGGTCGAAAGCAGTGAACTCGTGGTCTCTTCCTTCAGGATACTTCCACATATCGTGCAAGATCGCAGCAGCAACCAATTCATCTTTTTCACTTTCAACTGCAGGTGTTGCACGAACTAAGTCAAGGACATTTCTTACAACAACTTTGATGTGGCGGATAAGTCCACCTTCGCCTGAAGCAGACTTAAGATGATACTTACCTGTTGAAGATGCTGGCTTAATACGATGATCTGGGTGGACATCATCAAGGGTCTTGCGAACAAAGTTGGCAATCTCGATGTTATCAATCTGAGCAACTTCATAAGCAAGCAATTCATTTAGTGTTCGATCTTTGTAGTTAACCATTTGTCCCCTCGAAAAACTTAAACAAAGTTTCGTTTGCATCCATCAACAAATCTTCTTTTGTCTTTTTGCTTTTGGCTCTTCTTTTCAAGTTTGCGGCCATAACCATAACCGCGCCTTTTTCTTCTTTCAAAATTGGGTCGATACGATTTACCAAATCATCCTGCAACTCCTGAAGAGTTGCCTTCTGATACTTCGTACCGCCCCACGCAGACATAAATGCCTCGATAGCTTTTGAAAGAGGATTGTTCCCTTGAGGAATATCTTCTTTTTTCATAAGCTTACCTCTGAATAATTCTTCTTCCTACAGGAGCTGCGGGCTGAGGAGTAGCTGCAAATGTAGGTGAAGACTCAACAATTCTCTGAGGAGTTGTTGACACTGACTCTCCACGACAAGCTGAAATGATTTTTGTCATTCCAAGAATGTATGAAGCTTTTGTGCTGTAAATGGAATTATCTTTATAAAACTCCATAAACAGGTCGCGAACTTTTGCATAATTCTTATGCGCAATCAACGGCTTAATCTGAGCAATTGTATGGTTCATCTGCCAATCAGACATCGTCTTGGCATCAGCCTTGCTTTTTGAAACAGAGTCAAACAATGAAATGAGTTCGTCATCGACTTGGTCTTTTTTCTTTCCATTACCGTTGTATTCGTTAAGATGTCCAAAGAGTCGATATGTTTCAGCATTTGCAATTGCAAGCACTGACAACCTTATCATTCCATCATAATCATTTACATTGAGAAGTGTTTCAAACAATTCGTCTGACTTTTCACCATCAAGTAAACGAAGAAGTGTTGCATAGAAATCTTCTATATTTGCAACACCGAAGTTGGCCTTGATTTCTTCAAGGTCATAAGTCTCTGTCTCAACACACTGCTGTAAAGTCATTACTGCCTTTCTCAAAGATTGTTCTGAACTTTCAGCAATCATCTTAAGACCGTAAGTTTTGAATTCAGTTGATGCCTCAATTCCCTGAGACTTTACAATTGAATACAAATATTTTATGATGTCAATTGTTGTAAGATTTGGGTATTTGAAAACCATACAGCGGTTCATCAAAGCCTTTACCGCTGCAGCAGAGCTTTCTGCTCCACCTGCCATTGAAGTCATAGCAGTGAATATGAAATGAACATTGTCCCGCTTTGTTTCAAGCATCTTCAAAAGAGACGCTTTACAAGCTGAAGAACAGTTCTGCACTTCATCGATAATTACAACTTTTTTCTTATCGCGCATAGGCGCTGTTAAAGTAAATGACTCAAGCTGCTCTTTAATCTTTGCAGAATCATCACGGGCACCATCAAGATTGATAACGTCTCTTGACCAAGTTTCGTTTATGATTGCCTTACAAGAAGGACATTCACAACAAGGCTCTCCTTCAGGTGTCAAGTTGGTACAAACCATCATCTGGGCAATAATCTTTGCCGCAGTTGTCTTACCTGTTCCTGTTGTTCCCTGAAGCATAATGCCTACAGGCCAATCACCTTTCTTGGCAGCCTTATAAGCAAAAGTCTTTAACTTGTCGAGACCGTAAACCTGTGAAAATTTTGTAGGTCTTAAAGCAATAGACCAATTTATGTTTCCCATCTTATACCTCTATAAATAACATTAACAGCAGGCCGAAGCCTGCTTATGATTATTTATTCTTGTTGTCCTCGTCGATCTTGTTCATCAACTCTTCGACTTTCTTGAGCCAATCTTTACGCTCTTTCTTTGTCTTTGCTGACTTTGCAAGCATCAAGTACTGCCAAATATGAACTTCATTGAAGTTTGGCTGCTCAAGAGGTTCCTTACCGCGGGAATAAGAAAATTCCTCAGGGCGGAAGTAACGGTAAACTCGGTTCTTGAAATGTTTGAACTGAAGTTCGTCTGATGACTTCAAGTAAGGTGACTTGCTTTCCATCTCAATGTCGTTACCCTTGTCACGGTTTTCGATGGCGCGGCGAAGTGCAATGGCCTGACCGATTACAGAGTGAGGATACTTTTCGTCTTCTGAAACATATGTGAAGCCACTGTAAATTGTTTTACCGTCTGCTCCAAGAACTGCTGCAAGGTAACCGTAAGGGCGGCCGCGGGAAGTCTGAACAAACTCTGACCTGTCAAAAGTTGATACTTTCTTTCCGATGTAACCTGAACGGAATGTGTCAGTTGAGAAGCGTTCTTTTGCAGCAACTTCCGCAATATAATCACGACTTTCTTTCAACTGAATTGCGGCCATTTTGAGTTCGTCAATTTCTTCTTTTGTAAGAGCTGTGTTTTTCTTTGCAAACTCTTCATCAGTAATTCCTTCACGAATTGCTTTTTCTGCCTGACGAAGTGACAGGCGTGTCTTAGGAACATACTTTGTACCTTTTCCCATTTTTATCTCCTTTGAGGTTTCTTGACAAACCTCTTTTTAATATTGTTTCAAACTGATAACGTTAGTGTCAATAGAGACATCTATACAAAAATCTGCGTGCCCATCTTCACGAAGGAAAACAAATCGGATAGTCCCCAGTAAGGGATCTGAAATAAACAGTTCGTCCTTCGATTGAAGTATAATGAGCACAAAGAACGCCGTTCAATTCTGCTCTTGTTGGCCGTCTAATTTTTAATTCTTCTGCTTCCCGCTCTGTAAGATAAGAATTTTTGTAAAGTAAGTCAACGGCTGGAAAAGCGTGCTTTTCCATTACATCGTCTAATTTGCTGATGAATCCTCTAAGGTCCATTGGCTTACCTCCCATAAATGTTACTCCTTATCTTCAGGTACAACAATCTTATCTTTGTTGTAGCGGCGCCAAGCTTTGCCCCATTCTGACTTGTAGTTGTCGATAAGAGACTCAGCTTTTGTAAAATTGTCTTTTACTTCGTGATCTTTCAAAGCTTCAAGAACTTCCTTCTGTGTTGCTTCATCAAGATATGTCAGCTCAAGGCCGTCCATTGCTGTTGCATTTTCACGCATAACAAAAAGCTTGCGTTCTGATGTTCCGCCTTCTTTTGTAGGATAAACAAACTCTTTTACATAAGATTTCATATAAGTACCTCTTAAATAAATTTTGCAAAGTCTTCTTTAACTGTTCTTGACTTCCCTTCTTTCTTTTTACCGTAGTTATCCCAATAAGTTGATAATACACTTTCTTCAGGAAGTTCAATTAAAGGTATAATACCTACATCAACTGCAGTTCTTAATTCAAGGCGAGCTCCGTCAGACTTTTCCCAGCCTCTCAACAAATAAATATGAGTACAAGTCATAAGGTGACGGATGTCGCGTTTAAGCATCCAGTTCCAAAGTTCTTTTCCATCGCCAATCTGTTCACGAGCTTCAATGCATTCAGGTTCATTTTCAAGTGTAAGAGGATTTACGATTTCAGCTGTCGGAAACTTTTTGCGAAGTGTTTCTTCTGCATCAGCAAAATGTTCTCGCCAATGTTCTGGGTCGATTGTAATAGGACCTGCAATATAAATTTTCATAAATCCTCCAAAAATTATATTAACTTACTCGAAAGAAATCTTTACTTTTGCAACTTCAAGCTTATTGATAAGGCTTTCAATCTTATTGATTTCTTTTTCCTTTTCATCTTTCAAGTCAATCTGATCTTCATAACGATTTTCAATGATTGTTGTAAGAGCTGCACGAACAAGACTCTTCAAGGCAACTTTCTCCCCGTCATCAAGATTTGTGATAGCAACTTCAAAGTCGTCGTTTTCATTGAAATATACTTCAGTTTTGTCGTCGATAAGTGACTGCAAACGACACTTTGTATCAACCTTATTTACAACATCCCAGTAAGACATTGTGTTGATGTTTGCAACAATATCTTCGTATTCATCGTGGTCCTTTGGAACAAAGACGGACTTGCATCCGTTTTCTGCAACTGTCAAACCATCAGGTGTTATAATATGAAACATAATTCCCTCCTTAGTAATCGGCTCTTCTTTTTGCTTCCCAGATTTCCTGAAGTTCTTTATAAGCTTTGTCTTCAATCATCTTTGCAATAGTATAAGCACAACTGTATTTGATTGCGCATTTGTCAAACTGATCTTTTATCCATTCTTTAGAAACTTTGCCTTCCTGAAAGAAGTAAGCTTTGTTGTTATGACCGTTGAAAATTGCCCGTCCATTCTCAAGTTCAACAAGAGCAATTCCATTCTTCCATTCAAGGATATTTACATAATGCCAATCAAAAACATCACAGTATGCGTAAAAATCGCCAAACGATTTACATTCCTGAAGTTCATAATTTGCCATAATTTCCTCCTTGACTATCAATTACAATAATAATATAAAGAAGTACAGTCAAAAGTATAAAAATTTATATAAATTTATTCTTAATTCTCATATTTATTCCCTCCATTATAGTTCAAAAATTCGCCGAATTTGCTTTAATGTTAATATTGATATACAGGAGTTAGGAAATGAAGAATTTAGGTAAAAATATGCCGAATGGCCCTGCAGTTTTGATTGACGGCATAAACTTAAATAAAAAAGAATATGAGACAGTTGGCAAGATATTCAATAAGATGGCAAAAAAGTATGGACAAAGATACTCTTCAAAGCAAGAGATAATTGATACTTTTAAATCTGAAATGCGTCAGCACTTTAATGCTAAAATTGAATTTGAAGACGTATCACTTCGAGAAGAAGCAAAAGAAGCGCCGTTTCAATTGATTGCTTGCCGCTTCAAAAAAGAAAGACCACTGATCTTTTTAATTATTGATATGAGTTCAAACACTTGGGGGATTGTTGATGAAAAGCGTTTCCCATCTCTCGATGAAAAGAGCCCATTTTTACCAGTAAGTATTTAATTTAATAAGGAAGATATATGGAAAGAATTTTTAATAAAGCGGATGCATTGACATATCCAGCGGGTACTTCAATTAAAAGAGCGCCCGCGCCGACAAGAGCAGATACTGATGATGACTTTATTGTTTGCAAAGGCAGAAACATCCGCCGCTCAAAAAATCATATTTATTTTTATGATACAATTGATGATGAAACACAAATGTGGTTGCAGCAGGCAATGAACGCTGCATACGAGGAATGTGTTGTTGAAAATGCAAAAGAGATTGCGAGAACACGACACTTGAATGAAAACCTTTATATTCATATCAACAGCCCAGGCGGTGGTGTTTTATCGTCATTGGCATTGTATGACTTTATCAAAAACTTTCCTATGTGTACAGTAGGTGTTGTTGAAGGCTTCTGTGCTTCAGGCGCAACTATTTTGCTTTGTGCTTGTCAGTTAAGAGAAATGAATGAAAATTCAGTTGCTCTTGTTCACGAGCTCAGAAAATGGGACTGTTCTTTCAAAAAGTATTCTGACATTGAAGACGAATATGAAAATGTTTCTCTTTTGATGGATAGACTTGTAAACATTTATACAACAGAAACAAAGATTCCTGCTGATAAAATCAGAGATATATTGAAACGCGACATTTATTGGGATGTCAATCAGTGTAAAAAGTATGAACTTTGTGATGTTGTTGTAGGCGCAAGTTTGACTGAAGCAGAGGATAAAGAGGTTGATGAAAGAGTAAGACGTCGTTTACAAGGCCCTGTGGCTGAAGTTGCAAAAGAACAGGCAGAAGAGGGTAATGCAGAGAAAAAATCAAAAAAGATAAGACTGCCTAAAAAGTCCAAGCCTCAAACAACCTAACCCAGACTAATTGTATATGAATAACGAATTATTTGAAAGCATTCTTTCTGAGTCGAAAGATACATCTGATACAAAGCAAGCTTTCTTTGAATCTTTGCTTAAAGAAGATGTTTGTGCAGGTGATTTTTCAGGATTCGTTCCTGAGAATGTAACTGATCTTAAGAAAAAGGAAGATGACGGCAATTCAGCAGTCTGCTAAGTTTATTTGGAGGTTCTTTTTATAAGGCCTCCTATGTATTTTTGAGGTGAAAATGATTGTTATAAAAAGAGATGAGAAGCGTCAGGAATTTGACCTCTCGAAAATTGTTAGAGCCATTAAAAAGGCAAACGCAAAATCTAACGAAAAAATTGATGATGAAAAATTAAAAAAAGTTGTAGTTTCAACACAATCATTTATTAAAAGTCTAAAGTCGGAAGAAGTAAATGTTGAGGACATTCATAAGGCAGTTGAAAACTCTTTGATGAAGAACAACTGTTATGAAGTTGCTCGACAGTATATGAACTTTAGAAAAGAGCGTGATTTGAAACGCTTTAAGAAACTTCCGCTTGTTGGTGTTATGGAGTCAAAGCTTTTTGTTCAGAATGGCAAAGGCGAACATCAGAACGCAAACCTCGACGAGTTTTCTTTTGGCGGACGTAAAGGTGAAATGGACTCTGCTTTCTTAAAAGAGCACGCATTGAATTATTATATTTCACCAAAGTTTGCAAAGAATCACATTCAGAACAGAGTTTACATTCACGACTTGGATTCTTATATTTTGGGAATGCACAACTGTTTGTCTGTTCCTATGGATGAAATGCTATCATCAGTTATCAAGACAAGACAAACATTGATAAGACCTGCGGGTTCGGTTAACACAGCTTTCCAATTGATTGCAGTTTACTTTCAGTTGCAATCTTTACAGCAGTTTGGTGGTGTTGCTGCAACTCATATTGACTGGACACTTGTTCCTTATGTACGCAAGTCTTTTATGAAGCATTACATTGTTGCTTATTTGAAATCAACTGAAGAGTTTACAAAACTTGATTTGCCTGATATGATGTTCAAGGACTATAAGGACAAAGCAGGCATTTGGAGAAACAAACTTGATGATTGGATTGATGAACACAAGAAAGAATATCTTGACCGCTTAGGTCTCAAGTTTGAAGATTTTACATTTGACAATAAAGCACTTGACAGAAACTTCCGTCAGGCTGCTGTGTTTGATACAATTCAGGAAACTAAACAAGCTGCTGAAGGAATGTTGCACAATCTTAATTCACTTCAGTCTCGTTCAGGTAATCAGCTTCCTTTCTCAAGTATCAACTATGGTACTTGTACACTTCCTGAAGGTCGTATTATTATCAGAGCAATTCTTGATGCAACAATTAAAGGTACAGGAAACGGACAAACATCAATCTTCCCTTGTCAGATTTTCCAAATGATGGATGGTGTAAACACAGGTAAGAATGATCCAAACTATGATTTGTTCAAACACGCAATCAAATGTACTTCAATGCGTATGTACCCTAATTATGTTAACTGTGATTGGAGTCAGGACCAAGGCTATAACAAAGATGACCCAAGAACATATCCTTCAACGATGGGTTGCCGTACTTATTCAGGTTGGGATGTAAACGCTCCTGATGAAGCTCATAAGCATATGAAAGACGGGCGCGGTAACATTGCACCTGCAACTGTTATTATGCCAACAATTGCGATGGAAGCAAAACGTAAAGCAGAGAAAGATGACGCAACAGAGTATGTTGTTGACTACTTTATGGATGCTCTTGAAAAAGCAATTGGCGATTGTAAAGATGAACTTATTGAACGCTTTGATTGGATTTGTTCTCAGGACCCAGCTTCTGCTGAGTTTATGTATGCTAACAAAACATTCTTTTATTACGGTGATGAGTTTGCAAAAGAAGGCATAAGAGGTGTTCTTAAACACGGTACTTTGGCAATAGGACAACTTGGTTTGGCAGAAACATTGCAGATTCTTATTGGCTGTGACCAGTGTGATCCTAAAGGAATGGAACTTGCAAAGAGAATAGAAGCATTGTTCAAAGCAAAGTGTTCAGAATATAAAGAGCATTACAAATTGAACTTTGGCGTTTACTATACTCCTGCTGAAAGCACTTGCTATACTGCAATGCAAAAGTTTCAGAAAAAGTACGGTAAATTACCAAACATTTCAGACAGAGACTATTTCACAAACTCAATTCACGTACCTGTTTGGAAGGAAATCTCTCCTTTTGATAAAATTGATATTGAAAGCCAACTTACAGGCTACAGCTCTGCGGGTTGTATTACTTATGTTGAGATTGGTGACAATGCAGTAAACAACCTTGATGCTTTGGAGCAAATTGTTCTTTACGCAAAGAAGAAGGACATTCCTTACTTTGCATTGAATGTTCGTATTTCTGATTGTACACAATGTGGTTATTCAGGATATATTGACTTCAAAGAAAGCTGTCCAGTTTGTGGTGCACCACACGACTTGATTAACGATTATGCTCGTATCACAGGTTATCTTTCAACAACTATAAAGCATTTCAATTATGGTAAACAAAAAGAGGCTCAAGATCGTGCAGTCCACGTTCACCAATTGAAAAATTGGGTTCAAGGTAAAGCTTAATAGGTTCAATTATAAGAAGTAGAAAACCTGCGGATAAGAGGCCTGCAAACGACTTTTATCCGACACCTACAGGTCTTGTTTATGAATTGATAAAAACAGGTATTCTTGATGGTTGTGAAACCATCTTGGAGCCTGCTTGCGGTACTTATGCAATCTCAAATGTATTAGAGAAGGCAGGATGTATCGTTACAAGTCGTGATTTGATTTATGGACAAGACTTCTTAAAAGATGATTACACAGGACAACACTATGATGCAATCGTAACAAATCCTCCGTTTGATTTATGGGATGATTTTGTAAAAAAGTCAAAGCAAGTTGATTGTAAAAAGATTGTTATGATTGGCCGCGCCAATTGCTTCGGATCTCATAAAAGAGTTAAAGAAGGTATATGGGACGGCTTATCGGATGTATTCTTTTTTGATAGGCAGATTGCTTATGATAAGCCTGCAAGAGAAGACGGCAAAGCTCCTCCTGGGATGTTAGTTACAGGTTGGTTTGTATGGACGAAAGGCTATAAAGATGAGCCTAAGATTCATATAATCGACATAGACAAATGGATTGCAAGAAAAGGTGAATAAATAAAAAGGCAGCTCAACGGCTGCCTTAATTTATTTTATATTTTAATACGCTTTAATATCGTTTGCGATTTGTTGTATGTCTTTTCTGAACTCTTCTTTTGAGTATGACTTGAAATCATCAAGTCTGTCAGGTTTCTTTGAAGAGAAGTGGATAGGACTTCCATTTGCAAAATATACCCAATAAAGAATATCGTTTCCTTTGCAAATCTGAACGCCATCAATTTCACAATCATTTTGGTCGCAGTAATCAATTGCGGACTGAACACTCAAACCAATGTTATCAAATTGAGATGTTCCACCACCACGAACTCTTAAATGGATCTGATCTTTGAAATCAACGCCGCTGACCTTATCGAAAACGTCACACATATCAATAACACATTCAAAAGCAGGAGGCACAGTAAACTGATGTGGTATTCTGCTTTCATCGAGTTTGTTTTCGGCAGGTTCTTTGTTTTCATTCATTTCGTGAAGCTTTCCTTCGATTGTGTTGCACAAGTCACTAATATCAATTGGACCTAAACACAAGCAGTTTGGATTTACAATCCAAGGAAGATACTTGAGTGCTTCAAGTGGGAAGCCAACCCATTTTGCTTCTTTAATCATAAGTTCAGCCAAATCATTTACACGATGGCCAAACTTTTCTTCGTATGTTTCACCTTTCAAATCGATTGCTGAAAAGCCTGCAACAAATCTTGAAACTAATGCTTTAAGTTCATCAGAACTTTGAACACGGCCACCTGCTTCTTTCATTTTGTTTTCTTCAAGTTTGTTTTCAGCAGGTTCTTTGCTTTCTTCCATTGGTTCATTGTCATTACGACCGAATCCATCTGGGTTAACGTCAATGTAATCAGGAAGCCCAAATACAAATTCATAAGTGCTTGAGCCAATCTTGTTTACATAATTTGGATTCAATTTAAATTCCCAGATAGAAGGTTGCCAATGTTTAAGTTCTTCAATCTCATTTTCAGGACCTTGAATACCTACAAAGATTGAAGGCATATCGTCATTGTAAATGTCAATGATTTTACAATTAGGCGCCAATGACAAGTCAAGATTGCGTCTTACCCAATCTTCAAGGTCATCAACAGCTGTAAGAGTTCCACCTGTGTCGTGCTTAAACCAAGATTCATTTGCAACGTCAAGACCACCTTCAACTGTGTCACCTAATGTTTCTGATATATATTTGTTGAAAGCTTCTCCATCATCCCAAAATGCTGAGTTGCCTTCATTATCATATACAAATTCTACCATATTCGTTCCTCTTTATATTTAGTCTTTAATTAAGCTGAACTTTTTCAACCTTAATATAATTCTTGTCAATATAAATAATATCGTTCTTGTTTCTTGGGTTAAAGTCCATTGTTTTTGGCTGAGCATAAACTCTTAACGAAACATACTGCTTCAACAATGACTTAAGTTTTTCCAAGTCAGGTTTTTCATTACCTGTAACTGATGTAAATCCAAAATATGAAATAGGAATACAGAAGTTACCTGTAAGAGTGTTGAGATTTTCATCCATTGTAAAGTCAATATCAACACCTCTGATATATTTTGAGTTGGTCTTGTAGTATTCCGAAGCACCTGTTGTGATTGCTTCGTATCCTGTAAGATTTTCAAGACCTTGATATTTTACATAGTTACCTGAGTAATCAACCTCAAAAGGACGGTTCTCTGAAGGTGACTTTGAGAAGTCCTTCAATGTTTTCATATAAAGCTCATCTGCTATTTTGTCAATGTAATCAAATTGAGCAACACGAACTTGTCTATCCAAATAATCTGGGTCGTCTTTTGGGAAAACATAATAATGATTAAGTTTTGTTGCAGACTCTGTAGGTTTAGTTGTTGACTCTGAGTTTGTTGATATAAGCAATAACTTACCTGCTTCAATTGATGTTGCACCGTTTTCATCAACACGGTTATCATACAAGAAGAATGTTCTGTTCTTTGTAACCTTGCTTGAGTCATTTATAAATTCCAAATCAACTTTCAATAAGTAGTCTGCATTTGTTGAGCAATCCTTAAAGCCTTTATTCAAAAGGTCATTCATATAGTTTTCATCAAAGTGGAAAGGAATTCTGATGATGTATTTTGAAATACTTGGGTCGTTTTCATCGTATGTAAAATCAACAATATCATCATAATCAACTGTTGCAACAGCTTCAACTAAAAGGTTTACTGAGTCAGCAAACTTAAATGATTTTGCAAGAGCAATAAGTTTTGAATTGTAAATAGGTTCATTAAAGTCTTGATTAAAAATATCATATTCGTCCGCAACAATCTCACGAACATATTCACCAATCTCTTCTTCAGTAAAGTCATAAGATGATGACTTGATTGTAAATGAAGGTACAATCTCAATTAAGTTTGGTTGAATAAACTTAATGTTATCTGAAGGACCTTTCATATCGTAAATAGAAGTTTGTAAAGGATTTAAGAAGTTGTCTTCAACATCGTCATCATCAATCTGTTCACCATTTGAAAGAAGAGCTGTAATGTTGATGTTATCTGAAATAGTGCTGATTTCATTTGCAACATTTTCAGTAATATCTTCACCGATTGTTGTATCAAACTGTTCTGAAGATACGCTTGAGTCTGGGAAGATTTTACAATGCAACAAGTTGAGAGGTGAGTATTTATCAATAGCATTCAAGTAAGCTTTATTTGTTGCAATTGTATATGACTTAAGATATGATGCAGGAGCAGCTTCACGGAAATCTGAAATATCTTCGATGTCCTTACCGCCCTGAATTGATGAAATGTTAGTACAAGAAAGGAATGTTGAGTATGTTCCTGTTCTTGGATCTTTCATTGAATATCCTGAAGGGAATATCATTGTGTTAATCTGATACTTTGCATCAAGATTACCTGCGCTTCCCATTGTTTCAACATAGTTTACATAAAGAGTTCCTTCAGGAGGAATTGCGCCTGAGATGCCGTCACCGAACTTAATCTTAATACCACTTTCATCTTTTAAGATTGATTTTTCAAATACGTTATCAATCGAAGTTGCCATTGAAAGTTTATCAATTTCAGCAAAGTAAACAGGTTCTCCGCCTGAAGCAGGTTTGATATAAACAGAAAAGTACTTACAAGAAATTTCGTTTGTTGCAGCGTCAACATTTAATGTAGGAAGAACAAAAGATTGGAATCTTGTTGTGTTGTTTGTGCGTCCGATAGAAACTGATTTTTGAATACCTTGCATTACTGGGACTTTAAGATACTTAATTCCTTTCCATCCACCGCGAGCATAAAAAGATTCTTTTTCAACATCAGACATATTGTCAAAGCCTTTCTTTAATGTCTTTGATGTAACAACTTCAGTTGAAAAGTATTCAGTTCCATTTGCTGCAATAAAACGGGTTCCTTTAGGAATTGTATATGAGTCATTACAAGTCCAAGGTGTTAAAGCGTGTTTTGCTTCAGTATCTGCATCTTCATCTTTTTCGATATTATCATAATCAGAAGCAGCGTCCAAATCAAAGAAGTAGTTTCCATAATACTGTAAGCGGTCATTTCCTACTGGGTCGGTATGTGAAACAACAACATAACCGATAGCAGACTTTGGGAGTTGTCTTTTATATGAAATAAGGTCAGCGTTTGCCTGAAGCGAAGAAATGTTCATAGCAGTCTTCCATTTCTTTTCGCCTAAAAGATACTCCATATAACGAGCTTCTTCCGCATTACCTTCTGCAATTGCGTCAAGCAAGTTTCCTACTGTACCATTGCCTAAAATGAGAGCCCAGTCACTCTTCATTCTTAATGACGCAATCATTCTTGCTTTTATAGATTCTGTATCAAATCTTTTCTGTCCCATCTTATAAACCTTTTATAATTAGTTTTCAGATAAAAAAGGAGAGTCCAAAGCTCTCCTTAGAATACCGATGTTATTAGCTTAAACTTTTTTAACGTTTTTATTTGACTCCCAAGATGTTTCTTGAGAAAGTTGCTCAAGGAAGATGTTCATATCATTATTGATACGAGAAATTGCGTTGAGATAGATTTTCATTTCGTTCTGTGCACGAACAATCATCTTGAAGTAAGTATCTCTTTGGTTCTCTGCAGTTTCATACAAATCATTTAATTGCAACATTCTCTGATTGTCCTGACGCATTGCCTCAAGGTCATATCCACCCATTGAAGAAGCGAACACTCCTGGGAGATTGTAATATCCTGCGTTATTTGCCTTTGAGTATTTTGCAATTGTATCACTTCTTTCAACTGCCAAGTCAACAAAGTCATTTGCAGATTCTTTGTATAATGAAACTGACGACTTAAGAGAGTCAATCTCTTTTATACATTTTTCAATGTTTTGCTGCAAGCCTGTCTTCAAAGCATTGATTACTTGTATATTTTTGGCATCCAAGTGTGATGGGTTGAATGCTGGGTTCTGTTGTATCTGTGCGTTATTCATACGTCTAAAATCTCCTGTGCCAATTCTTTATGAATAGGTAATAAGTCCTCTCTGTTATTTAGCATATAGTTGACATTATTACGCATTCTTATATAATTGCTTTCAGTAGGTGAATCTTCTTGATTGTATAACATATCTGCCAACTTTACAGTCAAAGCTTCGTCAGATATGCGACACAATTCATCACTGATGTACTGTTCTTTACCTACTTTTTTGATTTCATCTTTATCGTTTGTAATTTCATTTACAATTGAAGCAACCTCATAGCCGAATTTCTCAACCATATCATCAAAGGATTCACCTGTGTCTTCAAGAACATCGTGAGCCATTGCTGCTTTGATTTCAAGGTCAGAGCCACCGTGCTTCATAACAATTAAAGCAACACCTTCAGGATGTACCCAATAAGGCTGTCCTGAAACTTTTCTTACTGCGCCTGTATCATTATGGCGTCTTCTTGCAAAACGATACATCTGATGTGTTGATTGTGGAAAGTCTTTAATGTCTTCAAGAAGTTTGTCGAAAAATGATTCTTTACTTTCTTTTAATGATGGCCCACATCCTGCAGGCATAGCGAATGATTCCCAACCAATAGGTTTATTTTCATCTGCATAATCAATAGCTTCATCTTCAGTTGCAAAAACTTCACAGCCCGAAGAATTGCAGCTCAATTCACCGTCTTTATCAACATAGTTGGTTTCTTCATAAAAGTCTTCTGGGTCATAGCAACAAGCTAAAAATCCGTTAGTGTTTTCCCGAATTCTTTCTTCTGCTTCAACGGCTTCACACATTCTTTCAAGAAGATCTTTTTCGGCACTGCTTTTATCTGTTGCAATCCAATCTTCATCAACTACACCTTCAATATGTAAGTTGTCGTTGATAATGTCAGGCACTTTTGTCAAAAGGTTCATAATAGTATCATAGTCCCTTTTGAACATATAACAAGTTATATATGTTTGAGAGGTGAGCCCAATGTTTCTAACTTTTAACCAACCTTTCTTTGTAAGAGCCTTTGAGAAGTGTTCAAATATTGGGCCACTTTCTTCTATAAAATCTTCATCGTGACAAAGCTCTCTTAATTCAGTAACTCTGTAATTTCTGCAAAGAGTTGCAATTTCATCATCAGAGAAAAATAGTTTTGGGTGCTGAGCAGCATATTCGTGATGGGTAGAGTCAATAGGAATTAACTTACCATCGCGACTGTATAAATATCCTCCGTCCTGTCCTCTTGCCATACTTACTCCTCAAGAAGCTTATCAAATAAAGTTGTCTTGCTTTCATAAAAAGGTTCAATTTCAGCAGCAGGAATCGTATAAGGTTTTCCGTTTCCGCCATCAGGAGTAATAATAGCATCACCTGTTGGATTGAATGTAATATCAGGACGTGGGTCTGTATCAAACTCATTCGCAATATCATTAAGTTTGTTCTTTGATTTCAAGTATGCGATAACAGCTTTTGTTCCTGCAAGTTGATTTCTACCTAAAGGCAAAGTTGTTGCCTGTGTATCGAGTCCTGACATTTTGTTATGTGTTTTGCTTGATACAACTTTATCTCCAATACCACGAGCCTGCAATTTTCCATTCTGTGGGAAAACTTCAATCTGTGTTTCATTTAATAAACTTTCAAAAAGCTGTTCTTTATTCATTGTTTTTATCCTCATCTTCTACATCATCGAAGCTGAAGCCCGATGCATAATCTGTTGTATCAGGTTCAAACTCTTGAATTGAAGTATCAAGGTTTGCCAAGTCATCTTCTGTAACTTCTTCACCGCCAGTCACAACCATTGAAGTTGTCATTGGCTCGTAACCATTCCAAGTATTGTTGTTTGCTCTTTCATCATTATAGATGTACATATCAACAGTATCGTCAGACAAGTCATCTGGGTTATTTTGATTTGTGTTGAACTGAAGTTCTGGGTCTGTCAAATTGTCACGGTAATCAGCTTCACAATAATCATTATCGTGACCGAAACCACGAGCAGCGTTTTTGTAATTGATTTCCTTTTCCCAGAATGTAATCATATCAGTCACAGCATCGTCTTTTACATCTTTCAAAATGCTGAGGTATTTTTCACCTGCTTTCTGAAGTCCTGCAACGAACTGAGGCCAATTGAATGTATCACCGTTGAGTGCAGGCCATTCTGTTTCAGTATCAACAAATTGTGCTACGAATGTTTTGTTTGGAATTTTCTCGCCGTTTGCAATTGCGAGTTCAGATAGCTCATCGGATTCAGATTCAGCCTCTTGATAGAGAACTTCTGAAATCTGATGTATTTTGTCGAAATCATCTCCAACTGCGTGAAGATGCATTGTTTTCAAATCGTTTGCAAGAAGTGTTGCATATAAAGCTGCTGTTGCGTATTTACCCAATTCGTCAACACCATCTTCAGTTTCTCCTGCGTATTTGATGTCTGACAATTCAGACTCATTCTCTGTCATTTTGAGAACTGTTCCTTTTGGGAAAAGATAATCTTCGTTCATACGAAGCATATAACAGTTGTTTACTGTATCTTCAACAATTGAAACAGCTCTTACAGGAGACTTGATAATTTTATACTGAGGTGTAGGTCCGTGATCTTGAGTAGGATTTGCCTGAATATGTTTTGGGAATTCAGCAAGCTCTGCTGCAACTGTTTCAGGAACAACATAGTTGTCAGAAAAAGAAAAGGCTCTCTTAGGATCCTTTCTTTGATATTTAACAGTTTTATAGTTTGGGTTTACAGCAGTTGCCTGAAATCCTGAGTTTTCAAGAGTTTGATTTACTTGTGGGACGTTATCTTTTTCAACGAATATTTCATCAATATCCATTCCTGCAGGCGGTATAAAACCCAAAGCTTGCAAGAAATTTGGGATAGTCAAATTTTCATCATTACTAATTAAGAACATCGATATTCCTCTTTTATATTTAGTAATGATGAAAGTTATCAACTTTTAGATAATTGAGTCCTCGTATCTTGCAAGTTCAGAATTGAATGTTGCTTTCATTGACCGCATTTCACGGTTGTAAGTGCCTGCAGTAATGTTCAATTCTTTGCAAACATCTTTTGATGATAGTTTGATTTCAGAATCTTTCTTAAGGTTCCAAATTGCTTTCTGTGTTGAGTTAAACTTATCTTTCATACAAGAGTCAACTGCTTTCCAAAAAGCGTCTTTATGCATCTTTTCTTCATAAAGATTTTCAGGAGATTTTGACTGAAGCTGTTCCATCTGTAAAGCAGCTGCTTTTGATGCAAAAATATCCTGATGTGCAATTGACCCATCATTTTCACATTCAGTTTTGAAATCAGTTAAGATTTCATTCTTACACTGTTTGACATAATGACCAACGACATCACGGTTGTAAGTTGCAAGATAACCCCAGTAAGCTGCATAAAAGTTCCAAGTGTACTCACCTTTTTTGTTTTTCTTCTGTGGAATTTTGTCAAGCTTAACACAATTCATAGCTTTAATGAGTTCGGGATAAACATCTTTTTCATAGTTGTTTGTCATCGCGTAAACTGTTTCAGGAGAACAAGCCGTTTTCTGAAGACGCTTTACAAGGTCCCATTTCATCTTATGAGCAACATCCATAAATTGTTCATAACATTGATGTTCCATCGCGACACATTTTTCTCTGTCATTTGCTTTTTTCGCATCAACATAGTCCTTGAAAAACCCATAGCAGTAAAAATCTTTATTAACCATTTTGACCTCTTTATTCTTAAATCTATAAAAATCCTCCTTATATTTATGATAATATAAAGAGGACTGAGAGAAAGTTTACTTTTACAAATTGTTTAACCAATCATTATCAAGATAACAGAACATTATTACTCCAAACAAACCAAGGGAGATAAATGTTATCCAAAAGATATATCTTCCAGCGTTACCCATAAGTTCTCTGTCAAGAAAAGCCTGAAAGTCTTCAGGAGCATTTTTGTATTCCTGATGAAGTGTACACTTTAGAATTCCGCCATCTTCAATATGTGTAAAGGCAATTCCGCTTGCTTCAGTTATCTCAGCTTTACAAACATATCTATCACTTCCGTGTGTATCTGTTCCTAAGTAGCGATATATCTGATTAGGTTCAACAGTGCCGTAAGGGAATGTAAGTCCCGCGAATTTGATTTTATCGACATTGTTTCTTCTTGTCCAAACGTGGTCCCAAGTATAATAAACTTCAGTTGTATATGTTGTTCTTGCTTTTCCGTTTACATAATGTGTATGTGAGACGCGGCGAGTATGACGGGTATAATGTTCCTTTTCAATTGAAACATAGGAATACTGACCTGCAGGCTTTTTGACAGATGAAGGGACATCAAGACTATCAAAGGTTACATAGCCGACTGAATACCAATCACCGTAAATAAAAGCATCGCGGCTGTCAGAAAAAATACGGTTTTTGAAAGTTTCATCGTCTGTTACCCAAACCGCAGAATTGTATTTTGCATTGTGATCTTCAATCTTTCTATCAATCTTTTCATAAATACAAAGACCACCAATGATATAAATTGCAAAAAGTAAAAGCCCAAAAATAACTTCGCGGAGGGTCATTTGCCAAGTACCGAAATCAATCAATATTTTGTTTCCGCTGTTTTTTCTGTAATATGACATCCTTGACATCCTCGGGTCCCGAAGGACCCATTAAGCTTAATATAAATTGCCTACTGTTTTTGTTTCAATCTTCAGCGGCGCGCCATCAGTAAAATGTTCGTATTCTTTGATATTGTAACCCTGCATTGTGATGACAGAATTGTTCGGCCACTTTTCAGTGTAGTATTCATAACTTTCAACTGCAGCACGATATGCCTTTTTACTGCGGGCAACATTTTCGTTATACTTCTGTATTGCAACATTCATATCTTTTAGCAGTTCACTTGACATCCACTCAGGCGGATTTTCAAATGCAATCTGGATATTCTTATCTGTTGCGGCAACATTTCCACTTGAGCGCAAACCTGCAATCTGAGCCTGAAAGTCCTTTTCATTTTCAACACCATACTTTACATTCTGTGAAAGCTGTGTAAGTGAATTGAAGAGGTTTTCCTGTTCAATTGAGATTGTGTCAACCTGTCTTTCAACAAGCTTTTCTCTTGACCTTGCGCCATTTTCGCAACCCTTAAAGCCGAAAATACAAGCCAATCCAATAAAGACGACTGCCATAACACTGATGAGTGCTGTAAATCCTTTTGACATTATTATACCTCCAATTCTGTCGGATTATCAAGTAAATTTTTAATTACTTCCCAAGTAAGTTTGCAGCCGTGATCTTCTGCATACTTGCAAATTACAAAAAGATTTTCGAGACGGTCTGCGCCGTATTCGTCCAAAACCTTTTCATAGTATTCGCTGTATTTAATTTCCATATCGTGGAAAGTAAATTCTGATGTGTCTGCAAAAATAGGTGCAGAAAAAATTAGTATCAAACTTAAAATTGTAATGAGCTTTTTCATAGGCCGAGTTCCTCCTTATTGAGAACAATAATAATATAAAGAGTCAATCCCAAAAGTTCAGCTTTTAATACTAATTTTTAATAAGAGGATTGTGATGTTATCAACAAAACAAAAAGCAAGTTTACTTTATAAGCATCATTTGGGTGTAGGTTCAACAAGAGACAACCGTGAATTTTTTGAAGAGGCAATTAAGTCATCTTTTGTTGTAAGACCTGACCAATTGTGGACTTATTCAGATAGAATCCCAGACGGAACAGATGCAACAGGCGGCGCTGATGCAATTGCTGAAATTATCAACTTAGGTTTGAATGGAAGAGACTCAATCTTCTATCATTACATTTCAGAGGACCAAGATAAGGTTCCTCTTGTAAAGAGATGGATTGACCTCCCTCTTACAATGATTGATAAGGGAACTGATAATGCTTTCTTAATTGCAGATGAAAACGGCGAGCAAATTAAAAACATCGTTCCTTTCAACTATCACGAAGAATACTATAACTATACGCTCAAGACTGCAAACGGAACAAGAATCCCATTCGGTGTAGGCGATTGGCAGGTTGACATTTACTCAGGTATTGTAACTTTCTATGGTGAGTTGCCTGACGGTGTTGACCACGATAACCCACCACTTTTGAGCTTTTATCAATATATAGGTGGAAACGGTTTCAGACAAGATACTTACGGATACGATGGTGCAATCCTCCCATTAGACTCAATTGAAATTGCCGCAGGTTCTTGTGTACTTACAAACGGTTCAGAAGGCCGTTCATTGTATCAGCACATCGTTGATAAAACAAACGAAATTCAAGACAACTTTGTTGACATCTTTGGTTGGGATGGTTCAAACAAAAATGAAGGTATTGCTCTTTCATTTGAAAAGATTATACCTCTTACATATACTCACAACCTTGACGCTGTAAAGGGTTATGATAAGGCAGCCAACTCAGAAATCGGAACATTGCTTTCTGATAAAGTTGCAAGCATTGTCGGCGCGGCTTCATCAAAATATGAGATTGTGTTTGTATCTCAAAAAGCAGACCCACTTGATAAGTACACAATCAAAATTGAAAACGGCGTTGCTGTTGCTCACGGTCTTGACGGTGAAGATAAAGACCCAACAACTTTGGCAGGAAATGAGTGGGGACTTTACAAGGTTTGGATTTCTGATACAGCTTTCGTAGTATTGAAAGTTCTTGAAGAAGGCGACGAAGAGATTACATTCTCAGTACAAGACGTTAAGCTTCAAGAAGACAAAACTATTACAGCTTTACTTTTGTATTGGAGTGATGAAGACAGACAATATCAGCCTTTCTTACCTAAAGAAGATGTTCTTGGCAATTTTGGTTTCCCAGTCGTAACTATTAACGGTCGTCTTCCTCCATCAGTTCAACTCGGAACTGCTGCTCTTGCAACATTCTCTGATGTTATTACTCCTGATTATTATGGTCCTCGTTCTTTCGCTGTTGTAATTGCAAAAGAAGACGGGACTGATATTAAGTCAGCAGATTACATTGTAAAGAACAGAGAAGATTGGTATCTTAATGACATCTTTGCTCAAATACTTACAAGATATACAGAAAACTTTAGAGGAACTGTTTTCTTAAGAGCAGGCACTTATCAAACAGCAGGTGACCTTGACTTATCAGTATTCAAAAACATAATTCTTGCAGGTGAAAACTATCATACAATTATCGACTTGCAGGGACGCAATCTTATAATCAGTAATGATGTTGACTCTGTCTTCGAACTCGACCACATCAAGTTTATCAATGTAGGTGAAGTTCAAGTAACAAGTAAAGGCAACATCTTTATTTCAGAAACAACATTCCCAAAGACAACTCCTATAACTGTTTACGCATATAATGGAAGTTCGACATATCTCAATTACTTGTCAGCAGGTGACTTAACAATTGAAGGTGAAGCAGACTCTGAACTTATCAATGTAAACATAAACGGATGTATGCTTGCCAATGTTGCAATCAATAAAGATAAAGTTTATTTGAAAAACTCTTCTCTTAATGAATTGTCAATCTCAACTGATAAGACAATCGTATTAAGAAGCAATGTTATCAATAAACTTAAAAATAAGTACAAAGAAACTTTCATTGAAGGCAATATGATTTTCGAGTATTCAGGCATTGCGCCTGCTGCTGCAAATCAGATTCCTGTAGGAACTGCAGCTGACCACGAAATCATCAACTTCAATCGCGATACATTGACAACTACGGGTCGTTTCCCAATCTTTAGTAAAGATGATGCTGTTCATACAAAGTATGCGGAGTTCGCTTCTCCTTTCAATTATAATGAAACATACAACATAATTGAACTTCTTTACGACCCTGACACAATGAAAATTGTTGATGGCAAGTTGACTACCACTTTGTCAGCAAGTCAGATTGCTATGGACGAAGAATCATTTGAGAGACACGAAAACTCAGGACTCCCTGCAGTTCATTATGGACCTGAGAACAATCTTAATGATGTGTTCCGCCACATTTATAAGTGGAAGGCTGACCTTGGCCCTAACGGAAAAGTTCCACTTCAGGAATTGCCTGACTCTGTTGCTTACGGTGGTTTGCTCTTTGTAGGTACTTGGTCTTTCGAAAAGAATAACGGTAATTACCCAACATTCCGTGATGCACAAATAAACCTCAGTGAAGATAAAGTTGTAAATGAACTTCAGCCTGGGTGGTTCTTTATCGTTGAAGAAGCTGATGACTTGACAGATGAAGACACTGATGACGATACACCTGTCGCAACACAAATTGCAGTTGACGGCGTTGAGTTTACAGCAGGTGACTGGGTTGTATTTGAAGGCGCAGGCGAAAAGTTTAAGAAAGTTGATTGGAGCAAAGCAGTAACCTTCAGAACTAACGGATATGTTATTACAAACAAGAATGCCCTTGCTGAAACAGGAAATACAAACATTTTCCAAATTCTTACTGAAGAAACAATTGATGACCAAATGCATACTGGTTGGAATGGCGATGGATTCTTGACAATAAGAAATGGTATCGTTGAAACAATCGCAACAGACATTGCATCTCTTAGAGAAGAGTTGGCTGCAGGCACTGATATTACAAAATATGATTTGGAATGCACTTACACTGAAACACAAGGCAGTCCAAAATGGATTAAAGTTGACCGTGCTTACTCTGACCCAACATATTCACCTTTGCCATATTACGCAAAAGTACCCCATATCACAAACCTTGATTGGTATTGGAAGCGTAACAGAAACGCAGGTGCTTTGGACCTTTCAAATAATACAATCATTGAAGCGTTCAAAAAGGTTAATGACCAATTAAGAAAACTTGAGCCTAAAAAGCCTGCTCATATTAAAGATGTTAAAGTTGAGTTTGATAAAGATTATCCACAAGTTTCATATCGTAAGTGGGTAAATGGAAACATATCTGCTCCTATAACAAAATATGATACAACTGACCTTACAGAGTACAACTTCAAAACTTTTACTGATGAGAACGGAAACAGAACTTACAAAGAATTGATTTTCTTTGGAGATAAAGCTCACATCACAGTAAAGATTGATAATGAAGTACACGAGTTTGATATTACAACTGAGTCAGAAGCACAATCTGATGATAAAGTATTTATATCTGCTCCTACAGAGTCAATGACTTTTGCTGACCACGGTGAACAATTCTGGAAAGGTTTTTACGTAACATTAAAGAACGACTTCATTGAAGATGGTCAGCATACTGTTGTTATTACACTTGATGATGTTGAAGTTGTATATGATGACGGCACAGTTGATACTTATCAGTTTAGCAACTACAATGGCGTTTCAAACACAATCGTTTACGACACATACAAGCCTTACTTCCCAAGTGTTCTTAGATTGTTACCTGATACACATATGTCATATCCTCAGACAACATTAGCTGAAATGTCAAAGAGAGATGCTTGTTCAGGAATTAGAAAAATCAATCTTGCCAACTTCAAGAACTTCCCAATTTCAGAGTTCATTGTTGAAAAAGTTTACAAGGATCTTGCTGTTCCTACAGGACCTCTTGCTGAACTTGAGGTTCTTCTTAATGACAGCATTCCATTCTGTGATAAGATTGATATTTCTGATTATGTAACACTTGAGGCAAACACAGATTATCCTGCTGCTTATAGAGACTTGAGAGTTGAAGACTTGATGGTCCCAGTAACATATGAAAACAAGAACGACATCTTGCCTGAAAATTGTACTTTGGACTTCTACTTAACTGTTTACGACTTGTATAATGAGCCACATCGTATCAAGATTCATACATACACAGGTATGCGTTTTGACCCAACAGAAGAAAGCGAAAGATGCTCAGCAGGTGACTTCAACGAAGATTCATTATTCAAGGATTTCCCAAAATCATTTGGTAAGACTTGGGTTTCAGATAATCGTTTGAGTGAAGAACTTTATAAGATTGGTGAACTTGTTGATGGTAAACCTGTAGGTGTTTATCAGCAGCCAACTGAAGTATATAATGAAACAGTTGGAAGCAACATTTGGACAGGACAGAAAATCGGTGAAGAGCATTATGGAACAGCTTGTTTCAATATAGGACACATCACTGATGCAACAGGATTTACTTTCAAAGTTGAAGGCTTGCCAAGTGATATGTCAACGTACAACTTTGATAAACTTTCAGGAACAACAAATGACGTTCTTTATCAAGTTTGTTTAGTTGAACCTAATGAAGTTGACCACTCAAACTCAAAAGTAACTTCATTCTTGGATGCGAATGCTCCTTATGATGGCTTCTCAAAAGTTGATGAAAAAGACTTCTTATATCCTGTAATGTATGCGGGCAATTCAACAGCAATTGAAAAGAGAATAACTTTCGGAAGAAAGAAAATCTTTTCAGGCGATGTATATGTAAGAATTGCAATTAAGAAAGACTCAGGTCTCCGCTTTACAGGAATTAAATTGATAGAGGAAATATAATGGACAAACAATTTACATCAAATACTGAAGATAAGCGTCTCAACATTGAAGAGCCTGAATTGATGATGGGAAGACATATTCTTCCTCAACAGATTTGGCGTGACGGCGCTCTTATCCCAGGCTCACCTGATAAACTTGAGTTCAGTATTCCTGATGTTGAAGATGGGTTGTTAGTTGCGTATTCATATTTCAAAGATGGTATGACAACTCACCCATTGGTAAAAAAGATTGAACGATTGCCACTTCAAAAAGTAAGAGGCACAAAAGATACATACTTTAATAAAGACTTAATCAACTTAATTGGAAGGGAATTTGATAGTGACCCTAACGATAAAGCAAAGTCTTGGCAGTACACAATTTATTCAGGAAACACTGCATTAGCTTATGATGCAGGTAAGCCTATTATTGATATTGCGACAGGTGTATTAAGATTTCGTTCAGAAGAGTTTGTTGCAAATATCGAAGATGACGAGTTCTTTATATCGTTTTACAAATACATTGGGCGCACAGGCTTCTTAGGTTCAGAAAACAATGAACAAGACGTTTATGGCGGTATTGATATTCCATTTAGAGATGACATCAAACACTTTAAGGATGCTGATAATGATGAAAGAACAGCAACCTTTAGACTTGAAGGTGAGATAGGAAACACAATTTATGTATTACCTAATGCAGCTGAAGTTTATGATGGCGCAAACATTGTCGTAGATGAATATCAGCAAACAACATCAATAAACAAAAACTTGGGTATTGTTATGCTTCAGGAAAACTATCAAGAGATTGACTGGAACATTGGCTTGCATAACGGCGGTGTTTGGTTTGATGATGGCTCGGTAAGAAAGAACTAATTTTATAAAAGAGGAAATTAGATGGCTTCAAAAATACAGTTAGCGAGAGGTTCTCTTAAAGGTAAACAAACATCAAAGAAACTTTTACCTTCAGAAATGTTCTGGGTTGCAAGAACTTCAGACCCTAATAACAAAAATAATGAATTCACTAAATGGGACGAAGGTACCTTATATGTAGGACGGCCATCTCTTAATCTTGAAAGACCTAATGAAGCACCTATTCCTATTGCAGGAGCTCGTACATATTTTTCAGTTGTCCCAAGAGGCAATCTTTCTTCAGAGTCTTCAATTGAAAGTAATGTTTTCCAACACGCAATGATTGGTGATTTGTATGTTTGGTTAAATGACGCAAAAGATGGTTACTTCCATAATGTTGATGATTTCCGTAAAGATGATTTGTTGCTTATTGTTGATAATGGTGGTGACAGCAACATTTCAGACGGCGGCATAATTATTGACCATTCTTTAATCAAATACATAAGAATTAACTCTTCAGGTGGTTATGCAGATGATGTTTACTTTACACAGGATGGTAAAGAAGACGGCACACCTTGGGTTGACTTCGATGCAACAAATGTTCAAGATGCTTTACTCGAACTTAATTGGGAAAAACTTATTTATAAAGGCGAGATTGCAACAAATGCACAAATCCCAGTTAAGCCTACAATCGGTGGCTTGTATCTTGTAAAAGCAGACCAATTAACTTTCAACTCTGGAAAAGAAGATGAGTTCTCTCCTGACAAAGGTGACTTTGTTTATTGGAAACAGCCTGTAAATACAGATGTAACATCAGGAACTTGGGTTCAAATTACAAGCGGTTACACAAATGCTGATGAGATTGATTACTATGACCACGATGATGACATCGATCTTTTTATAAGTGGCTTATATTCAACATTTGACCAAAGACATAAAGACTTATTCAATAATGCAAGCAAGAATGTTCGTGATATGCTTGACTTCTTAATGGCTCAAAAAGCTCAACTTGATGAACAAGGAAAGATTCCATTAAGTCAAATGCACGACACAGTTCTTGGCAGTTTGCAATTCAGAGGCGTTTGGAATCCTCTTAATAAGGTTGTTGACATTGCAACTGAACTTGATACTGTTGATGGAAAGCAAACTCCAAAAGATCCTTCAATTATCAACCCTCTCCCAGGCTGGGCTGCTTATGAAGACGGTGATACATTAGACAAAGGCAACTACCACGGTGTTAACCACGGTGACTACTATACAGTACAAACACAGGATGACATTCTCAATCTTCAGTATCACTTTGACTCAATTGACTTTGAATTAAACACAGGTGACTGGATTGTGTTCTGTGACTCTGATGTTCTTGATGGAACTTCAGCAGGTTCATCAAATACAAAGCACGGCTTCTGGACAAAAATTGATAACACAGACCGTTTATCTGCTATGCAGTATGTTATTGATGTTCAGAATAAAGATAACTTTTTCGTAACACACGAAGTTGATGAAAGTGTATTGACATTAGTAGGAACACCTAAACTTAAAGGTCAGAATAAAATCGGTCTTGAGTTCTTAGGTAATAATACAGTTGCAATCACAGGTCGTGGACTTATTGACCAACTTGAATATGAAGACCCACTTCCAAACTTTATACCAAAATATGATGGAACAAAAGGCACAATAAAGAACTCTTATATTGAAGAAGAGGACGGTACTTATACAGGACAAGACCGTTTGGATCATATGAACGACTTTGCATCACAAGCAAAGACAAGATTCCACTCAAACCTTGAAGTAGGTAACATAAATGAATACCGTAATACAAGAACTTACGGTGATATAACATTGACGCCTCATATCGTTGATGTTGCTGATACACAAGATTATGTTAAATCAATTTTGAAGTTTGAAGTTGATGCCTATGATGGTGATGAACTTAAGAGAAGAGTTGTCTCATTAGTTGCTCCTGACGGCGGTAATTCTTACGGCATTGATGAAGATGCTGCAGACATTGAAACAAATGTTATGCTTCCTGAACATACATCAACTTTAATTGGTAAACTTGCAGGAATTGAGTTTGAAGTTGGAAGAGTTCTTAAATCAACAAAAGAAGGTTATGCAGAAAGTTCATCAATCGAAGAACATAACAATGATGAAACAAACACAGGTAACATTCACGACTCTGTAAGCAATGTTGTTGAATTCCATTCGCAGGTTGCTTCACCTATCAATCAATCTTTTGAGTATTACTTTGGTGATTGGAATACAGGTGACAATCAAGGCTATTATGATAATGATGACTTTGATGAAGACGGAAATATGGCAAACAGATGGGGTGAGAATAAAATTCTTGCTCGTCTTGTAAAGAACATTCATCAAACTCAATCAAACATTACAGTTATGTTGCCTTGTGAGTCGGGCGTTCTTATTACAGAACAGTTTATTGAAAACTTGTTTGGCTCTGATGATGATACTTACTTGACAATGTTTGGTAAGACAAAAGAGTCACCTTCAGGAACAAGAATTAACACTTTACAAAAGTCGCCATTCCGTATGATTGATAATGCATTGAGAACAAGACTTCTCAATTCACATATAAACAAATCTTCAGTTGAAGAAGAAGCTGCTATGCAGCAAGGCATATCTGATAGCATTGCAAACAAGTATGCACCTTCAGTAAGAGATGGTTTGTTTAAGCCTTCCCTTGAAAGAGACGCAACTTTAGTTGCAGAAACTGACATCGTAGCAGGTGTATTTGATAATGACGGTAACATTCTTACAGATGATGAAGGAAGAGTTATCGGAAAAAGATCAGTTGTAGGTACAAATGCAATCGGTGTATCAGACCCAGAATATGGAACAATGCTTCTTCACGGCGCAAGACGCAACTACCCTGATGCAGAACAGTATCGTGACCCAGCGACAGGATTGCCTACTCTCCCAGTTGATGTTGTAGTTGATGCGCCTAATGAAGGCGGTGTTTTGATAACAAGTGACTCTGTCATAAGTGGCGGGGTATGGTAACTAAATATAAAGAGGAATAAAGATGGCTAATAAAAAGCATTATAATAAGATTCAGGTCGCAAGAGGTGACATAAATAATAAAACACCTCTTCTTGGTGAGTTGTTTTACGATTATAACAGTAAAAGCGTTTACATTGGAGCCAAAAATGGCGCAAATGTAGAATGGAAACGCTTCGGCGGTTTTGATAGCATCGTACTTAAGGGTACAATTGATGATGAGAGATTTGGTGAGTTAAGTGGCCTTCTCCCAGGTGATGCATATATTGTAACAGACGCAATCAGCGTTAACCAGCCTGAACTTATTTTTGATGGCGAAGGTAACGTATCAAGAGGTAGAAACTATCGTACATACGATGACTTCTTCAAAGCAGGACAGATTATTGTTTACTGTGCAGAAGACTTGAGCACAATACCTAATGCTGCTGTTTTAGATTCTAGTACAGGCGTAGGTTTTATTCCACTTTCAGGCGGACAAACTGCATCAGATATAGAAAACGATGTAACATTTCAACCTGCAGCTGCAGCTGCTACTGATGTTGATGGCACTACAGGATTGAACAGTGTTCAGTCTGCTCTTGACTACTTGTTTAATAACAAGATGGAATATAAGGGCAAGTACGATGAAGTAACAATTACTGCAAGCAACATCCCAGAAAATCCTGCAACTGCAGAAGACGCAGTTATTGCTGCTATCGCAAATCAGTACAACCTCAAAGCAGGTGAATGGATAATTTATAACGGTCCTACAAAGACTATTCAGGTTTCTGGATTTGACCCTTATGTATTAAGAAAGAATACAGCAATCATTAAGTCTGCAACTGTAACAGGAGATGGCGACGCAACAGCAGGACTTAATACTGTTGTAAGATGCTTCACTCTTGGAGCTGCTGATGCAAACGATATTGAGTTTACATTCAAAGTTTCAAGAAAATCTGAAGAAGCTACTTCAAGTGTAGATACAACATCTATTGCAGGTGATGATGTAACTCTTGAGAATGATGAAGACGGCACAGTTGATGCAAAAGTTGCATCAGTTGCTCAGGCTCTTGATGTTCTTCATCAGACAAAAGCTGACTTAAACGCTCAGGGTAAGATTCCATTATCTCAGATTCCAAATACTTTCGTAGGTGCTCTTCAGTATATCGGTACTGTAGCATTGGCAGACGGTGAAGATGCTGTAAGCAGTATGACAGCCATTGAGTTTGCTCAAGCAATGAGTGCTCTTAACGCAGACGACTCAATGGAAAAAGCAGGTGAAGGCGAAGGCGCTGATATAGAAAAAGGCAGATTGGATAACGGTGACTATGTTATCGTTAAAGTCCCAGGCTCATCAAAAGTTTCATCTGCAGAAGATCCTGATGGTAATGAAACAACAATTAAGAGACAGGTTGCAATCGTAGATGGAGAAGGCAATGTTCTTTTCCGTGTATCTGAAGGCGACCACGTAATTTGTAACAATGTTGTTTATGATGACAACGGTAACATCACAAGTGTTAAACTTGACCACCTTGATACATCTTCAAGCGTTGATGCAGTAAATGGAATCACAGCTGAAGTTGATGTTGTAGGTAGCGTAAGACAGGGCGTAAATACAACAAAGAAGACTATATCAGATGATATATCTGATTTGCAAGATTATCCTGAAGTTGTTGTAAGTGTTGATAGAGTTGCACATCAGATTAAGATTACAATCCCTAACGCAGTTCTTGCTCCTGCAAACTTAGGTCTTAACACAATCCCAGTAGGAAATGGTGATAAAGGACTTCTTAACTCTGAAGTAAGTATCAACGGACAGGAAAATGATTCTCTCTATCATACAGATGATGGAACTGATGAATACAAAGATCACAACACTGAACTTGCTGGTAAAACAAAAGGTAATGAGGATGTTGTTGTTGAGTTTCCAGATAAGAGCGGTAAGATGATTGTTACATCAGAAGGCTCTGGAAAAAAAGATTACCTTCCTAAGTATGACAAAGACAGAAACTTAATTGACTCTGATGCTTCACAGAACACTGCAAACAAAGTATTTACACTTCACGATGCAGAATGCAATGAATTACTCAAAATCAACTACGGTGACCTTGCTAAGTTGTTACAATTTGGTGCAGGCGCTGATACAGTTACACGCCGCTTTGATGAAACAGTAGAAGGTGTCAAATATACAGAGAACAGAAACTATGATGAGAATACTCATACAACTCTCGATGATTGCTCTGTTATTGACGGCGGCGAATGGTAGTATAATTTGAAAAACTTAAGGCGGGCTTCTTGCCCGCCTTTTTTTATCTTCTTTGAAAACAAAAACACCTGAGCCGTCAGACGACAAAAAGCACGAAGAATGAACGCAATCCATAAACTCTTCAACCGTCATTACATCGCCGATGTCTTCTTTCTTTTTTACTTCTTCTATTGTCATATTGTCCTCAAAAGAAAACGGGCCGTTTCCGACCCGTCTTTTGTTAGTTTACTGAAAGTACTTTCATTTTCTGTATCTTTGAAGAAGGTGTTCCGCGGCAAGAGTCAAGCAAAGCTTTTTTACCGTCCATTCCACCCCAGCAGATACCGAACACATCTGATTTCAAGGTGTTGATTATTTCAACCCAGCGGTTGAGATAA